GAATAAGTATGTTAAAAAACTCATCCATATTAGCCATCATATCAATCTCATATGTGAAATCTATATCTGTATCCCTGTCATATGGTGGGTTCTCTTCATTAATGTCTTTAGGATATACCCTCATTCTCTTATAAAAAGACAACTCATTATAAGAACCTATATCTAATTTATCTATCCCATCATTAGGGAAGAACGAAGATTCAATCTGAAATATATACTTTCTACCAGCAGGAGTAACCTCGTATATACGTTTTTTTACTAACCTAGTCAAATTAGGTACAGAGAGTAATATAACACCAGGCATATATGTCTTACCATCTTCAAAGACATGAGTACTAGAAAATTTAGAAACACTATGTCTAAAAATTCTATCTCTTGGCAACTCAAACCCAGCTATTGCTGATGGCTTATAATAACCAGGTATCCATAAATCTCCACCTACCCACCCTATGTTATCACCATACGTGGCGGCATCAACTATAGACTTCTTACTACCCCTCTGTTCCCATATATTATGCATACGCATTGACAACTCACGATTAAAATCATTCTTAGCTAAATGCTGATAGGAGTAATTGACAAATGCACCTAGATTCTGTAAAAACTTCATAGGTACTTTATCATTATTGATTAAATTAGTAAAATTCCTTATGTTCTCTTCATTAATATTGAATTGAGTTATTAGTAGATAGAAAAATACTAGAAAATTTTCATTCTCTTTGTATTTCTCCGGAATAAGTGTCATATACTTATTATTTCTTAATTTATCAACTAATTTCATTACAACACCTATAATTCATCTACTAAATTAACAACAACATTTCCAAGTTTAGGGAATTGTATATTACCAACTTTTATATCTTTATTAGGTGTCTTAACCATGACATCTTTTACATAAGGTGAATATGCTTGAATCCTAGAAGTTAGTAATGAGTATGATATTGTCTCACCAAACCCCATTACCTCAGTTCGATATTTAGTGGATAAATAGTTTTTAATCTCTGTCCTTAATCTCTCTCTAGCTGTTGCATTGTCAAGAGATAACACAACATCAACATCTATATCAAAATTAACATTCTCTACTTCCAACACTTGAACAGTCACATCTGCGATAGCCTTGGACATTAAATCCTTTTTTAACTTTTCTCTAGTCAACTCACCTAAAGACTCACCAAGATTATTTACAGCCCATATTTTAACAATATATGGCTCATCAACATAATCACTATATTTCCAATCCTTAACAACTGCACTATAAATATATGGATTCTTATATAAAGCAGTCTCAAAATCTTCAAGTGTAATCAATCTACCCATCGTAACTGCATTTCTTCTAGCAAGTACTTTCATATCTTGTAAATCAGAACTACTAGGAACATCAGCTGAATCATATGACTTAGTTGTATTATATATCCTCTGAACACCTTGAATACTCATATTTATGGTATTTATTACATCCATATCAACAACACCCTGCATACCACTTGTTGTTACAAAATTAAATGTAATAGTCTCGCCATCTTCAATCAGTTGTAAAAAATTGACAGACATTAAAACATATACCTGACCATCAGCATCTGCATGAACAGAAAACCACCGACCACCCTCATACTTTAATAGGGCATCATCACACTCTTCCCAAACATTACCACTCTGAACAATCTCAACAGAACCATCAGAAACATTTTTATACCCTAAATAAATTCTTCTAGATATATCACCATCTACATTGACATTAGATATAAAATCATCCTTACTCCATGTTATAGACCTAGCAATACCCTCCATAACTGGTATATCAATATAATCAAAATTACCACTCTTTGTTACTGTATCTTTAGCAACATAATTAATAACACTTGTATTAACACTACTCGTAAACGATGTATACTTAGGAATAGTTATATCTCGTATGTCATTATTAACAAACGTAATCCTTACTATACACTCAGCTGATTTAGCCAACGGTATCCTATAATTCATAGAACGTAGTAATGCTCTAACATTCTTATCTTGAACAGCAGTATCACTATATGTCTCAAAAGCCTGTGTATCAAGATAGAAGTTTTGCATATCTTGTACACCAGCCATTAACTCAACCAACACCATACCTAAATCAGACTCATTAAAATCAGTCCACTTATCTGTCAACGTAGGTATTGTATTTATCAATTCTTTCCTTATACTGACAATATCTCTTCCAGTATAAGACATTGAATTATTGCTACTAGCCAAAAAGTAAAACCCCCTTTCTAATAAGCTGTTATATTGTTAGAACTTCCTAAATCATACATATCAACACCGTCTATACTCCTATTAAAAGGATATACATATGAACCCATGACATTACTATTAGCAAGACTATAGGTAATATGAATTGGAACAACATTAGAATCCTCCCATCCATCTCCTAAAGCCACATCCTCAACAACAATCCTCTTCTCCCAGTTAGACAATGCTTCTCGTATATAGATAGATATCAAATCCTGAGCAATATATTTATTTTGCTCAAAAAGTACTAAATGTAATCGACTACCAAACTCTGGCACGAAAAACCTTTCACCTACCCTAGTCGATAGAATTGAGAATATACTCTCGTTTATCTTCTCCTCACCACTAATTACATTTGTTACCCCTTTACCATCTCTATAATTTACTGTAAAAGTATTATTAAGTGATAATCCTCTACCAGCTATTGTATCCTTAAATTCATTATTGTAATAAAAAGCCAAAAATCATCACCCCTTCTAAAATATATTTATAATCGAATATCATACTAAAATTAACATGAATTTTTTACACTAAAATAGAGGTACGAATCGTACCTCTATTTAACTCTATGTCTCTATAATCTTAACATTCCCAGCTGTCATCTTAATATCATCAGACTTAACACTAAATGAACTTGATTTAACACTAACACTATCTGCTTTCATAGTAATGGAATCTGATAGAGTTATAGTAGCACCACTAGCCTTTAATACTATATTTCCATCACTTGGTATAACTTGAATACCTCTACCACTCTCATAACCGATGTCAACCCTACCATCATGTATCTTAACAACCACATTATTCTCACCTTCCATTAATGTGAATGTTTTCCCCTCTACAGATGATATCTTGAACTTCTGATTATTAGCATCCTCAATACCTACTGAATTTGTTTTATCGTCAGTATCAAAGTATAACATAGTACCATGTCTAGATTTGTAAACCATCTTATGAGATGGACTCTCTCTTTGTGATTCTATGGGAACCTCATTAGCACCAACTACACCACTCCAAACACCAGTAGTATCATCACTCCCATACCTCTTTTCAAGAGTAGAGTCAGTACCAAAAACAGAACCTAGGTATACAGGCTTCTCTGGGTCATTATCTTCAAACATAACCCACACATACTCACCTATCTCAGGAACAATAAAAGAACCATAATTATATCCTGCACCTATAGACGAACAGTAACTGGCCCAAGGCAACATATCATTAGAGGTACCACCACTAGAAACTGTTTTATGAACCATTGGCACACGTATTTGAACCCTACCTATATGTAAAGGGTCTACATTATTCTCAACCCTAGCACGATATATACCACTAAGTTCTGTAGGTGTCCTCAGACTACCACTAAAATCATCATTGCGTATAGACATTTAACTTCTATCCTCTAAAACCACCATTATCTTTAGCACCACCAGGATTATTTTCATTCCATTCAGTACCATCCATTTGAATATCTATATGGTCTCCCTCAAAATTCATACCTAGACCTATAGACCTACCATATTCAATAAAGTCAAGACAAATCGAGCCAGGTGTATCATCACTATTAATAATTAATCCACCTTGTAACCCCTCTGGCCCATACCAATCATTGACATCCATCTTCCAACCATTAGCATGACAGTGTTCACCATATGCATGGTCTCCATCAGTAACAGAGGTAACAACCAACTTATGCCCTGACCTATCATAGAACCACTTACCTAACATATCTAAAGCACTAGGTATACCACTTATAGCACCCTCTAAAGATACTTTGCCACTTTGTTTAACCCAGTATTTACCATCACCTACATCATGTCCTTTTGTTTCATCCACTTTATTCTTTTCCTTTCCTTTTTTCTTCTTCTTAACTTCATCACTATTTTTTTGTAAATCTAAAGATGTAGTAAACATCCCATCACTTATTGTATCAGTAATCCCTTGTATATTGTAAATACCACTTGTATGATGTAAAAAGCCATACTTAGTATAAACTGCTATTTTAATATGGCCTTGAAACTTAACCCTAGTATCACCTAATATCTCTAAACTAGCACCATATACAGAACTAAAATACCGACTCCACATACTTGCGGCTGATGATTCTAAATTCTTGAAAGAAGAACCACTCATACCTAATACAACACCAACATTACTACTCCCCTCTTGATTAGACCTCTCCATATAAGCATCACTAGCTAAAGCACCACCAACACCCTCAATAGTACACTCTAGCATCTCATTCCTAACACCATCTATTGTCAATGCACTTGTAGGTACTTTATTTGTAGCTATATTATCACTCTCAAACTCTGGTGAGAAACTAATTACCCTACCATCAGGTCTTCCTGTGTAAATCTCATACTCACCACAAATCTCCATTTTAGTCTTTTTACCACCAAAAGTAACAGACCTAACACCTTTCTTCATTTCCTCATCTGATATCCCATCTTTTGTAACATTAGATGATTGACCTGTCTTAGTACCATCAGTAGGACTACCATTTACCTTAGTAACACCACTATCAACACCTTTAGGAACATAAGCCTTTAACACCTCTTTAGTAGAAGTTGGTGATATACCTACAGTAGATGCCACAACTCCACCTAAAGTACCTGCCTGTGCTATATTAGGCAACCTATCATTTATGATTTTACTAATTCCATTATTAGTATTAATGATGCCTGTACCAACACTACCTTTATTAATGATATCCATAAAAGACCTAGCAGTATCTATATACCTATTAATTTTTGTATTCTTACCTAACACATCAGACAAAGAAGTTACAGCACTATTGATATCCTTTATATCTTTAGCACCACTAAAAGCCTTGTATAAATTCTGAGCAGTATCTATATACTTCTCAACTTTTTTTACTTTTTCTTCCCCTACAACACTCTTTAATAAATCAGTAGAAACTAGACTTAAATCTTTTATGTCAAAGTATTCCCTATTCTTATATATCTCAGATATAGTCTTACCTATCTCTACATATTTATTAATATCTTTATCATTAATCCCTAGCTCTTTAGCTAACATTCCTTGTAATTCAGAATAATCACCTTTTTTTATCTTATCTCTATCTAACTTCATAATAGATGAAACCTTATCAGTGATTTTACTTATATTAGCACTCTGATTAGGTAGTAATTTAGAAACTATATCTGTAGCTAAATCATCATAAGAAATCTTTTTGTCCTTAACATTAAGAACCTTATCTTTATTCTCAGTAATAACCTTAACAACATTAGTAATAGTTTTTGAAATAGAACTATCTTTACCAAGTTTGCTAGATAACATAGTCAAAGCATTTACATATTTATCAGTTGTATCTAATTTCTTATCTTTAATAGTATCAGTAAATGTATTTACAAGTGATACATACTCTTTAACTTCCTTAGTATATCCCTTCTTATCTAGTACATCTATGAAAGCATTAACTAATTTACTTTTGTCAAACTTTAACTTCGACTTATCAACACTCTCAGTCTTATCACTACCAAGTATGCCTACCATAGATACTTTATTATTTTCACTCTCTATATGCATCTTCCACAATGTCATCTCAGACAGTAAATTTGCTATATCTTCATTTGAGGCATCAGCTAAAGCTAATGCTACTAGATTTGATGTATCTTCCTCTACACCAATAAAACTACCATAATACTCATCATCTGAAACATTACCTTGATATGAATTTGTATTTAACATATCAGGTAATGTATGTGTAACAAATTCTAACCCATTTATAATATTACTTCTACTAAGACCTATATTCTTAGATGTATTCAAATCTTCACGATAATAGACTATCCTATTATACACATCTTGCATTAATCTATTATTATAAGAAATACCATCTTGTTTAGTATTATTACTTCTTAAAGCCTTTAAAATATCACTATAAATATTTACATAATGTAACTCCCTAACTCTATTTTGATTTATAGCATTATTAAATCGTTGAATATTACTATTATGTAAATCTGTTTTACCCATGAAAACAGGTAAAACAGATACAACAAAGACCTGAACACCCTTTGTATCTAACTCTTTAACTACTTTATTATAAAACTCTACATAATTAAGAATATTGTCTATATCATTATGCCCTAACATGAAGTATACACGATACCCCATATGTAACTTAGACTCTATTAACTCAAAATTATCCTTTAACCATCTATAATTAGCTTTATCATCATAGATGTACATTAAATCTTTATTATCAGGTACTGCATTTTGTAAATCTCTAACCCTAAAATCACCTACAAAGACAACCTTACCATCACCTACTACACTAACATTAGTATCTCTTGTATGCCCTAGAATTGGCGTAGATACACCCATTACTTTCTGATAAGGACTTAACCCACTAGGTTTATCATTAGAAGTTGTTGTGGTTGTAGTAGTTGTAGTCTCTTCCATCTTCTTATATGTGATAACAGTCATATCACCATACATATCATTAGGGACAAAAAATGCTTTCTCTTCCCCATCAACAACTTGCAAGAAGAATTTATAACCAGGTTTATCAGAATCAGTAGGTGTAGCTTTTTCTAACAACTCGTCTGCAATAAATTCCCTCATAGTACGAGAGCCCATCTTAAACTCTTTAGGTTTACCATCATCACCTAAGATTGGTTTTGTTTCTACAATCCGACCAATCTTGATATGAGCTTTCTCACATAATGCTCTAACAATATCTGATGGCTTACCCCCAAACTTTTCAGCACTAAACTCCATATTCAACTTTTGCGTAGTCTTAACATCAGCCTCAGCCACACAATTTAATGTTAGGGTTAAGGCTGGCCCCTCAAAAGCTAAGGTATATTTTAAAGCCTTCCCTATAAGAGAAATATCTTCTATTACTTGACCTTTTCTATCACACCAACCATATTTACATCTAACATTACCAGACTGAGTTGCACCACCAGACTGTTTTTTAGTACCTGCTTTATGATTAGGGTCTTTCTTCTCATCCTCAGCTGTATATGTATTATCCTTCTCTGCCTGCTCTTTTTTCTTAGCTTCCTCTTGTTGTTTCCACTCGATATTACCATCAGTAACCTTATTACCAGTATCTTTCAACTCTTTAGCGGTCTTAAAATTTGAACCTGCTGGTATAGTATTCGCTAACAGCTCTTCTATTCTTAAAGCAGTATCATCATACAACTCTATATCAAAAGTAGAACCAGCTAAATCTTGATTAGAAGTACCTTTTCTTTCCACATTAAGACTAATTACTGAATCATTAAATTCTTTATTACCGAAATATGATATATTATGCCCATCAATACTTAAATCTATAAAAGCATATAGAGGCTGATGAGGACTTAAATTTCTAGTAATAAGACTATCTTTGTAATCACTCAAATTTGAATCACCCCTGTATCGTAAATGGACTCAATGGCTGGTATCCTCAACACAACACCTACAGGAACATCTAAAGGGTTATCTATATGATTCATAACAGCTATTGCCCAGTACATTAATGGTGTACCATAAAATTTATTAGATATTAAATCTAATCTATCTTCAAAACCCTTTTCAACAGAATAATAAATATCCCTATTACTCTCCTCTATTGTAAACTTGTTAGGTGTCTCTATATATGTATCACCATTGAGATTAACTAACCTCTTTAATTTAGAATATCGAGATATTTTATCCTGTCTACTTGTAAAAGACTGTGTTATTTCTGTTTTTATTAATGACGGTTTATGCATAAAAATCACCTAACAGGACCCTCATCAAACACATTATCAGCTTGCATAAGAGAGCGTAACCTTAATTCAGTAAAACTAAAACTTAATTGCACATCAGAATAAGTAGGAGAAGCATTACCACCCAAAGACTCACTATCTAGAGTATCACCTAAGATAGTACCAGCTGCACCACCCCACTCAATACTAACAGAATTGACTATAGCAGTCATATTTATCATAGCACCAAATCTCACATAACAATAAGGTGGTGTAACTAAACTACCAGTATACTTAGGGTATACTAACTTCTTACACTCTAATACAACATTCTCCATATCAGGTACAATATCTTTATGCAATGTAACGCTATAAGAAACTGTCCTAGCCTCACTATTTTCATAGTTAAAATATGGAGATGACCTACCCATAGGTTGCTGAGAACCGAAACTAGCAGAGTAATCCTCAGAAACATCTGTAGGTAGAGTCGCAAAATTAATCTTCATACCTGTAACAAGATTTACAATGTAACAAGGTACGATTTGAGTGGGATTCCACTGCATCGTAGTAACCCCACTCTTACCAACTGACATAGAATACTTGTCAGAACTAAAGTCATTTGCCAAAACTCAAACACCCCCAAACATTACACTCTCAACAAATTATCAACTGAGGTACTACCACTAACACCTCTAGTATTAGAGCCACCTGATAATATATTAATTAATATATCAAACTTAGCCTCCAACCTACTAACTTGCCACTTTATAGCGTCTACTACATTTTCACTACCATCTTCATCTGAAACAGTTGTTGTACTTGTAGTTGTATTAAGTGGGTTTACATCAGCCGGTACTACCATCTCTCCCTCATGAATTAAAGCAACCTGTGTATCAGGTACCCAAGGTGTACCCTGAGCATATTGAGGTTTTCCACTACCTGCTGTAGCTGTACTATCTTGATATACTTGTTTAGCATTAGCTAACCTATTGGCGGCTGAATTTGCACCAAAACCCTCATACTTATCACCGAATACTGTACAAGCTTCCTCTAAGGATATGCTACCATTCATTAAAGCATCATAAGTATCAGAATAATTTTCTTTTAATTCCTTAAATAAGAACTCTAACTGAGTATCATAATCAGCAACACTCTTTCCTTTAGACTGTGCATAATCCCATAAATCAGATTTTCTGTTATCACTTGTCCATTGTGCTAAACCAAAACCACCTTGATGAGCCAAAAATGCATCTTTACTAGCAGTAATCTGTTTAAGTAAATCCTCATTTGTTTTCCCCATATCACCTTCAATAGCACCACTACGGAATCCACTCTCTTCCTGTAAATTCCCCATAATGCCAGCAATAGCATTAGCAGAAAACCCCTTACCCGCTAAGAAATCCCACACCTTCTTAGAATCACCTTTACCAGTAGACATAGGGGCACCCTTTCCACCACCTGATGAAGAATCGCTACCACCAATCAATGACTTTAATTTGTCTAATAAAGAACCACCACCAAAAAGACCACCTATACCATCACTACCAATATTAAATAGATTTTTTAATATTGTACCAAAAAGACCACCTACACCATAAGTATCTTCACCAGTGATACCAAAAACACCTCTTAATACTTTCTCAAATACTGAACGTCCTTGACCTATCTCACCATTTAACCCTAAAGCATTAATTAGAGAACCACTATTACCAACATCAATACCACCATCTGACCTAACAGCACCTGCTTGATTTGCAGTTAAAACAGCTTCACCTTTATGTAGATATGCTAAGTAATTATCATATGGTACATTCGATAAACCATCAGCATGAGAACCTATATCACCACCATCAGTAGGTGTAATCATCTTATCATATACAGCCATCGCTGGTGCTAAAAATGGATTTAACTCTAAACCACCTTTAAATATAGTCCCTAAATTATCAGAAGTTGTAGCATCTAGATTAGTCTTTTCCATACCAAACAACTTACCAACCCATGAATCAGCTACTAAATCATGTAACGCATCAAATATACCATCAAATATACCTATAATCCTATCCTTAAAGTCACTAAAAGCCTCAGCAACCCTATCACCACCTATAGCACTAGCAATAGCACCTAAGATAGCACCAACTAAAGCACCTAATGGCCCACCTACTGCAAACCCGGCGGCACCACCTTTCAAAGCACCACCAAGCACTGTGAAAAAATCATTCAGGAAATCCTTGCCTTGAACACCACTACCAGTACCAAAAATAGAGCCTATTAGACCGCTCATAATAGTATCAAATAGACTATGATTTTCACCAAACCACTTATCAACGTTACCTAAACCATCAAAGAAATCTAATGCAACATCAAAAAAACCACCAATAATTGGTATTGCTTTTCCAAGTACCTTAAAGATACCACCACCAAACAACTTGCTAGCTATCTTACCTAAACCACTCCCACCTATCTTAGAAAATATAGTACCAAAAAATTCTGAGAAAGGCTTCCACAACTTAGAACCAGCCTTAGAGAATATCTTAGCAATAGCACTAGGTGTATTAGCATAAAATACCTTCCCTATCCAAGAGAACACACCTTTAAACCCATCCAGTACCTTTCTAAAGACACTACCTTTATTGCCAAAAGCAGACGATAAACCTTTCTCAATAGCACCACTTAATGCACTCTTAGAACTAAATAAACTCTTTAATCCACCTTTTTCCAAGAATCCACCAAAACCTTTTACTGACTTTGTAAAACCTTTAAACCCTTTAAAGTAACTACTAACATTTCCCCATGCATTAGCGGCTGTGTATGCAATAATTGCATAGTTTGCTAAATTGGCGGCTTTAATATCTAATTGTCCAAAGAAATCTGACATAAGTCTAACAGGGAATGAATCTGATAACCAATTCCCTACCTTCTCGACAACACCTGTAGACTTATCAGCCATACTCTCAGCATTTGAACCTTTCTTACCCATATTAGCATTAATGTTATCAGTAACTTTTTTAAGATTATCAGATAATTCTCCCTCATCAGCTAAAGCCTGTGCAACTGCATCAGAACTAAATCCTAACATTTCTCTTCGTTGATTTAAAGCGAATTGGTCATCCTTAACATCACTCAATGTATCTTGCATAGCTAACATAACTTTATCAGCATTACCACTATCAATGTTATCTCTAAAATCCTGTGCTGTCATACCACTTAAAGCAGTAAAATGAACAAAATCATCATCTTTTAATAACTCAGGTATAGACATCTTAGACCACTCTACTATCTTACCACCAGCTTCTTCAACACCTTTATTATATTCTTGTTGTTGAATACCCTCTAATGTAGCTAATGATTTAGTCATCCCTGTAAATTTCTTAGAATCACCTTTAGATAAATTGAACAAATCTTCTATGTGCTCATTCATTGATGATAACATAGCATTACTGTCAACAGTTAAATTTGTATCAGAACCTAACCCAGTAGCAATATTTGCTATATTCTTAAATACTGCACCACGAGTACCGGAATTAACATCAGCCCTCATAATACCAGTCATATCACTCATATTAGCATCTATAGAAGTATGTAATGCAGAAATCTCTTTAAGGTATGGCTCTAACTGCTCATTTGTTTTCATAGACATCTCATCCATAGCTGAATTTACTAATTCAGATGCCTCAGACCTACTCATAGCATATGATGAATCTACAACACTACCTATCATTTTTTGATAACTAGTCTTTGTAATATTACCATTATATAAAGCACTTCGTTCCCTAAAGTTATCAATAAAAGAATCTGTTATATCTGTTAGTTGATTTTTAACATTATCAGCAACGTCAGTCAACTCTAACGCAATAGCGGCATCCCTAACATCTTTAGTAAACCTCTTTAACTTATCTGTTAAAGAATCAGTCATACCTACAATTTCTTCTTCGACATCTTCTGTCAACTCACCAAAACGCTTAGATACTGTATCTTTCATTGTTTGTAGATTTTCATCAGCAACAGAAATCATTCCCTTATAGTACTTACGAGTACTATTATCCATATACTTGGCATACAGATTGAACTCACGTTTCATATCAGATAAATTATCTTCTAGAATTGTTTGTTGATTTTTTAATCCATCACTAATCCTATCTTTTGTTTTGCTATTAGAAGCCTCATAGAACTTCTCTAGCATATCCATCTGATTATCTAACATTTTTGCAAAACGCTTCTCACGTTTAGCAATCTGCTTTTCAACCCTCTTTGCCTCTTTTTGCTCTATCTTTTGTATACGTTTATTTAGATTTTCTTTACTCTTAATTTCATCCATATACAAACCACCTAATATAAAAGAAAGAGGCTACCTCCTTCTATGCCTACGAGAACTCTTTCCCTCTTTAGCCTTCTGAATAGCCTCATCTTGTGCCTTCTTCTCTTCCTTTTTCTGCTCTACTAATAATTGATACATAGTTCTCCTCTCTAAAGAACTCATACTATCAACAGACTCATAAGATACTCTACCAAAATATGCTAACTGAAAAGCCTCTTTCATTAGAGTTCTAAAAGCAGAAAATCGAATATCTCTAGCAACCTTATTCTCTTCATCTGTATTATAATCACTTAATTGTGGGACGAAAGAACTCACTTGTAATAGGCATTTGGAAATCATAATACTCACCACAAGAAGTACATTCATGCTCAACTGTTGTATCAACACCTACGATAATACTACTAATTACTGACTGCATTTTAGCACTATCCATTGATACCATATTCTCAACATAAGACCTAGCATCAATAAAATCTACAGGTTTATCATTGATAGCAACAATATATTTAGCCATCCTACAAATATACAATACTTCTTTATAATTTTGATTAAACTGTTTAGCGAACCTTTTAGCATATTTTTCAACATACTCAGTATCAGAGTTACGCAACAAACGTAAAGAAATTGTATCACCACTCCTAGGTAATTCAACTCTGATAGGTTCTGTGAAATCATCATCTAAATACAAAGTCTCAAACTCAGACAAACTAATTTCATGCTCATCTACAGAACCACAATGAGGACAAGTAGAACGTACTTTATATTTATCACCAAAAGTAACCATACGTAATTGTAAAATTAAAAACATTTCATCAGCACTAATCAAACGATTAATATCAATATTTTCAGGTGATACAATACAATTCCTTAGAATTTTTTTAAAGACATCAGCACCTTGACTAGCATACATAATCTTCTCATCACGAGTTGTCATACCACGTAAAGTAATATTAGCAGGTATACCATCCTCTTTGTATAAAATCCCTTTAGATGGTAACAAAACTGTTGTTTCATAATCTAATTTACTTTTCTTAGAACCAGCAGATGTATCTTCCCTATCTAAATCACGTGCTATAGTATCAACTTTTGTATTCTCTTCTACCATTTCTTTTTTATCTTCCTTAACTTCTAAACTATCTAATTTAATATCTTTATTGGTGATATTTGTTGTACCTATACTATTTACATTACTATCACCAAAAACATCAGAACCTAAATTAAATGTATTTTCTTGAACCATTATAACCTCTTCTGTACATCTAAAATATAAATATCATCTAAAGTATTCCTACTAAAATTATTTATATATCAAAGTATATCCCCATATAACAATAAAAGTAGAGTCAATATTAATTAACTCTACTTTATACTATAACTACACCTATTTTAAGAAATCATTCCTAGACAACCTACTCTTATATGTCTCAACTATATGTGATGTAGCTATATCAGCTATATGATTGTGAAAATCTGGATACCTCCTACAAAAATGCTCATAATAAGTTATATCAAGCATAATGTGGTCGAAACTCTCTCTTGACTTTGCTACATTATGTAATAAGTCATCATCAAACTCCAAAATCCTAGAGCGTGAATTTATAGCCCTAGTCTCAGATATTTCATAAGACAACTTAATTAACCCCTCACTATTAGACTCACCTAACTTTTCAATCTTATCAACCCTATCTATAACCTCTTTATTTAATTCTCTACCTATAATAGATAAAATCACAGATAGTGGATTAAAATCTATTGGTGATATCTGAATGATAGTTAGTAGTAAAATCGTAGCCATAGAAACATCACTTATACTGATATTCATACCTAGAACAGAAAGCATCTCAATAATATTCAAAGACATTTCCCCCATTCTACTTAAATATGACACTACCTTACATATCCTTTGTATATTAATTAGCAATACTGTATAATGTAGAACTGGAATCTTTGAGTACTTACACATTTATTATATATTATTAATAACAAGATTAACTATATATAATAACTATCTGAAATAAAAATGAGAACATATATCAAATATAACTATTTATACTAACTATAATAAGACATTTAATATAAACAATCTATAAAATGACAAAATAAAAAGCAGTTGACACAGAACCAATGTGTCAACTGCAAGAAAGGAGCAAAAAATATATCAAACTACTCAACAGGATTAAAATATGCTCAAATACGCTTAAATGTATCTACCCAAAAGAAAGGAACACTTACTAAAAAATATCCCACCAAAAATATAACACATATCACAAAAAATGTAAACCCCTTACAAAAATATATATAAAAAATACACTTCTATTTAGACTATAGAAGTGTATTTTACTAAGTGTTATATCTATTAATAGTAAAAGGCAGATAATCAGAGAAGATATACACTTTCTGACATCCTCTCATGACTTTTAATTAAGTCAGTGAGGTTCCTACCCAAAGGTCTGCTCTTTTAATACTATGTTAAAAGAGTCTTACAACCAGACAATAGGCTATCCCCATGTGTCCCACGGTTATACTTATAATATACTACATATACTTAGATAAGTCAATGCCCTCTAACTCAGCTCTAACCTCTAGAATATACTTATAACCTTCCATATACTCTAACTGACTACTTAGCAATTCAGAACTACATTTAGGAGAAAAATTTAATGTACCAGCATCATACTTAACCAACATACTATGTAGTTTAGAACATCTCTCACACAAAGTACGATATTCATCAATAAACCTAACTTGATAATCCTCTAACTGTTTTTCTTCCATAATACACCTCAAAAAATAATATAAAAACATCTCATATACATTATAACACAAAAAAAGAGATGTAACATATGTTACATCTCTAAAAACGATACTATTAATCAGTACCATAAATATGAGTATTTTGTCCATCCCTTACAAGATATGCAGTATCTACAGACAAGTTCATACTAATTTGTTTTTTATCACCACTTGAATAATCAAGCTCACCTAAATCAAGACTTGTTGGCCAACAACCATCACATTGCCATTTCCTCAATACTTCACCATTTGGCCCATATTGAACAATCATACAAGTACGTTTATAGTTATTTGCCCAACCAACTTTACCTGTTTTAGGGTTATAAACCTTCATCCTCCACTGCCATAAGATGTTTTCAACATCAGGCTCAATGAAGTCTTTAACTGCAACAGTAATATCATCAGTTGTAGCTTTACCAGCTACTTTGATTTGAGAGTTACCATAATCTAACTCAATAGGGTCATTAGATACTGTAGGTAAACCTGTACTATCACAAGCCAACTCGATAATATCACCACTAGAGGAAGAAGTATTATTAGAAAACTCACTTAAATCAACGATAAACCTAAAGTTATTGGTACGTTGAACTTCATAAGTGGAATCCATAGACATAAAAGCTGCGTTTAACTGACTCATCTATTATACTCCTTCTTATTTATCAAAACTTGCACTATAACTCATGATATTGTATGTCAAACTAATAAACTCAGCAGATTTAACTGGTTTAACATAGATACTAATAGGCATCCTATTATTTTCATAATCTTCAGCAGTAGCATCTAACACAATTTTATAATCATACAAACCACCATTATTTTTAGCATTAATCAAAACTGGCTCAACAAGAGTTTTCCAGCGCTCCCATGTTGCATCGTAATTTTGCTCGAAAACAAAATACCTTGTTTTAGCGGCAATACTACGTTCTAAGAAACACATCAATCTACGAACATTTACCCTATCTAATGCAGTAGGTTGACGTTGGAGTGTCTTGTTACCCCATATTACAATACCTTGTCCTATGAAGTTAGTGATACAGTTTACAACATTTCTATGTCCATACAAAGCATCACGTTCACCCTGTGTAGGTGAATATTCTGTATTAATAGCTTTTGTGATTTTACCCCTATTAAGACCTGCAGGTGCTAACCAAGGGAAACCAACTTTATCATTATATGCATACTGACCGGCTACAAACCCACTAGGCGGCAACCATATATTTTTATTAGTATAGTTATCACTAATTTGTAACCATGGCCAATACAATGCACCATAAGATGTATCTAAACCACCTTGATTAGTGTATGAACCCTTACCATTAGACCAATTAATCATCTCTTGAACAGACATGCCAAAAGGTGGGTCTACAATAAAAATAGAATCAGCACGATTTTCTACAATATGTAAACCAGCTTTAATTACAGATGAATCACTCCAACCACTAGCAGTCAACACATCAATAGTTACTGTCTCAGGATTAGAGAAACTTTGTAAACCACCACCACTAATATCACCAATTACATCTTGTGCTGTGATACCTAAAATACCATCATCACCACCACTAAAGATTATAGTATCCTCATGATATTGAATAGATGTATTAGTATCCATCTTAGCATTAACACGGATAGAACCATTATTAATAATAGTCTCTACGAAACGTGGTGATTTAGCATCTAGTGATAATGTACTAAACTGCTCAACAACATTACCATTTTCATCTAAGATATGTAAATTAAATGTTTGAGTAAAATCATCCATAGCACTAAATACTGCGGAACATCCATTTAACTCAGAATCAAAATATTTTGATTCTAACACAATCTTATCAGTTCCTTTTTTACCAGCATGTGCATTTGCACCAGTATTACCACCTTTAACAGTATCACCTAACGTGAAATCCTTAGCAGTAATTTCACCAGTTGATTGAAGCTCAACCCTGATTAATTTTGACTTAGAATTTACAATAGCTTCAACATAATTTTCTTCAGAAGAAGTCAATGTTAAATTCTCAAACTTTTCTTTCTCGACATCCTGAGCATCTTTTACAGTAATGGAGAATTTGCCACCTGTTAAAGCAGTTTGAGAAATCTTTAACCCATTACTAGCATCACCTATAACAGCTGATTTATAAAGAATTTTATCAGTTCCCAAAACACCAGCAGTAGCTTTTGTTCCACCTCTTACAACACGAGTATAAATTACTTGACTAGCATGAACTAGAGCCATCATGGCACTATACAACCCATGCTCACCCTCAACAGGCTCACCAAAAGTCTTAACTAACTCTTGTTGAGAAGTAATAAGTGTAGGTACACCAACTGGCCCAAACCTTGCACCACCAACCATACCTATAATACAAGTAGAGGAATCTGTAATATACTGAGATTTGTCAACCTCATTCATGTATACACCAGGACTTAACATTGTCAATGTAGCCATTAAATAGTATCCCCCTTAACGGATAATAATTTATATTATAATATAAGTTATTTACTTACCCATCTTTTGTATACTATTATCTTTTGTAAATATAGATATTTATTGTTTTAATGTTTTCAAATTTTATATATAAAAAGCACATTTCTTTTTATGAAATGTGCTTTCTTTACAATTATTATCTTTTTATTTCTATATCAGAACTATCTGTCTCTTCATTAGCTTTATTTAAATCATCTTTTGACCTAACTCCTGGTGAAATCCCATCTGTACTTAATCTATTATCAGGTACTACTTTACCACCATTACCACTATCTTCACCTTTAGGTCTAACTTTTTCAATTTCTTTTTTATCTAAAGGTAAATCATTGACATCTATTGTTATCTTTTCAATCTCTAGTGCTTTATCAACCCTATAGATATATGCATGGTCTATATTGATTGTTATAGATTTTCTATAAAACCTGTTTGTTTCACTAAAACCACTAACATCAGTATTATCTGTAACACCATCTTCAACAGCTATTTGAAATTCTTGTATAACATCACCTAAGTCCATGAACTGAACCCTTAGATAAGGTCTCTCATGAAATTCCATAATCAACTCTGAAATCAAACCATCACACACGTCACGTTTAGTTGCATACACATCTACTTGATACTGTAGCATAACAGGTAATGAATGTATCATAACTTTCTTACCTGCAAACTCTACACCATCTTGGTCTTTTGCTCCTAGATTAGTCCAACCACGCCGAACTTGACTGTCATTATAAAAATCGTAATTGATAGAAAAATCTGGCAATCTACTAATACCAATAAAAGGCATTACAACCTTACCTTGATGTTCCCTAGCATTAGTAATAAACTGTTCATCAACATCAGCAAAAAATACTTCATCATACAAACTATGTATTCTATCAAATAAAGCTAAATCGTATTGATATAAAGGACTATGCATTATCTATTTTCCCATCTAATATCAAAATCATCGTACTTATTAACAAATTTCATGAAATTTTCGTGTAGCATACCACTAAATGTAGTAAAACTTTCCTTATAATAAGACTCACTAACCTCAAATCTAAAGGCTTTTTTACCTATTGTAGAATAAAAATCTCCTACAATACCTACATGAAAATTACCAAGTTTATCACTGGTACCCTTTTTGCTACCATATGTATATAAAAGATAAGCATTACCTTCTAAATCTACAAATAAAATAGAATCTTGCTCGTACTTTTCACCTAAACGCTTAAACATTTTAAGCATCTCTTCCTCATCTTTACCATAAACTACAAAAGACTTCTCTTTCTTAGGTTCACCAGTCTCTTCCTCTACATAATTTACAACTACTTTATTATACCCAAAACCAGCTAAACGAATATACTTCTCTAACTCTTTCCTACGTTTATTATTTTCAGTAACATCTAATTGCTGTCTATCAGATGTAATGAATACAATATAATCTTTACCTATATGTTGATATAATCTACCTAAGCTAGATTCATTAATATTCTCTACACCTCTAAGTTCTTCTAAAATTAATTTTTGTTTATCCATATATACCACACCTTATAAATTAATCTAACCACTCTACATATCTAATATAACATAAAACATATATTATGTAAAGTTGTGTAAATTAATATAACTACTTCCTACTTTTAGATGACCTTTTAACACTCTTATTCCTAAGATATAAGTATGGTATTCTCTTATTACTAAGTTTACCTATCTCTTTGAGATAAGCCTTATAATACCTTGATATATGTTTAGAAACATAACTAGCTATGGGTCTAAATAAAGGTCTAGCTGGCATTGTTTTCTTACCATTTACAGTATTCCTATTAGTACCATACTCAACATACCTAGCAACCATATTTACTTGTACCACACTATTAGGGTAATATTGTTTTTGTTGAAAACCTACAGCGATAAAATTATTAAACTTCTTGAATATAGTAATACTATTCTTTAAAAAACCAGTTGCTTCCCATATATTAAGAGATAAATTCTTTCTCTGCTTATATGTTAAATAAGAAACCGATAATGGTGCCCACTTAGTACCCTTATATCGTTGAGTATCTATAGCACGTTCAAACTCTTTAGCCAATGTAACAGCCATAAATATTAGGAAGTCTTGATAATAAAGACTCCCTAACTCTTTTTGTATCCTTTTAGAACCTAGCTTTAACATATGTTGAGATACAGTAATCTGACATCCTCTATGACTCAAAGTCAGTGAGGTTCCTACCCAAAGGTCTGCTCTTTTAATACTATGTTAAAAGAGTCTTACAACCAGACAGTAGGCTATCCCCATGTGTCCCACGGTTATAATTACATATCTAAGAATTTAAAACTCTTAATCCTTCATTTAGAATATTTATTGCTGAGTTGATATCTCTATCGTGATGTGTACCACATACAGGACAAATCCATTCACGAATATTGAGATTCTTAACATCTTTGTTTTTAAACCCACAATTAGAACATAATTGTGATGATGGATAAAATCTATCTACTTTAGAAATAGTTTTACCATACCACTTAGCTTTATACTCTAACATCCATATGAACTCATACAATGAAACATTCTGAAATGATTTTGCTAATCTACGATTTTTCATTAAACCACTAATATTGAGATTTTCTATACAAATTATATCATAAGACTTAATTATATTAGTAGATAGTTTGTGTAGAAAATCTTTTCGTATATTAACTATGTATTCATGAAACCTAGCTAACTTAATCCTAGCTTTTTGATAATTAACTGAACCTTTAACTTTTCTTGAAAAAGATTTAGCTAACTTTCTGTATTTATCTTCAAGATGTTTTAATATTCTAGGATTCTTTATCTTTTCACCACTACTAAAAATAGCAAAATCTTTTAAACCTAAATCTATACCTACATTTTGATTGGTTTTCTCAAAATGTTCAATATTAACCTCAGCTGATATACTAGCAAAATACTTCCCACTAGATGTCTTAGATATTGTTACATTATAAATTTTAGTAACACCACTAAATCTGTTTTTATCTCTAAAATGTAACATTCCCACCTTAGGAACTGTTATATACCAATTATCTATTTTAATATTAGAGTTAGTACGATATGAGTTTTTATCATCTTTTCTCTTAAATTTAGGATATTTACATCTCCTACTAAAAAAGTTTTGATACGCACTATCTAAATCTCTAAGTGTTTGTTGTAAAGAAACACTATCAACTTCTTTAAACCAAGTTTTTTGTTTCTTCAACTCAGTTAGAATCTTAGAAGAATTATTATAACTAATTCTTATTTTATAAAACTCATACAACTTACTTTTTAAGTTGAGAAAGTAATTATAAATAAATCTGTTCGCACCAAAGGTCTTTTCTAAAAGAATCTGTTGCTCTTTAGTTGGATAAATCCTAACTTTAAAACTTTTATTCATAGATGATAACACCTCCTCTCATACTGAATAAAGAATCCTAATATCTTTATTATAATACTAATAGGAACTATTATCAAATATATAACTATAACTATGAAATTTTTGAGAGAACGCTTGTTCAACTAAGTACGCTACCACTTAGCCAGCACCACTACGTGCATCTTTATCTTTCAATAAAGCACAGACTATATCTTATCCATATCGCTTTTACGACTTAGGCGAAACCACTTCCATTCGCTTGAATGTACTTCCCTCACGAGGAATAGTCGTTGAACCTTCACTTACGTGCTTGGCTGCTGATTATCCATTATCGCAGTACTTAGGGTTTAACCTTATACCATCTAACTAATTTTCTCTGCTTTCGCCACATTCACATCCATATCATATTAATAGATATCACGTTGTAGTTTAGTTAGCTTTAGGACTTTCCAGCAATTCAGTTTCTTTGTTGAACAACATCTAGTTGCTACTATCTGCAAGTTTCCCTACAGACTTACTATTCTGTCAAAAATATTTATGAATAAATTCATGATTGTTATTTTGACATCTTAATAAATCCCATCTATATGTTCCATCTCAACAACACTACGTAGTATTTTCATTTAAAATACCTCTACTATTTATTAAAAATAGTTTTTCTAACAGTAGTTTTACCACCTCTTACAGACTTAATAGCATCTTTAAGTCCATCTTTAGCAAACTCTTTTTGACTGACATAGTTTTGAGGATTCTTAGGGTCTATTTCATTCCTACCCGTAACTTTCATTATTTTACGATACACTTTATCAGGCACAACAAACTTAGAACCTTTCTTTTCTAATTTGATAACCCTATTGTTCTCTAAAGCTCTCTTTTCATCTGGCGTCATATCCTCTGCACTAGCACCACTAGAAAATACTATCCAAGCACTATCACAGAATTTACTACCACTACCTTCAAGAAAACTGAATACACTTGTTTTAACATTATTATGTGTAGCATGGAATACTTCATCAGGAACAGTCCTGTCACGTTGTAAATTACGAATAAAAGCCTCTTCCCTATTAGCAACTACCCATACTAAAGTTACCCTATATCCAATATCCTTACACATCATTGACAACTTAGTCAATTTAGATTCTTCATCACCAGTAATATCAAATACAATATTAGGTAAACGATTAGTAGATAGTGAAGAAAAGAAAGCCTGTTCTCTTCTATCTTTTAATCCTAATTCTTTTACTTTTTGATGTAATAAAGCTACATCATCAGGATTCTTGAAATCATAATTACCACCACGAATATCATCAAAAATACCTGCTTTAGAACCTTTTACATACAACTGTTTCAACTCATCAACATCGAAGATTTTTCCCTGTATCATAATTACATTTTTTAAAGCAAAGCCCTTGCCTGAACCTGCTCCCCCAGCCATAATAACAGCCTGACCAAAATCTGGGTTACTTTTTCCATCAAATGTTACAACTTTAGCCTCATTAATAGAATTATCCCTTAATGATTCTACAATATAATCACTACTATATCTCAAAACTCTTACCTCACCACAAACCTACCATCAGAATTATTATCTTTTTTCTTCGGTTTTTCATAATTTTCTATAATATCAAAATTATCTATATATTTCTTGCCATCAATAGATGTAAATGTTGTATTCTCATTACTCTCTTTATCTGTATACCCTACATTATTATTCTCTGTACTAGAATAATTTAGATTATCTGCTAATCCACCATCTTCATCATTATCAACTATCTGATTAACATATGATGAATGTTCATAATTCCTAAAATCAGATGACTTATCATAGTCAGGATTATACCCATCACTAATCTGCTTATCCATATACTCAGTATGTCTACTCCGAACCTCACTACGTTTTAAGAAATGTTCCCCATTTAACTCTATCATAGTAAAGTCATTCATTCTTTCAGGTGCTAACTTACAAACCCAGTATACACCATATACACTATCCATCTTCTTATCAGTAACCCTAAAATCAGCTGTACTGATACCACCAAAATAATATAATCGAATAATAGAATTTTCTTTTACATCTAGAAGTTCTTTTGTCATCCAATCTTTATACATGGGAAGATAGACCAACTCAGGTCTTTCATCATCCTCTGTATACCAACCTAAATTCTTCAACACTTTAACTTTAGGTGCATCATCAAAAATGACAGGAAGTCTTATTGCGTCATCCCACATAAGGTTTAAATCTTGATTAAAGTCTTGCTGTTCAAACTTACAATTATAAAAGTCAACAGTAATACCAGTATGTAACGCAGACTCCCAAAACATTCGTCTTTGTAATTCTATATCTTCATTGATTATAACAGGATTATGTACACTATGTTGTCTTTCTAAAGAATATCTCCACTCTTTCCCATACTCTTCAGCCATTAAGTATCCACCTATCTATACAGTTAAAAAACCACTAACAGAACTAAATCCTTTTGCACTATTTGTAATCTTATCTATCTTTTTATCTAATTGAGAATTATTTAGTAACACCTTTTGTAACGCAACAGTACAAGCATCTTTAACTACTTCAGATAAACTACTATTAACATCAAAATCTTTCTTACTAATGAGATTAACACCACTCTTAACCTTAAAAGATTTAAAGTTATCTAGTACAGAAACAATAGGAGCATCTAAAGACTCAACAATAACAGTATCTGCATTAATTGTTACATTGCCAACACCATCATTATCTACATACTCACAAGAACATCTAACAACAATCTCAGCATGAGTATCTAAATCTTTATTCCCTACCAAGAAATCTAAATCCAATGTAAAAGTATCTTTCGTAATCTTATGAACCCTATACCCTAACTCTAAATGAGGATATTTTTTATCCTTAAAAGATTTTAACTCAGTAAACTTCTTACTATTACCAATCTTCTTTAAATCTCCATACACAGACTCATTAACCAATGTATGTACACCTTCCAAAATACTATCATATTTTGTTTTCTTTGTTAAAATTACCATATATTAAATACCACCACACACTAAAAAATAAAGAATACATCTAATATAATATATAAGTTACAATAAACACAAAAAAAAGAGATACTATATTAGTATCTCTAGAGATTATCATTTTTTAATCTTACTGTAAAACTCTTTACCAAGAACTTCCATATCTCTTTTAGGGAATTTGCCTACAACTCTATATAAAGTAGTACCCTCTTCATCAGAAAAGAACTTACCAAACTCAAAGTACATTACATCTAAATTAACTTTATCTGTAATGTACTCCCTCTCTTCAATAGGACATACTAAATCAATACACACATCTTTAAAAAATTCTGCAAAACTATCATGTGAAAGAAATCCTACTGATTGACCATCTTGATAAATTCCATATACTGTATTAATTGCATCCATTTTTAATTCCCACCTCTAATATACCATTGACACTCATAAAGCCCATTATCTTTATTATAATGCTTTAACACAACATCTTTATACCCTAATCTATTAGCAGTATTTAAGACAGCTACTGTAGCGGCAGTTAAACCTGTTACATACAACACTAATAAATCAGATGTCTTTTTAATAGATGACAGTGCTTTAACCTCTAAGTTAAAAAAGTTAAACATATCACCAATCTCATCAAAAACATACTCCTCTACTGGCATAGTATGTCTACCTTTAACAAGACCATACACATCAGCCTGTACCTTAACTGACTCTGCTCCCCAGTACCCATTTTCATGAATATCGATATAGGAACTTACTTCTTCTATATTCAAACCAACAAAATTATAATAAACACTTACGAATTTTTTCATTTTATTTCTCCTTATATTATAACACACTATTTTAAATCTACTAAATAGTGTTGTATCCCATCACCATCCATAGCATGAATGGAATCCTTATGCACTAACTTCCATCTGAAAGTTTTGTACTTAGTGGACTCGATATAATCTAACAACTTACAAACTTCATCTTCAGTATAATTACCTTTAGTAACTAACTCACCCAAAGAAATCTCATACTTAGAACTATCTTCACCACTAACGGCATAAATTTTAAAGTTTTTCATATTTTTCTCCTTTTAATTATCACTCTTATCACACCTATAGTATACCACATATCTATTATATTGTAAAGTTTTGTTAAGTTATATGAAACCATAAAAATAAGGTATGCTGTCAACGCAACATACCTTAAAGCATTTGTATACTATTAAATTTTTATCTTCTTATACTGACTTATACTGAATCAGTACTGTAAATCCATATAACGCCTACCATGCTGAATTGCATCTTCATAACTATTCATTACAATATCAACATGATTATAATCACCATCGCCAATCCTATCCCCTACAATATAAGGCACACCATCAAGCCAAACCTGTGTACCTAAAGGTAGAAAATCTAATGCAACATATCCTTCTTGAATCCACAGCCCATTAGCCATATAGCCAGCCTGTTCATGTGGTGAGTATGCAGTAGTCATAACCTGTCTTGCATCAACACTATGACACCCAAAAACAAAAAAGACACTAAATGCAAAAATTGACAACAAAGCCTTAATCTTATTAGACATGAGATTAGCAGGCCTCCTTTCGTTTCGTTATGCTTTTGCTATCTATCATCATTATAATCGGCTAAAACTTGCTCCCTATAACTAAGATAATAAACATACGCTTTCACTACTTCTACTTGTACAGTCGCTATCATCCTTACTTCATAAGAATAATACAATTAAATTATACAACTTTCTAGAAAGAATGTACAATTTATATATAATTTACTATCTTACTATAATATTAAAAGGAATTTTTATCAAATATATAATTATAGCTATACATCTTCATTACCCCTCTCAATAATTTCAGATAGTGTAGACCAATGACCCCCTACAAATGACTTTACATATGCTGTATTTAACCTATTACTAGACATTTCATGGTCAGTATAATGAAACCTCCACTCTTCCATACCATCACAAATCTCATAACGGTAGAAATAACCTTTAGTAGTAAATATCTTTAAATCTATCGCTACCTCAGGAGAACCATATCCCTTATTAAAATAATCATGTCTTGCTACCTTACAGAAATCTTCCCATGTCATGTAACCACAGCTAGTCATGATAAATAATACATCTTTTGTTCTCATATGATATTCATGTAAACTACGAATAAAATCCGTAATCAAATGTGTATTGCCACGTCTTTTAATCTTATTAAGAACATTACTCATAAATTAATCTCCTTTAAATATTATAAGTATTATATCTACAATGTGATTATACTATAAGTGTAAAGTTTTGTAAATATAATAAAAAGAGTGTATGATATGACTTCACACACTCAAACAATATCTGAAAATTATATACACACCACATAATACTAAAACCAATATAACGGAATGTACAGAAACTATTAATGCCCCATACTCATACATTGTAATATCAAACCATATTGAGTAACAAACTCTCTCAGTCTATCAATTAAAAAACCTCTATCAAACTTATTCCACTCAATATACTGTTTTACAAATTCAATTACTTTTTCATAAGCATTTATAACATATGACACACCATCATAACCATAGGTATAAGCATCACACCATCCACTAGAATTAAATTTAATATCTAACTTACTACCTTCATCACTATCAACAGTTATTTTACCATCACTATAATATAAAGTATTATCATACATAGAAAAATCTTTTAATGTAATTGTCATCTTGCTGAAACCAATAAACTTACTATATACAAAATCTCCACAATTACAATACAAATCTTTACTATAAATATCATACAACTCTTTATCTAGCATAAATTTAATAGCTATATACAGTGTATTTCTAAAACTATTTACAAAGCCTACCATGACTGCGTTTGAAAATGTACCATTCATAATAATCTCCCATATATCAAAATAGTAGAAGTATTACAACACTTCTACTGAAATAACCCTGGTATTAGACACAAACACAACATCATCAACACAAACCAAACAAATGCAAACAGTGCATACCAATAGGGACTCTTGTATATCAAATAATCTTGTACAACAGTCATTATAATTGTAAACACACTAAGTATAATAAAAAATGAAAATATCTCCATAAAAACCTCTATAAACATAAAAATCGTTTAGCATATAAGATAGCACGTTTCACATTTTCAAATTTTGTAATATGATTAACACACTCTTGAATGTATACCTGATTATCTTGAAAGAATATAATATTTACATCCCACGTATCTACACTATAAGACAGTGTGATAACACCATCACTATTAACAGAAATATCAACACTTACATTATTAATGGGCTTCTCTATATCAACACCATCAATAAAATCTTTTAAGTTTTTAAGTTGATTAGATAAATCTACCTGACTATACTCTTTTTTAAAAAACTTAATAATATCATGAGCCTCTTCAATAGAATGTATAATCATAATATCTCCCCTAACTAAATACAACTAAACTCTACTAATTTAGAAAATTCTTCTACTGCCTCATCAACACTATACACTAATACATACATTAAATCAACAATATTAACTTCATCTTCTAAAGTATCATAATGATATAAACTGATAGAGCTATCTGGCATAAACTCAATATCAACTGATGTACCATTAACAGCTTGTATAGATATTAGAATACTACCAACAGTAGATGATTTTATAGAAACATCACACCTACGATGCCAAGGATTGCTCTTATCTATATCATATACTGCACTTAAAAAACTACACACATTTTCAATTACACTACTAGAAACTGCACGCCCATCTTCTAATTCAATGAAACCATGCACATCTTCCAACCATGTATCTAATTTATTTTTCTCTTCAAACATTCGCTAACTCCGATATCTTTGTATAAATTAAAAATCTCACTAATAACCTGATTGATATCTCTATAATAATATCGTAACATACACTTATCAATAAAAGCACTTAAAGGTATATTAATATAAATCCTAAAACCTTTGTATGAACTTTCAGACCTCACAATCATATTGAAAGAACCACAATCTACTGTGTACTCATACCCATCTTCTAAATATGAATACATTACCATATATGCAATATCTCTTAAAGATAGGCTTTTATAGATATGTGATTCATACAATAAATCATCAAAACCCATAATATCTAATTCTGCATACTCTAAAAAAGGTTCTGCTGGATATTCACCACACTCACCCTCTCTTCCGATAAATAGGCAAGCTATGATATTACCATCTCTAAAACCTTTGTTATTCTGATACAACTCTAAAAGCCTATCTCCCATAATATCTCCTAAAATATATACCCACTCTTGATTAAATTTCTATAATCACTATCAAAATAAGGTGTTGCCATTCTATTATGCTTATCACCAGTCATCTCACAAATATAGTATCCACTCACACTAGGTTTATATCCACCACTCTTAGCATAATCAGGAAACACTTGAAAACTAGATTGATAAATATCCCAGACCTGTTTAGCTACAGGTTTTTTAACAAACTTATTATGCTCAATCCTAACTCTAGGTCTAGTCATAGGCTTATGTTTATGCTCATACCAATTTACATCAGCACTAAAATAATCATATGCACCCTCTACAGACCTATGCTTATGCAAAATTTGATGTACATATAAGTTATCATTTACATTAAAATACACAACACCCATCGAACCTTTATATAAAGATTTATCACCTAATAGACTAGCAATCATCTCTTCTATAGTGATGTATGCCTCATTATAAGCACGTTTAGGGTGATTACCCTCAATAATACCTATAAGTTGCCCACTCTCATATAAAGGTCTCATATCATCAACCAATGTATAAATCTGCTCACTACCACTACACCACTCCTCCAACACATTACCTTTAGAGTTTTTAGTTGTAGTATTTGTAGAATCGCCACCTAGAATGACTTTACACCTATCACCTAATGACAACAAGAATTTAACAGTATCCTGTAAATACTTTCTATCATTAAGACCTTGATGTACATCGGATAAAACTGCTAAAGCACCTCTATCTCCACTCACCCTACACTTTATAATATTATCTTCAAAACTTTTAGTCAATAAATCTAACTGCTTCATATCTATATCATATATTCACTTTCTTATATAGTAAAAAATTGAGTATCTAACAATTAAGACACTCAATTTTATATATACTACATAATTATAATGAAATACCCCTTATTTTACTACATTTATGAAGTTAGTATTAAATCTTATAACACATCAACAGACATTAATTTGCCATCTATGAAATATAACTGACAAATCTCATTCTCAGAGCTAGTAGCTACAGCCACAAAATCACCCTCTTCTTTAGGTGTAATGTCTTCAGCAAAATTATACTCTTTACCATCAAAAACAAAAGTTTTCATACAAATACCTCATTTCTACATAAAATCAAAATCATCATCCATATTAGCAAAAGCACTCTCAACACTAGCTAACCCATCTGCACTAAAACTACCATTCATATTATCCTCTGACATAAATACATATGACTCACCATCAGCATATACAGTAACAGGGTCATACATCGTCTGTCCAGCACGATTTTTTAATATCTGCACTTGTGCAGATTTTCTAGCTTTTAAATCCTCAGATGTATACGTTGTAAATACCCTAGCACTACCACGCTCCAACTCATTCGCATCAGCTAAACAAGTGATATCATATCTACCATCATTTCTACTAGCCTTTTGCCAAGAACTACGATTAATCTGTGCTAATAAAATCATCGTGAGTTGCCTTACATCTTCAGTACCATCCTCTTTAATCTCTTTCTTAAAGTTTTGTGCTAACCGTCTAAAGAATGTTACATAGCTATTAATCTGAGAGTTAGCATCATACGTAACACCCTGACCACTAAACTTACATAATTGTATATAGTCGACTATAACACAATCTAACTTACCACCTAACTTATCATCTACCTTCTCAATAGCGGCAGATATTTCACCAAAGGAAAATGTTTTAAAATCAGACTCATCTAGAATAACTACCTTACCTCGTTTTCTAGAATACCCCTCATCATCTACATAATCATTTTTTAAATCAGGTTCTACCTCATTAAAGATAAAATCTTCCTCTTCAGACGTCATAGTACCTCTACGCATCTTATCGTGCCCAACAAAATTATATTTACTAAATTTACTATCATAACTATGACAAGATAATAAATTCCAGTTAATATCCTCTTTAGGTGTTTCTAATGACAAATAACATACATTATAACCAAGCTCATATGCATTTAGATGTGCTACATTTAAAGCCATAGTAGTATTATGTGTTACATACCCATTTAAACAATATGTAGGAGAACCATCTACTGTTAAATCATACATATAACACTCAGATTCTTCTATATCAGTTACAGTATTCCAAGTCAACTCAGCACCAAGAAACTCAGACATATCATCCTTGTTTATAGCAACAAACTCATCTACCCCTAAATCTTCTTCATGCCTAGTCGATAAATAAAAACTATCACTAACATGATTATATGTATCCACACCAACCACATTAATAAATCGTTGTAAAGATACAGAACCTTTAATAAACAACTTATTATTAACATATACTGTAGAAATCCCTAAAGCAGATAACAAATGACTTACAGCATATGCTTTATCAACATTAAGAAAATACATAAGAGTATTTCCACCCTTAATTACATACCCTATATGTCTAAACAACTCACTAATGAAAGACTTCCAACAACTAACACTTTTAGTAAATAAGTCACTATCAAAACTTTCTTTTGTTATAGCGATTACCTTTGCTTTATATTCCCAATATAACTTATCACCAATCAACCCATCATGCGTAGATTGTTTCAATGATTGTACGATTCTATCACCACATTTAAGATTTTGTGCTTCTACCCACTCTAAGCCATTGTCAGTTAAAACCCTAAACCTATGTACAGGTGATGTCTCAACAGGTATACCACCAATATAAATGATATAAGACTTCTTAGTACCCTCATCATGTACTGCAACAAGTTTATGCATACCAAATTCAGACTGTACCATCAAATCACTATGTACACCAATAGTATAAATCTCTTTCATCGTTAAAAGACCTCTATTAGTATACACAAATTCATTTTCTGACACACATTTATATTGAGAAGTAAACCCTGCAATCGTAGAAACAGTTCCTGGACTCATACCACCAATCTTATCATCAATCTCAGGTATACCAGTAATTAACCCTACAGGACGCTCTTTCTTTAGATTATATTCTTCCCTAGAATTAATCTCTATCTCAATGTCTTTTGCTTTATTTCTATTTGACAAAGAAGTTAGCTTTGTAAATTCCTGTGCAATCTCATCAGTAATACCTGTATCTTTTACTTTTTGATTAAGTACATCAAGTCTCTCCGAAATATATTTATTAACCCTTCTATCAATTAAATTAAAAATATATACACGAAAATCATTAATACCAATCTCTACAGCATTATCAAACTCATGTTCTAATGAAAACTCATCATTAAACACTTTGATAAACAAATCTTTACTAGGTGTCTCACCACTAGATTCAAAAGAACTAATAATATAATCTAAAAACTTACGTTCAACATCAGATAAAACAGAATCTATTTTATAATTCTTCTTATAATTATCTGCCTCTTCCTCAAATAATTTAAGATAATCAATATAATAAGGGTCATCCTTACTAAAACTAGAATAAATAATATTTCTCATTTTACTAACTACACCCCTTAATACATATCAGACAAATTACTATTACTCACTTCTCTACGTTTAGTAGATGTCTTTATATTTCTGTTAGTATTGCTTTTACTATCTATAGCATTAGACAATAAATCACTGTACTCTTTATTTAAATCCACAACAACAAACTCATCATTAGAATTAAACAAATCATAAATAGATTTGTATCCCTCTCTATCTAACATATCAGATACAAACCCATTAAAGAATATCCAATTTCTCTTGCTATGACTTAACATACATCTAGATGTAATCACACTACCAACTACGCTAGCATTTTTAGTAGGAATCATTTCTCGATTGATAAACAAACATAATACGTCTTGTGTAATATCCTGTAATGAAAACATTTTATCATCATCTAAGATATTAGTATTCTCACTACCCCTATTCCCCCAAAAAATATCATGCAACATCATCATAGAGCAATAGTAATAAGACTGTAGTGTATCATATCTACTAAACAAAGATAAGAATATCTCTTTATGAATATCTTTACTGCCAATAAATAGTATAGACTTATTTTCATCTACATTAATTGTTTTAGACATTGTATCTAACATCTTACCATACTTAACTTTATCTCTCATAAACTCATCTCTATTGACAAGTGGTTTATAATGCAAAATAAAGTTTTTAGTATGGAAGTTTTTATCATAAATAACTCTTCCCATAACAATCTCCTTTATAATAAAAAGTGTTTGTATTTTTATTATGAACCTCATGTGATTCAACTCACATGATTCTAAAAACAACATAAAGTCATTTTATTAAGAAGTTTGGTCTACTAAGAAACCCTTATTCTTTTAGGCGTGTCCACTTCGCCCCTACAGCATAAGATTGTTAAATCTACAACTCTACTTTTACGAAGAATATTTAATGCTCCATTACAATCTGCATTAAAACAATAACCATCTTTAGTTTGGTATAAACCTCTTCTAACACGTTTACCACTAAACTTATATTCTTGTGAATTATCAGCATTATAAACAGGTAACTCATCATTATCAAAGAAACTAGCTTTAGAAGTATAAGATTCTTCTTGTAAAATATAATTAATATTATATCGTTTACATAAATATTCTAATTTCTCTCGAATTTTACCAAAAGGTAATTGAGTAAAAATTTGATTATTTCTTTTTCCTAGTTTAGTTTTATTTTGAAATGACTGATTATAACCAACAACTAAAGTACCAATATCATTAGACAAACAATAATTAATAATATATTGACAAGCCTTATTAATATAATCATCAACTCTATTTTTTCTCTTATTAGAGATTAAGTATTGTTGTTTTGTCTGTCTTTTAATATTTTGCTTATCTTTAATAGACTGTAATTTAGAAATCCTTTTATTAAAGAATTGATTGATAGATTTTAACTTTCTCCCATCCATAATAAAAGATTTGCCTGCATTAGTAACACAAGTACACAAATTATTAACACCTAAATCAATAGCTAGTGCATTGTTAGTATCTAATTTTATATCTTCTTCTTGAATCTCATATGTGTATTGAATCTCGAAGAACCTAGCACTAAATTTAGGAATAATTCGTATCTCCTTTATCTTCTTATCACCTAATACTTTAGGAATCTTAACCCTAACCCTAGTCCCACATTTTTTCTTAAACTCATTAGAATAAGGGATTGATAAAATACCATCTCTTCTAACTCTAATTTGACCAATTATTAAACATGAATAATCATTTTTAGGTAAATAATTAGGCAATCTTATATGCTTAAAACTATATTTACCTTGTTTTGCTAATCTAATTAAAGCAAAAAATGACTTAAACATTGAGTCAACATCTTTAAGAATTTGTTGAGCCATATTAGAATCTATTAGTTTATAATTTTCACAACTCTTTAATTCATGATAGTTAGACTCATACCTTAAATACTTCTTTTCTTGAAAATAATATTGTCTAATATTATAGATAGCTTGATTAGTTAAATTCTTAGCAGTCCTACACAACTCTCTTAAAATATTATATTCTTCTTTAGTTAAATGCTTTACTTGTTGCTTTAAAGTTAAATACATATAACATAAATCACCACCAATCTCACCAACAAGTATAACACAAACACTTCATTACCGTATAACAAATATAATCTAGTCAATCCACTTAACTATTGTATCCCCACTATAACCTTTCTCCCATATATACCAACAATAACACACAGCTGAACCACCACAAGACCTATCATCATTTTTATAGGAGTTTATCCTTTTTCTAAACACATACACATATTTTACAGGATACATATCATACAATTCTTTACGTTTCTTACTTTCTAAAAATTGTATCTTTAAAAAAGCACATAACTTAGAACCATCTTTTAAAATACTGATTCCATGTTCTATATGTTCCTGTGCATACTTATATGGTGGATTCATAACAATATCACCATCTATAACACTGGTATCAGATAAAAAATCTTTTACATAACCACAACCTCTATCAACTATATCAAAGGCATCCACATCATGTCCATGACTCTCTAAAACTTTAACAATATTACCATTCCCACAACTAGGTTCTGTTATTTTTTTTGTAATTTTACATATCTTAATAAATCTTCTACTGCTTGCGGGTCTGTGCTATAAAAATCATTAGCTTCTCTTACACTACTTCCATGAGATGTAGATGCTAACATTTTAAAAATATAATCTTTACTTGCCATCTCTTATACCTCTGCCTAATCAATCCAACGAATAGTAGGCTCACCTTTATATCCTTTAACCCATACGAACCAGCAATAACATACATTACTAATTCCCAAAGAACGGTTATCATTTTGATATACATTCGCTCTTCTCCTAAATACATACATATGAGTTAAAGGGTATTTCTCAAACAAATCTCTTCTCTTTAATGATTCTAAAAACTGTATTTTAAGTAATGCACATAACTTAGAATCATCTTTCATATATTGTAAAGCATGAACAATATGCTCTCTAGCAAAAGCATAGGGTGGATTCATCACCACATCACCCTCTAATTCATCTTTACATGAAAAGAAATCTTTCTTATACCCATACCCTCTATCAGCTATATCAAAAGCATCAACTTGATATCCTTCATGTTTTAGTACTTCTGCAATATTCCCATTCCCACAACTAGGCTCTGTAATATGGTGTTGAAACTTCTCATATCGTAACAAATCAAATACTGCTTGCGGGTCTGTACTATAAAAATCATTTTCTTTATCTTTAACCCTTGTTTGATTTTTAGGTATTCCTAATCTACGCATTGTAATATCTCCTTAGTACACTTCTACAACTAACCCATCTAAATAAGCATACCCTTTACGGATATCTTTAGCTTTTATCATTTCATGACAATTAACAATCACTAACTCATTTTCATCTAAATAATATTTCCTAACAATATCATTAAGTGTCTGTAAAACTATAGTTACCATACTAATCAAATAATACACACAAAAACATAACAATAATACATATACAAAAAATCAATGAAAATTGTATAAACTCTCTTATGTTAGATTGTGTGATAATATCCTTATCCTTAGCTAAACATATAAATATTCTAGTGAAAACACTAATAAACAATAATGCAGTTAGTACACATAACAAATAACTCAAATATAAAAGCAACTAACCACACCCCTAAACTTTTAAACACAATGATACAACAAAACACAAAATAGAGATACCATACAATGATTTTATAGAAGTATACATCAATTTTCTAGTACCCTCTTTAAACTTATTATAACAATTAAATGTGTATACAGTCATTGACATAGCAACAACATATAACACAAAAAATAAGACAAATAAAATAGTAGAACTATCCATTATGAAATACCTCTTCTAATTTTTCTTTATTATTAGTCATGATAATATTTCTAGTTAGTTGAAAATTCAATACATCAATAGTTAAAGAACTATCATTAACTAATTTAACCATATCATTTAACTCATCATCATTCAACGTATCGATTTTATTTAGAATATTCTTAGCAACGTATATTCTATGTTCTAATGTATCAATAGTATCAATTACTTTATCTTTATTATTCATCTTCTCCACTACCCTTACCATCTCTATCTATATACAAAGCTACACAAGTTGTAAAAGCGACTAATACACACCACAATGAAATACAGATAAATTTCAAAAAGTTATCATCTATAAACAATATGACTGGTAACGCACACAAAAACAAAATTAAAAACATAGTCTATCACTCACCCTTAACTAATCGTATATCAGTATTATGTCCACAAGTATATCTATTATCCATTAAAGGCATTTTTGCTTTGTTTGTATCATCAATATCTACATATACAAATCTATTATAATACTTAATGATAATAAATGTATACCTATTAGTATTAATGAATTGAACTGTATCACCTACAAATAATAAATTGTAATCAACATCAGTTATGCCAGTAGACTGTCTAATCGTATTTACATCTATTTCAACCCTACTAACACTTGCTTCCTTATGTAACGTAGCCTCATTAACAACTAGAATATAATCTTTTCTCTCTTGTTGATTAAATAACCCTAATGAACTCACATACCCATAATAAAAACCCATATACTCATGCCCATCTTTACCTATGGCTTTAATGAGATATGGTTGCGTAATACAATTTGTATCTATATGAGTATCACAAACATTATTCGCACTGCAATAAGACTCCATCATCTATCTCCCTATAGTTACCACTTCTAATAGAGTTGAGTGTATTAAAAGAGTACACAGTATATGTAATACCACAATCTGTCTTAATAATATACACATTAAACAGTAATGCATATACAAAATTTGCATTAACTCGTAAATAATACAAACAATAACAAATAAATATAAATACTAAAATAGCACAAACTGATTGACTTTCTACAGTAACAATACTTAACGGTAACACCATTCTACCAACAAAATCAATGATGTATAATGAATAATCTCTATTCTTTTCAATCCCTACCACTTCATAATAAGATATGTCATCACTATGTCTATTTTTTCTAAACAATAATAAGGCTACGATAATATTCACTAACAACACAAATATACATATGCCAAACACTATCATAAACATATACTAACCACCTATTTTCTTCATAAATTCTCTATCTTGTTTCATTTTAAAGTAGAAATCTCTAGCATCTTTTACTTCTTTCTTACGTTTTACCATATCTCCTAACAAAATAGAGAATACAACAAAAGCTATAACCCATAGTACAATCATTTTATATCTCCTTATAAGTAATAATGGAACTCAACGGTGAAATACTAACATCAACATTATTATATTCATCAAAAAATGTAATAAGTTTTGTATTTCCCAAACCTACACTACACAAACACTCTTTAAAACTTTCCTTATTATGCTGTTTTGTAGCAAAATAATATGTTTCTCCGCCACTAGATACAATAATTGACAACATTTTTTTTACACCTCACTAACTGTTACAACACTTACTTCATGATTCATAGCCTTCCCTATACTCTTAATTAATATATCTTCATCTATCTTAACAGGAAATCTATCTTTACTTATTTTAATGACATTATAGTCATCATCAAAAGAAATCTCTAATGAACCTCTAACACCACTATCAATAAATACAATATTAGTAGTATTAACTCTCTTAGCAATAACTCCTGATGTAACACCATACACATTATTAAATGTATTATCATCAACGATACGTAGCAACTCTTTTAATGTACCCACACTAACCACCTCACCTATAAAGGGTATTTATCTGTATTAACAATAAACACATCAATAAAAGATACTATCGCTAATATAATACCAATAGCATAATACAGTTTAGTAGGTTTGTAATTATTGACAAACAAAACAATCACACTTAACACCCATAGTACAAGTAACATCATTGGAAATCCTGTCCACATCATTTTTATTTCTCCTTTGATTAAATACGATATCTATCACACCTATAGTATACCACATATCTATTATATTGTAAAGTTTTGTTAAGTTATACAACAAAATAAGAGAGTAGATAATCTACTCTCTTATTACTATTTCATATACAACTCTTCTTTATCATTAAGCAACTCTCGACACACCACCTGAAAGAACTCCTCACCACTAATTCTCTCACCACTATCAGTTACCATATAATATGTACCATCTTTACGAGCGATATACTCAATCCCTAAATATCTCATCACCTTATAAACACTTATATTAAACTGACTCAACAACACCACTCCCTATTATTCAAATAAAAACATAACTGTATTTACAATAGACACCACTACTACAAACACAATAGATATAACAATAGAAACCTTGGTATATATTTTACAGAATACATCTAATTTATATGACTTACTAATACCACACACAACACTAATCAGCATAACAATAAACACATAGATAGATATACCTAGGATAGAATATACACCATAAGCATAATTTAATATAGCATTAACACCATCCATACTCACCTCATATTTAATCCTCTATATATTGTTGTAATGATACTCGATTAAACTTATCAGTATCATAGAAGAACTTATACAAAGATTTAGGAACTATTTCTGATGTATTCCCATCTTTACTGTATACAATCATAACACCTTTATACAATGAAATATATTCATACCCACTCTCAATAAAAGTCCTAGCTAACTCTTTTGTCATAGTAGTACTTTCATTACCCTCAATAGTACCCCTATTTTTACCTATATAATCAGTCAACAAGTCTAATTTATCTTTGAGTGAGCTAAAACCCATAACACCATAAAACCCTGTAAACTTACTAGAATTACCTATAGCATCTTTTAATGTACATAGTATATGAATCACATCACTAAAAGTTATATTCTCAAAACTATAATCACTATGATTAAACAATGCATATACAGTATGATAGAACTCTTTAGGAATTGTAATTTTACGCTCCTCAATCCCATCAGCTTTAACATATAAGGTATTAAACTCTTTATTTGTTGTCATCGTAATATAAGAACTCTTACTATATGCTTCCCTGTTAAAGAACATCTCATGAGCTATAGAGTTTAATATAGTACATAATCCTAATGCCCTAGTTTTAACAATATTGTACATGAAATCAGCTTTTCTCAACTCCTCATTTGTATATCTACAACTATTAGGAATTATACTATCACCATACATCAATAAATCATCATTAAAATATCCAACCATCTCAGTATTAAATCGTAAAGACTCAATAACACTATAATTAAAAAACGTAGACACATAATATAACTTCTCTTCCTGTAAACTAGAAATTACTTTTAACCCATTGACAGCATCTACAAATACAGTATCATCACTCTTCCATGTATGATAAAACACTTTTACAACTCGTAAAGAAAACCATAATACATCAAGTACCTCTTTTAATGTAATAATACCTCTAACTGAATCACAATCAATATAATCACTCATATCATATAATTCATCTATACCATCACCAAAGACTCTAATAGTATTATCACTACCACCATAAAACTCTACTCTTACAGTACCAGATTCAAGATATGTATCCATTTGATACAACATCACTTCTAAATTATCTATGAAATCAGTATCCATATAAGAACCATCAATCAAATACATATATGCACTTTGATGTATATGAGGTAATCCACCATTAACACCTGTTAACTTCAATAATGTACTCACTACACTATCAACCTTAGATATATCATACCCTTTATTGACATTTTCATACTTTAATTTAATATTTCCATATATTGCACTAGCAGTAGTACAAAATGAATCTGATATCGGTCTATTCAATGTATCTAAATGATTATCAATAGCCTCTACAAATAGTCTAACACTCTTTAAATCTTTAAAATATACCAAACAATCTCGAATAAACCCATTAGAAACTTTACAATACTTAGTAGTATCTGTATCTTTCTTAGTGTTATACTCACTTACATATTCTATAGCCTTATTGTACCCTAATGAGCTATCACATAGCACATCTCGTTTCAACACATCATATGAACCATTAACAGCCTCATTATATAAACGAATCAAATATTGTATAACAGCATTTGTATTATCTACTACCTGTTTAACACTAATTCCATATGAACCACTAAAAGCTACTACCGGCAACAATCTATCAAACACATCATTCCCATGTAATGGAATTTTATTAAACCTAATAGCATCTCTATTAAGGTACATAATACTATACGATACAATATCACTATGATAATCATAATAAGGTACTAGCATCTCTTCATCGTCATACCTATCTAAGTAGTTGATTAACTCCTGACACATTGTAATCAGTTTTAACTTTTCATACGTTGTCTGACTCTTGAACTCTCTGATATACACAAAATTAGGTGCTATGTTAGTATGTAGAAATGCTTTAGACAATTCTTCATAATCAACAATGCTAAAAGAAATTGTATTGTATAAAGACTGTAACACTTCTAGAACATTAACCTTATCTTCATATTTTAAACTCTTAGCATATCGCAACAACAAATCTTTATCTATAACCACATCTGACATATAGTCAATCTCACTCAATGATAACCCATTCTCACTAGAATATGTTAAACCATCATCTGTAACCTTAATGAAAAATGTATTGTTATATAGATGAATCATCGTCTTAAACACATACATATGTCTAACAACACTAACATAATCTTCAGCAGAAATCTTTTCATGTTTAAAAAACATAGTACTCATAACTTAATCTCCTTTACTTATTGTATACCAAGCTCTTGTTTAATATCTGACATCACCTTAAACACTTCATCCATTAAATCAGAGTTATGATAATATTTTGTATCACATAACTCTATATTAGAGCTGAAAGCACGTACACAACTTTTAGCATATCTAACCTCTTCTATAGACACTAATTTGTAGACACTCATATCAACATCATCATGACTATGATACAACTCCTCTAACTCTTTAAAAGAAATCTGTTGCACAGCTTCATTGATAATATGATATGCATTACTATGACTACTTTCTTTACTATCCCTAAATACAGTAGTTGCCTCTAACATATCACCAATCGTAATATACCCCTTATGTTCAGCTAACTTATAAAAAGCAGTATTATCTAATAAATACAGCACATCATATAGATGCAATATAGTTGTAGCAGGTGTAAATTTATATTTCATAGTATTAACCCTCACAATGATATACATAATACACTAAAGGCAACATATCAATCGAATCAATATTATAGAAATATTTATGTAATGATTTTGGCACTACCTCAGATTGGCTCTTATCTTCATTATACACCACAATATCATCACCATCTTTAACTGCTAACACATATCCATTATCAATGAAATCTTGCACTAACTGTTTAGATACATTATCTGCTTTATGATTAACACATTTACTATGACCCATCACTTTATTAAACATCTCTTCGACAACAAACAAATCATGACTAATATCTTTTAATACTTCATAATACTCATCTCGTAGACCTACATTAGCCAATGCATCATTTAGATACCCATATAATCGATTCAATGCCACTAACATCTCATACAATGAATTTTCTGTAAGCCCCTCATGAAAACAATCCATACACATATGATATATTGTACTACTAAGGTTAGGACAATCGATGATAACTCTTCTATTCTTACCATTATGTAAAGCAATCATATACCCAAAACAATCTATTTGTTGTGATTCACAATCCAAGAATACCTTATCTATACCTTTATACGAACATACCTCTTTGAACCCACTAATCAACAATCGTAACGAATCTATGTAATTCTTAATATTATCTTTCACATAATGCATAACCCTGTTAGACTCTTTTACATCTTTATAAGTTTTAACACCACTATAATCAAACATATGCTGTAGAGAATGACTATGTGTATACACTAGACTATCTTCATCAATATCACGTACATACACAATACCACTCCCATCAACATCTAACATAAAACCACAAGTTAGAGTATCATCAGACATACAAGACAAACATTTAAAAACTTCCACAACATTTAAAGGAATGACAGTAGTATTCCACAACATAGAATACATTTGTAATACCTCACGAATCTTATGCAGTGTAACAATCTCTTCATAGACACCAACAATCGTATCTAAATATGTAGGTTGAATATATGCACCAAAACCAAACACATAGCCATCAATGACTATACTCCCATCAGAAACAGTGATATCACTTCTATGTGTATCTAATACATTAAGCAGTCTATGCAACCTAACTATACTCTCATTAGTTAGATAACCATTGAATGTATTTAAAACACTAACACAATAACTTTGATGTATTGGCATACATGAATCTCCAATAAAATCACCATGTAGACACCACTCTGTAACCATAGTTTGCTCAACAGAATCTAAAGCACTACTATCATTAAGAATCGACATACAACCAACTCTAGATAGATATGCATGAGATAGCATATAGCCAGCAATATCCCCTAATGTAATTAATCTATCATCTTCATGTAAATACTTAGTAGCAAAATGTAGAGCATAAAATAAATCTTGTAAATCACCCACACACTCAATATGTTCTAATTCACATCTAAAAAAAACATCATCTATCTCATATACATAGCAATCATCACTACAATCTGTATCAAAACTTACAGCTGTTAAGGTATTTTCTATCTGTAAATATGATGTATCCTCACGAATCACATCATATAATGCACGTAATTCGTTTCTATTATCACTACAAATATAGGATATCATACATTTAATATTAGTCATCACATCTTCAATGCTTATCCACTTCTTACCATTAAAAGTAACAATATACAGTATATCTTCAAAAGGACTTAAATTAATGCTTGATACACCACACACTACAAACTTAGATAAAAAGTTGTTTCTTCTAAGATACGTTATTGTATCTCCCTTATTGGCACGTTCTCCAAGTAATCTCATCAACATCTTACAACGAATTAAAAGTTTAACAATCCCACTTATAGAGGACTCATGTACACAATCTATCAATGTAAAATCAACATTGATAAACTCATTATTTCCACGTAAATAATCATATACCTCTATATCCCTATAAATAGCACTACGAATAAATTCATATAGCTTAGAAATACAATATCCAACATCACCTACATAGAAATCTTTAAACTTATTCACTAAATGACAACTAATACCCTTAACATCTGTAATAGACATCTTAGCATCATTATTTAATACATTATAATACAACTTAATAGCATCAAGGTAATCCTTAGCATTTACTTTTTGACACCCTAACCCTTTATCTTTTGGTACTGTATACATACAAATCTCCTATCTAATTGAGAATAATTTACAATACATGAAAACTATGTATTTTTCATTAACTTTACTATATTTTACACCACATTACACAATATTACAAATATTTTTTATACTCTCTATAGTGAAAAGTTATCAAAATCATCAAAATCACCTAAAATTGAAAATTATCAAAATTCAGAAAATACCCTAAATATCAGCCTAAATGATAATAATTCACAAAAACAACATAAAGTGTGTAAAAACACCTTCTAAATGAAAACAATTCACAATTAATATTTTTACACACTTTACAAAACACTACGAAAACATACAAAATATTACAAAATTTTTTGTATCTCCCTCTATGAAATTTTATAAAACACCTGTATTTTAACAAAACTGAAAAAGTGCTTATTGAAAATGATTTACAACTAGACCTTATTTTTTAGAAATTCTCTCCACTTATCATCTGTAGAAACATCTTTAAAAATTGTAACACCACTATCATATGACACAGTATCAACCTTTACAGGCTCATACCCCATAATATCACACACTTCTTTATTATAATGATTATAATACACTCTATGAACGCACTCACCATGAACAATAGTCATAGAATGATAATAATATGGCTCATTATTATGATACACTAATGAACCATTAACAGGAATATTTAATACTTCAAGAATGTTATACACACCATACTCAATCCTATCTCTAATCCCTAATACATCGAATAAGAATGAAATATCGATATAAGATTTTAAAGGTACTTTATGTGAATCTACATCTTGTTGCGTATATTTCTGTTTTACAGCTAACAAATAATCTTCATGAATATCTAATGTTTTATACCCCTTAGTATACAAGAATAATAAAGAATCATATAGGTACTTAAAATCCTGTTTCTTTAAAATATTATCTACATTACTATTGATAGTATTAGTAACTTCCTTCATATACTGTTTAACGTATTCAATATCTACATCATTAATATCACAATTTTTAGTAACCCACTCAATCACATCTATGATATTAATATAACTACTGTAAAAAATAGATTGTCTATTCCGCTTAATATACTTACCCATTACCTCATCTAAACAAGCTCTATATATCTTAGGTAATTTTTTATTTTCTGATATAAAATCCAATCTACAAGGATATCCATCATTACCAATAAAACGATAATATACACCACTACCCTTCACAAATACATTTCTTTGAATTTTATCATATCCCAAAGACATTACATATTGCAAAAGAGTTACACTCTTATTACCCACATCTTGTGCTAAATTTTTATACTTCTTTTCTGATTTAGGTATAAATGATAAATGATACTCCCCATCATACTGAATCGTATAATTCTTTAAAAAATGAATCCAACCCTTGATACTATCTCCATCTACATAACTAAACACATCAGTAATCTCAGTTAAAACCTGATAGACGAAGTTTAGATACCGTACACTACTATTATATGGTGCATCATCAAAATCTTCTCTACACATAATATCCTGTAATGTATCACCAACAGTAGTATAATCACCAATTTCTTCAAATCCATGACTCTTATGTAACATATGTCTAAGCGTAGTAACTAAACCATCACTATTAACTACACCATCCATTTCAATAGCCATAGCATCTAACAGTAACATACTTTTAGTGAATGTCTCAGTTACTGCAATATCAGTAAATGTAAATGGTGTTTCAATCGGATACGTTACATTAGACTTAATATGATTAGTATCTAACACCTCATATACACCTCTACCTCGAACTCGTTTATGATAGAAACCAAATACATCCATCAAACTAATTTCAGTATCATTAATTAATAATGTCTTTGCCATAATTCATATCTCCTTTATTATAACCTATATTATAACCTATATTATAATCCTAATTCTTTAGACACTACTTCCACATAATTAAAAGTATTATTGTATTTATGTTTATTTACATCGTAGATACTCATAATCTTATCATAAATAGCTTTATGAAACCCACAATCAAATAATCTAAGATAATCTTTCTTCTCCTGTTGATATAATGCACATCCAATAGCACCACAACTTAACTCATCAAATATCCCACATAATATAAAATCACTACCCATATCTAATCCAGTATTCTTACTAAAATCACAGCATTCTTTCCATATTACTACGATATCTCTAATTAACTCATCACTAGGTACTTTTAGATTAATCATATTTAATTCTCCTTTATTAGTTTTTCTAACTCTTTCTCTAGTACATAGAACTCATCAGAAATATATGTTACGTTATCAACTTTATACGTATACTTCATTTTATTCTCTTCATACATCTTTAACAATACATCTAACATATACTTATTAAAGTTTACTTCCCTTTTTGTTTTATAGTATTCTTTGGATTCTTTAATGTAAAGAGGTATATCTAATACACCATCATTAACAGCAATCATTAGACAACAGTATATATCTTCAAATGTACAATCCTCACATTCATCATTACCCCATACACTTTGTAGGTATGAGATACATTCTTTAGTTATTACATACATTAAATCATAGCTAGGAATCATTTTAGTATCTCCTTTTAAATTAAGACCACTATTACACCTCTATTATACTAAATATAACAAAAAAGAGATAATACAAATATTATTACATATCTGCACTATCTCATAAAAACTTTTTATAGTATACTATTTCCACTCATACTCAACTTTAGGTACTCTATTAACTTCCCTAAAACTAAAAGCATATCTATCCCCAAAGTAATCTTCCCAGTATGCATATTCATAATACTTACCATCTACACACTTATAAATATATCTGCGATATGTATCAGTACCATCTTCTTCTAGTATTATATCAACTCTATCAAATAAAGAATCATCGACTTTAAATATCCAATAATCCTCTAACTCAACACTATCAAGATTTAATAATGTATGTATAATATCAGTAACATCTTTAGTACTCATAATATATTACTCCCCTAATAATACTCGTTTTAAATATTCAATATTATTAGTTATCCAATCCCATAATCCACATGAATCATCACTACCCTCACTAGGAGATTCTTTATTATCATTGTTACTGCTATCACTACTACTATAATGATTATTAAATAATGAATTATATAACCATGAACCAGTAATTGCACCACTCATACTATCAAAAAATGATGAACGTCCACTACTCTCACTAAAACTCTTCTCTACAGTAGAACTCTTACTCTCACTAGATTTAGGTGTAGTACCATTACTACTCTTATTAAATGTATTAGATGTACTTTTAGTTACACTAGGTTTAGGTGTATTGACAGTTGGTCTACTTGTAGGCACTCTTACAACAGATACTCTAGGCACAACTACTGTAGTACCATATCCTACTGTACCCATACTAACCATAAGAATTGATACTACACTAATCTTTTTTAATAAATTCATAACACTTTAATTCCTTCATAAATGTATCGCAATCATTCATAGCTTGTATTCGTAAATTTCTACCACAAGTATATTGTTTTTTAAGACCTTCCCTATAAGCCCTTAAATATTGTTTAGATACCTCATCATCAGTAGTATCTATTTCTTTTTCTATTTTAGAACATATATTTTCATAACTCTTATCAACAAAATCACCATACACTCTAAATAGCTCTTTGAAAGATTTATTAACTACATACTGATAATACTGAGTAGAACTTCTCTGTATATGATTCATCACTTCAACATATACACATAACTTTAAGTATAGTACCCACTCAGATATTAATTCTTTTATAACACTCATAGATTTTTATACCTGTCTGCTACTGTATCTTTAAACAACTCATACCGACTATCTGGTAGGTAAAAGGGGTCTGCTGTACCTAATACCTCACTAGAAATATAACACAATAGTTGTCCTAATCGTAATTCAGGATAACAACCCCATATATACTCTATATTATCTAACACTTCCTTATGACTTTGAATCACTTCTTGATTATCAGTATAAGAACGTGTCCTATGTTCTACACCCCTATGAATACACACCACACAAACCCCTTACAACATAAAAATAATACACCTATTAAAGACTAGATACGTACTTCAAATGATAATTCTCCATTATAAGAATTAACTAAAAACTCTTTCGTATCTTCTAATTCATCATACACTAATTCACAAAAATCATCTTCAGATGAAATGAATACAATACCTACAAACACCCCATATTCTTCATAATCTACTTCTACCCTAAACCTACAATCCTCAAACCCATCTGCATATTCTTCAAATACATCTTTAAAACTAGGAATCTCTTTTACAATGTTTTTGGCAAAATTGTTAAATATTTTAGCACTTGCATTATCTTTATTTCCGACATATTCATCTTTCTTTAAGTCATAAAGTGTAATCCCTTCAATTTTACCATATACACCATCTTCAATATCACTAAAATGTATCTCACCAGCATCAAAATCTAAACTTGTTGTAGCACTACCATATGTATCTGTATCATAATGACAAATATAAGAAATTCCGAAACCTAAATAGTCATTACAATTAAATGTGAAAGTGATATACTCTTCCTTACCAACAGAATATATTTGAACTAGACATCTATATTTAGTATCTCCATACACATTATTACTATACTTAACAACTAAATTCTTTTTATTATTCTTACCTAACTTAGACTTATTGAATAACATTTTTAAATCTTTATCATCTATACAATTCTTTTTAACTTTTGAGAGCTTACCACTCAAAATACCACTAACTAATGCCTCAGCATCATTTAATGTATTTTTCTTATTAATACTAGACATATCTTCATTAACTAATGAATCTATAATACTTGAATATCCCATACTAACCTACTTTATAACTCTTAATCACTCACATATTTAACAACTTCATTCAAATTAGAAATGTTTTTCTCTTCTCTCTTAAACAAATCTATATTAAGTAAAGACTCTACGAAACATTTATTTTCATCCTGTGCATCTGTAACATCAAAATCAACAGTATAGAAACGAACAAAGTTATTATATCCTTTTACAAATGATTTACCTGACTCTACATACCTATTTATATGATAAGTATCAACTACTTCAAGATACACTTTTTCTACAAACTCAGAACCATTATATAATGTATGTACATCGATATAATCAACATAGTTAGGTAATGTTGAGAATAACTCATTCAATATTGAAAACGAATCTAGATAAAATACCCACTCTTTAGTATTCTCTTGTTGGACTAAATTAATTACCTTAGTCATAATTGCATTTAAATACTTATAGGTAACTTTGATATGACTATCACAACACACATAAAATGAAATAAGCTCAATGCCTTTATAATTATATGTATTAAAAATTGCATTATCAAATGTATACGTATAATTATATTCACCACTTACTACCACACTAGATAATAACTCTAATCGTGCTTGAATATCTTTAAATGTAAACATCATTGTATGTCATACCTCCCCTAATAAACCCACTTCATACAACCAATACGCATATATCTAAGAACCTTATCATCTGTTAGTGGAAGTGCATTTTTACGTTTTTTAGCTCTCTTTTTAAAGCCTCCAAAGGTAAAATAAACACCATCCTTATCCTCTTTCCTATCAATTAAGATAAGTCCAGCATCCCCTAGTTTAGAATCAATGAAATCCTTATGCTTTTCATATACATCACTAGGTAATGCATAATATAAATAAGACACATCATCACTATCATGATATCTAGGTTTATTAAAATCATTCTGAAAATCAATCTTATTGATTTTAATTTCAACCTCTGTTAAACGTCTACTCTTTAAATTGAAATATAAGAAATCTGCCTCATATTCTCTCTTCTTAGGAGTATACATTGTAACATTAGGAATACAGATATTATTAAGATATAATTGTTTAGCTAGTATATATTGAAATGTACTCTCACTTTTCCACCTACACATATTGATATTTATATTATTTCTCACCCTTTTTACTCTCCTTTAAATTATGACATACATAGACTATCTTTTGTTTTGTATCTTGTATTTGATTCTGTTGATTATTATTTTGATTGTTTGCACACCCATATGTAAATACCAATAAGAATGACAAACAAGCTAATACTATATATCACCACATATACATCATTAAGTCCACAAACTAAATACATGCTTTTGTAACAACTCCAATGCTATTTTAACACTCTCTACATCATCATCTCTATCAACATCACCTTTAGTGAAATAGTGATGCATAGTATCAGATATATACTTTAAATCATTATAAAACTCTTCATCTTCAAAACTAATTGGTGCCTCTTCAAGATACTTCTCAATATAAAATGCTATAATACCACATAAAATATTGGATAAATCCCATATAAAACAACCACGATACTTTGTATATAGCACCTCTAACTCATTATACAGATTATCCTTTAATGAACCATAACAATCTATAGGCTCAACTACCTCTAACCTATCTTGTTTCTTTTGTAAATGTTTATATTCCCTCTCTATCCCCTGTAAACGCAAATATTCAGAGAGATTAATAGATACCTTTGGTATAGTACCTAACTCAAACACCCTCTGTCCTATTGCATTTATGTTACTATCTTTTGTATCACCTACAGCAATCTTCTTCCTATTAACATTATTACTGTATTCTGATTGACTACTTCCCATCTCTTTTATTATTTCAAACTATCCCTATCACTAAATACTCCATTACCATCAATAGTATTCCTAATTGCCTCATATTTTACAGTATGACAGTTACTACAAGTATTACTACAAGTATTACCACTATTAGTATCTACATCATTATATCTAATATACTGATAATACTCTACATCAGCCATATCCCTAATCGTATCTTTTGTGCGCCCACCACCATACACACAAAATTTAGTAGACATACTAGGTACTATCTCTTTAAAATACCTCTTAAACCATGTAACACCATTATTAGATACTTCTACTATACTACCATCATGTAACTTTTGTTTAGTAGCATCCTCATTAATTGCCTGTGTTACCAATTCAATACCTGTACCATCATTAAAAGGGAATACACTTGAAATCAAGGAATGAATATAAAAAGATAGACTCTTAGATTTATTAATAGTATCTACATATTCTTCTACAGGAACAGTGTATCGTACATCCATATGATTAGGAATAGCCATACTATCTGTCCGATTAGGCTCCCCTTGATTGAGAATACCCCTATTAACCATACTATTACCAGTGCCATCAACATTAGAAACTCTAGTAACATGATTTACACCTTCCCTATCATTAGCAATAGTAGTATCACTAATAGTATTAACCTCAGAGTTGATGTCTCTTGTGATATTAGATATACCCCCGCTATCAACCCCACTATTAATAGTATTTCCATTGCCTCCACCTACACCATTATTACCACTATTACCATTACCATCAGTATTCTCTACTGATTTAGTGATAACACCACCATACCAACTCTTAGACTTAGTATCATATACAGGTTTACTATGAAATAACTGTAAACCCTTTTTCTCATCATATGTGAGATATTGAATACCCCAGTGATAAAAAGTGAATAGTAACCACTGTACACCCTCTATGGTAGTGATATTCTTAAAACTATCTCGTCTAACACTATCCTGTAATAGGTATTGCGTATGAATATCTAAACTATAAAACCTATTCTCATCCATACCCTATTCACCTACCACTTCAAATAAATCAGTTACATCAACACCTAATGCTAATGATACCTTTCTACAAGTTGCTACTCTTACAAAATCAACATCTTCTTTAATTAAAGAATAAATCGCAGGTCGAGATAATCCACTCATTCGTGATAACTCACTAATACTCATCATCTGTTTCTGCATTTCCTTCTCTATTGCACCACTCCGTAGCTTAAATCGAATTACTGCCATTACAAACACACCTTATATTTTATTATATCTACTACATCATTTACATATATGTTAAATGATTTGTACCTGTACCTCTACATTATTATCATGGTTTAATACTTCATCATTATCACAAATAGATTTGATAACCTCATCAAGTTTAGAAGTATCATCATTCTCATGATATCCACGAATATATACCATACATTTCCTATCCACTACATACAACGTAGCATCCATAGAAATAACCCCATCAGTAATAGTACATTTCACACTATCCATAGAGAAATCAACTTGAATAATATGATTAGAGCCAGTATCTTCTTGATTAACACCACACACTACATTATCTTTATAATAATAATCCATAGCATTAACTAACTGTTGAATCGTCATATCTAACATATAAAACACCCCCTACCCTCGTGCTAACATATCACTTATTCTCTATATACATCCTTTAATGCCATCTTTAAAATATCAGATAGACTTTTATAGCTATCTAACTCTTTAGTTACTACATTACCTTTATTATTAATATAAGACACATATCCACTATATGTGCCACCTTTATCCTTCTCAAAAGACAATGTAGCTGATTGTTTACTATCATCTTCATCTTTACTATCCTTAATAGTATCTTCTTTTACAGTCCCCATAGAATTAGGTAAAATAGCTGTCTTTGTATTAATACTATCAAACATACTTAACATATACTCTACTTGACTTTCTGCCTCTTCACGAGTTTTAAAGACATTTCCCATATACAATAAAGCATAATCAACTACATCATTATTCCACAACACATAAGAAACAGTACCACTACTACCAATATAGTAATAACTATCTCCCTTACGATATAGCCTATCATCATCAGTACCTTTTACTACCTTATAAGCACCACTTAAAATACTAAATACAACACCAATAGGTACTACCTCTTCAGTATCTTGATATAACATAGTACCATCAGTATTAATTACCAATGGTCTATTTACATTCTCTACCTTAAAAGGCTTATCAATAATAATACCATTGTTTTCCATAAATTCATTGACATAGAAATCCATATATTACCTCTTCTTTATTATTAAACTATATAGATAATGTTCGATATAGTCATATACTGCTTATGATGAATCCTATCAGTGTTAGTCTACTACTAAATAATAAACTCACAGTATACATAGTTTTAATTGTTAAGCTATGACTAAAACTATAAAACCATACAATACTATATATAAAATTACACTACATTACATAACATTACACAAAATCACTATGAATTGATAGAATATAGCATCCCTATTGCGAATATGATGTATACCTTATATTAGAAACAAAATTGTAAAAGAACCCATATCATATACATGATACTTCGATAATCTAGCTACCCTATAAATGTGTTGTATTCTAATACATATCCTATCTACCCATATGAAATTGTATAACTATATGACATATACAGTATTAATATATGACTATATCTTACCTATATTATACATTATTAATTAACTTATGTAAAGTTTTGAAATTCTTTGTTAATTAACAGATTTGACAGGTTCAGTCACCAAAGACACATCTACCTCTTTAGTTTTAACCCCTTTAGTTACCTCTACTGTATCAACATGATGAGAACCTACATATACAGGGACTTCATGAGTATCAGCCATAGATGTATGACTAGCATGCCTTTCAGAATCAGTATCATAACATTCAATATTCATCTCTTTTACATATACATCTACATAATAACTATCAATATCCCCATTATAGGTTACTTCTACATATCTACCAGCCTTAGTAGCAAACACTAAAGCCTTCCAGTGTTGCAAAGTCTTACTAAACCACACTAATCGTAACGTATCTACACCATACTCCTCAGCTGATACTTTACAATCCTCTTTTAACACTTCACTCACCACATCTAATGCTTTATCTTGATATCTCATTGTAATAACCACCATATACCTAACATTAAAGTAATAATAACTAATAAAAAGAATACTATAAAATCTACACTAACCAGTTTATTAACTTTATGACTATATTGTATCTCTTTATTTAACCCCTGAATAAAATCAATAGTATCTACATCTAACGTATCAACCATACGATTTATAAAAGAATAGTCTTTAAAAGTAACAAATATAAAACTTCCTTTTATATAAACTTCATGTATTGTATCAACCCTATATGCAGTACCACCATCAAACACTAAATACCCATTATGGATATAATACCTACTCTTTAACTCTTCAAAACCCATATATCACCATCACTGTACTGAAATAAAATAAAGTAAAAATGCTATCAATAGAATATTGACAAATACTAATAAAAAAGAACATAACTCTAACTCATATCGTGTGATTCTAGGGAATAATGTCATACCATTAGAACTATTATATTCTATATGAGCATTATACCCCTCTTTCTCCTTTTTAATAGCCTCTACAAATTCACCAAGCCTAGTTAATGTCTCTTTACTAACATCAATATAATAGTCATGTAACTCTATCTCACGACTACAGCCTCTTTGTATACCTACACGCATAGTATCACCGAATATTTGTATACTTCGCACTAATTGGACTGGAAATGCATGGACACCACCAAAGATAGCATACTCTCCTGCAATATAATAATCACGATTCATACAATCACCACACTACCATTCCAATCAATAAGGACACCAATACTATTAATAAAAATAACATTAAAGTATCTACAGCATCAAATCTCTCACCACCAAGATTATATTCTTGAAAAATATCACAACATTTCATACGATACTCATATAAGTCATCATTTTTAATATAATCATTGATATCACATAGCACATCATCTAATATAATTAACTCCTCATATGAGATATCTTTAGGCAATCGACACCTAAATACCCTTACACCTTTAGGAATCCTTACACTAACATATAAATACCCATTAAAAATATAAACAAGATTAACAATACTCAATGAAAAGTAATGCTTTCCCCTGTCAAAACGTAACAATCCAGTCATAGTATCATAAGAAATTAGATTCTTATACTCAACGATATTTCTAGTATTCAACATCTATTTACCATCACCTTCTAGTAATTTCATATATCTATACAAAAACACACCTTGTAAATAAATCATACAAAATGTTACAAAATACAAAGCATACTGTACAACAAAACCATATCCTCTAATAATACCAAAGATATACTCTATGGAATCTAGAAAATTAAATAACCCACAGAATACAAGTATCTCTATAAAATTAAAAACCAACAATACCTTAATAATTAAGCCCTGTTTCATTCCAACACACCATCATTTTAAACATATTAATACGTTCTACAAGTACTTTATGATAATCAACCATATATGTGAGCTGTAAACTCATCAACTCAAAATCTTTTCGAGTTTTACCTTCATCAGTATCTAAAAACCTAGCCAACACATCAATTTTATCTTGTAAAGAATTACACTCTTCTACCATAGCATCGAACTCTAACTGTAACATATCTATCACCACTTTAACCTTTCACTTTAGAAACTTTGATTGGCTCACCATAAGCAGTATACGGCATACGAGTCCCTACAAACCTATCAAACCAACTAACAACTATTTTACGTAACTCATAATCTAAGACAGACCTAGCCTCACTAAACTCTTTTTCATTTAAAATATCACCCTTTAAATAACAATCAGAAAAATCCTCATCAATAGTATCTTGCATCATATCGATAAAATCATCAACAAACACATCAGGCATATAGTGCTTACATTTACTAACATAGAAATAATCTAAGTCAGTATCTACATAATCATCTACATTAAATAGACAATTACAATCATTTAAATCATTAGGGTCTACTGTCTCAGTAAAAAACTTTCTACCAAAAGACTTAGCCTCATCAATAGATTTAAATGTATCAAATGAATAAAAAGAATCCTCACACAAATGAACACAGAACCTAGTGGTATCAATCTTTATATTATTATAAGTGATATTGAATATATCCTCTCTACAAGAATAAAACTCACCCTTTACACCCCTAATAATATAATCTCCATCACGTACTCTCAAAGCACCCTCTAATGTTCTAAGATACAACTTACCATCACAATCAAAAAAGCAATTATCTGTACCAACATTATTTTTTAACTCTTCTGTAGACTTTTCATTATTATAAAAATATTGAAATGCATCAACTACAACAGGTTTTTTAACATATTTATTCATTATTTACCTTTACCCACTACTTACCTCTAGTAATTAAATACGCAGTTGTAAAATTAACAGCTCCCTCTAAACTTAATAGCTTTTCACTACCATTTTTATTTTCAATATATGTATATGCTTGGTCAAGATGAGTACCCTCACCATCTGTAAATGTAACAAACACATAATGTTTAACAGATTTTACACCTTTAGCTAAAGACTCATCTACATCACCTTCATAAATGTCAGTACCTTTCTCTACATCACCATATTGTTTAAGAACTCTTTCAGGTACATCTTTCTTATCAATCTTTTTCCAATCAATATCAACATCTTTAAAATCTTTCATTTTTGCAACAGTAGGATTCTGAGTGAAACCATAACTAGCATATAAAAGACTGTCCTTTAAAGTCAAATTTTGACCTAAAACAATAGAATATTGAGTATTCATAATCTTATCAGATGGTGGTGTCCCAACAATGAAACGATATATACCACCAATACACCACATTACAAAAAGCAAAGTCAATACACAATACACCCAAGACTTAACTTCACCATTTTCACCGTAACCAAGACGTTTAAATTTTTCCCACATAATAAAATCTCCTCTAATTTCACCTTTTAAATAAATAATCAACCATTTAAAAAATCCTTATAATAAACTAATGCTTCCTCTTTCATGGTATCTGATACTGTAAATACATTATAGATACCATCGAAAAGAAAATCTTTCCCCATTAACACCCCACTCTCTGAAATGAAAAACTTAGATAATGGATAATACCATCTCAATGCTTTTAAAACAAATTCATTATCCATACTTACTTCCCTTTCTATTACACCTATATACTAACATATATGTAATGTTATGTAAAGTTATATTTTTAAAATATAATGAAAATGAGGTGATAGATAAACTAACACCTCATTTATTTACTTACACAACTTTAATACCTCTTTTTTAATCATCTTAGCTAATTCTATATGGTTAGCAACTAACAGTAACCTACCCTTATGTAAAGCACCATCTTTTATGCTTTGTAACATAGCTTTACCCATTTCAGTATTAAAGTATTGATTATATTTAGTTTTTAATACAGCAAAAGGTATTTCATGTTCTGAAATGTAGGAATACAATTTTATACAAGAATTATCATCGAACCCATCCATATGACTAGGCTCAACTAAAAACTTATAACTTGACATCTCATTTAATGCTTCTGCATATGTAACAGGTATTAACTGTTTATCTACAACCTTATAATCAGAAGATTTAGATTTTCTTACTCTCTTTTTAGTATTCTTGTATGCCCACAGTAACTCATCTTTTAATTTGCGTAAATCTTTTGCATCACTTAATAACATATCTTCAGATAAAGGTATATCTTTACCTGCACCAACAGCACCTTTAACCATATTAAGGTTATTATTGAATAAACGATACTTATACTCATCTATAGTACGATTTGTTACAAGCAATATAGCGTATTGTGTGTCAAACTTAGAATCCCTTCTACATACCCTACCAACTGCCTGTATCATATTCTTAGTTGAAAAAGAAATGTCATAGAAAATAATTGTATTACATTTCTGTAGATTTACAGACTCTGTACCAGCAGATGTAATTAACACAACATCCCTAGAACCTATATTCTCCTCAACAGCCTCACGTGCCTTAATATTAATAGCACCTGTTACCTTATGTATCTTACCTAAATTGAGTTCTTTTTTATTTCTCTTTAATATCTCTTCTAACCGAACAATAGTCTCTTTATATTCAGCGTATATAATTACACTATAACCATTACTAAAAGCACCATCCAAAGACTTCAAAAGTAACTCCTCTTTAGGTGAATATTCTGACTTACAATAATTTGAAATCAAATCCTCCATAGTCTCATCATTATAGACTCTATCAACAAATCTTTGTAAATCATGCATCCTGCGTGAAAAATTCCTAGCATCATCATTAAAATTCAGTATGCCACTTGAAACCCTCTTGTATGTATCATAATCATCATCACTTAAATCACAGTGTAGAGAAGTAAATTTTAAATTATACTCTTTACCCCTAACAATCATTATCTCATTAAGTTTATCTCTAAGAATATCTAAATTCTTATACCCATATACTTCCTTTACTTTTATCTTTTGAGGTTTACCACCTCTCTTAATATATTGGTCTCTCAATTCCCACAGAGTAAAGTAATTATCAAAGTCTACCTTCTTACCTAAAAATGTAGGAGAGGAGAAATTAACAATATTATACAAGGAATCCAATGAGTTGAGTATAGGAGTTGCTGTCATTAACCAAACAACAGAACACCTTGACCGAATACTAGACATAACTTGATAATATTTACTCTTCTTATCCTGTAATTTATGTGCCTCGTCAACATTAAGAATCATAGGTACATTTCTTGACTTTAACTCAGCAGTAACCCTATCAAGTTTATCCAACTGTGTATCAGTACACACAATAATCCTATTAGTATCTAAATTATACTCTGTACTTTCAGTAGAAATGATACCAACAACATCAATACTTAATAATAATTTATCAAACAACTCTCTTCTGAAAGCCTTTAAAGCCTTAACAGGACAGACAATAATAGAAACTACGTTATTATACATATCAAGCAAAACCTTATTGGCAACAGATGTAATTAATGTTTTACCAATACCACACTGGGCTCCAAGTATACACCCCTGTCTAGATAGCATAAACTCTACACAATCTACTTGGTCTTTACCTAATGTTATGCCATTAAATGATTTATACCTATCTTCTAATACAAAATCACTCATATACAACCTCAATTAATATAATAAAAAAGACCTACAAATTGTAGGTCTTTTATAGGAGAGAAATCTATGAAAAAAATTCATAGTGTAACTTGTGAGAATTATGTTATTTTTTATATTTCATTTATCAAAGGGAGGAAAATATAAAAACTTTATATGTGAGAGTGCTTATTATTACATAACAACTCACAAATTACATATACAATATACCACATACTCCGACATATGTAAATAGTAACTCACCTAAAAATTACCCATCAATCTTACTCTTCTCTTCACTAATAATATCATACAACTCATTAACTAACTTAGATACAGACTACAGATATCTTCCTTATTTTTCATATAAAGCCAAACATACTCAAAGCTATATCTATTAAAACACTCTTCTAGCTTATGTCTTAATTCATCAGAATTAGAACTATCCATTACACATACTACTCCTCAGCCTCATCCTCAAATAACTCATTTAGCACACGAGGAACATATACTCTTTCTTTTAAGAATAACTTAATATAGCTCTTAGTTACAGTATTTGACATTTTATACACATCATTAATTATAGGAGTATCTAACTTAATGATAGAATCAGTGAGTTCTAACATATCTTTAGCCTTTCTCCTTGTGATGGATATATCTCTAATACCCTGTACTACCTTTGTCTTACCACTTCTATCAGTAGGATAGTGTAACTCGCAATAATGGTATAAATCGCCTAAAGCCTTATCACACTCATTCACAACAGAACTAAAGTAACTCTCATTCTGTTTCAAATACTTAACCATATCTACAAAACCTTTAGTAATTTTTTGTATGTCATCTGGTGAATATTCACTATTAAATTTAATATCATCAAAACTCATTACTAATACGACACCACCTATCTATGAATTAAATTCTTAAAATAACTCTCAATATACTCTAATGATACAGGATAATAGTTATTAGCATCTACACCTACATCATACCTCATAATACCATTCTCTAAGTTTTTATGATTATACTCACTATCAGCATGAATATGTCCATGTAAATGGATACTTTTTTTCTTATAGCTATCATTCCATTCCATTAACGGATAATGCATAAGAACATACTTTACTTTATTATAGTTAAACTCTTTATAATCAAGAATATCTTCAAACAAACTACTATCATACTTTAAGTCATGATTGCCACGAATTAGAACCTTTCGACCTTTTAACTTCTGTATTAATTTATTAGACTCTTCAACATTAATCTTATACGTTAAATCACCTAAGATATACACCAAGTCATTTTTATGAATGATAGAATTATAATTTTGTATAATTCTATCATTCATCTCTTCAACACTACCAAAAGGTCTATTAGTAAAACGTATTATATTTTCATGTCCTAAATGTAAATCACTTGTAAAATATATTTCCATACAACACTAAAAACCCTATAAATTATCTAACTCACACAATTTACTATGAATAAGCAAAAAATACTCTCTAAGAAATTTAATATCTGATTCATCAGTTTTATAACCAAAATTACTTCTAAAATCAACAATACTATCAAGATTTGAAGCCATATCTTTAAATGAAATACAACATACAGATAAAAAAGTGTGATAAAAATCTAATGAATCATCAAACATATTATCGTAATTAACCACATAGTAATCATATACTACATATGGTAATAATGAAGTATCAGTAATTAAGTATGTTTCACCTTCAATAACAATAGTGGTTTTTCCTGTATACTTATCATACTTAATAGAATTATCACCTAACTTAAATAACCCATTCATACAATCATGTGCATAATCTAAGTAGCTAGATAATACTTCCAATATGTCATATATTTTACAGAAATTTTTATACATAAGAACACTCCATTAAATATAATCACCTAAAGTATACCCACTAATAACACCTTTATCCATAAAATACTTCATATAAGACTGAACATCATCATATACCTTATTAGCAATCTCATTTTTGCCAATATACATCTGAAAATCATATGATTGTAGAAACATCTCATCTAAAACATCTATATGAATATTACCAGTACGCTTAGAAATAGTGATGTTGAAACTAAGAAAACTATTCTTGCCACCAACTCTCCTATTAAAATACCATGAATCTTTAGCAAAATCTGTAAACCCTATCTCTCTCATCTCACTATCCGATAAGATATTAGCTTTAATATTTGCATTTTGATGATTCTCATCCAAAGGCACACTCATATTAATCATATACTTATTCATTACTATCACCAACTGATTTATTAATATAAGAATTGTACATTTCTCTAATTTCTATAATGTTTTTATCTGTTAAATCCTCTATAAACTGACTGCGTAGAAAATTATAGAAACTCTTCTCAAATTCATTTAGAATGGTGGTATCTATATCCCATCCCTTAATATAATGACTCAACATTGTCCTACAATATTTCCACTCTAGGTACATATTTGACTTTATCTTAGTCATATATCCTCTAATATCAGTTAGTACATATCCCTCAAATTCAGAATCATGTGCTTTTTGAATATATGAATCTAGCATTTTCCTATCATTAATAGTAGCAGACCAAACAACACTAAACACATCATCAAAAGCATACATAGGATTCTCTTCATAGATTTTGCTGAACTCTTTTCTACACTTTTCTGAAAATTCATAATCAATATTAATTCCACTATCTAAATGCAATTTATTTGGTACAAAATCTAATAAAAACATTTTATGCTTTTTACCATAATCAACAATATGCACATCTTTAGGGTGAATAACCTCAAAAACTGCGGAACATCTATATTTGATTAGAATATCTCGTAATGCATACCTAATGTTATAGTCAATCATCTCAAAATTTTCTTTAATATACCCAGCATACTCTGAATCTGTTGTTGCTTTACTTGCAATAATAAAGCAATCATTATCAAAATCCCAAGAGATAATACCTAGAAAGCCATTTTCTTTTTTAGCGACTCTAATAGGATACTCCAAAGAATTTAATTCTTCATCCTTATCCATCATCTGTCCAAGATTGAAAAATTTATCATAAGAACGTGCTTTAACTTTACCAGTTGTCTCATGCACAAATAATCCTCTAGCCTTGATAGTAATATTATTCCATAAACAATCACGAAATGCATTGTCTGTAAAATTAAGACTAATCATATCAGGTTTACACTTATTAACTCTAACAAGTTTAGAATTAGCTATAACATTGACTTCCAATGAATCAGTCTCAATAGAGTTCCTTCCAACCTCTTTTAAGAATTTATATTCATCTTCCATATAATTTTTATTGTACACAACATTCTCATAATTGAATACAACTGCACCATCGGTATTGATGTCTAAAACTCTTAAATAACCACCAAACTCAACTCTACCCTCTAGAGAATAACTACAATTTTTTGCAGACACAACACCTCTATGTCCAAAAACTTGAATATAACCATCGTTATCATGATTTTTATTGTATTCTAATGAAACCTCAAAATCATAACCACCTACACCTTTAATACACTGCTCAGATGATATTGTTAAAGCATTTCCAACAAAATCAGTCAACCCTGCATGAGTTACCATATACTTTTTATTACCACAACTAAAGAAATAGATTGATTTTAATTTTCGATATAAAACACGCAATTCTTTCTTTAAAGTCTTTTCATCTTCATAGTGTAGTAACCAATCTTTTAATGTAGTATTTACAAATCTTTTGTATCCTAAATCATCTGCACCCTCATCATGTGCATATCGAATCCAATGTGCCTCATGATTACCTTCTAATAGTACAACATTTTTATGCTCAGATAACTCTTGAATAGTTTTTAATGTATCATAATGTTCAATACCCCTGTCAAAATAGTCACCAACAAACACATACAATGTATCTTCATTGAAACCTTCTAAAGCATCTTTAAGAACACTATTACAAGAATGGATATCACCTATTACTTTTACTTTATCATATTGAGTATCATTACATATAGTATCAGTATTGTACGAATTGATAAATTCCTCTAAATCTATCTTTTTAATCTCTCGATGTAACGTATCCATGCTTTCCATAACACGTAACATCTTATCAACAATATGATGTGGTACAAAAGAATATGTACCATTACGCATTTCATTCTGCTCAGATATCTTTAATAAATCTGTAGTCATATCATGCTGATAAATTCTATAATTATATCTCTTAGCTAATTTTCTATATTCAGAAATTTGTTTTTTTACAGTTTTTACAGAGGAACAGTGTGTAGCATCTATAACAGTAAACTCACCTTTACTCATACGATACTCCAACATCTTATAAAACGTATCAAACACTTCCTTATTACATGATTGGTCAATACCATAAGTACCATCTTCTAACATTACAGAAGAACCATACATCAATCTAAGTTTATCTGGACACAATGTATACTGTCCCAAACCTAAATCATTAACAAGAGTCGATTTACCACTCCCAGGACAACCTCTCAACAACACTAACGCTTTCATAAAATTAACCTCCCATGTTTAATCACTTTTTATTACTCTTCTTTAGCCACTTCATACATTCTTCATTATCATTCTCAATATACACAACGATATCATCATTAAACAAATAAGTGATTAAATCCTCTTTATCTTTAAAAATATCCTTCGGAATTACAAATTTACTTTCATGGTCAATATACCCATCAACATACCCATAGTCATCTAACTGTAATTCTTTAATGCTAACATTTATACCAAACTCTTGCAACCACTTAACAATAGTTACAAAAAACTTACCATTATAGACCTTCTGCAAAGAAGTTACACCCTCATACTCATTAGTTAAGATATAACTTAATTTTTCATTTGGCGTATCTAATACTTCATATCCCCACCCATACTCATCAAATCTAGGGTGTAATACATAATTCTTATACTTTTCAGGTATTTCAGTTAGTCTATATCTACTATCTTTAAAATCTTTAACACCATTACTTTCATAAACACCTCGTAAAACATCTTCATTCTTATAAGCTAAAGAATGTGCGGAACTAGAATTTGTTTCAAACACACCATTACGAATTAATTTCATACTTGTTTACCTCCATAGCAACTGTCCAGTCGGATGCTTGTGTATCATCTACTGTTGGTGTATAAACGCTTTTTAACTTGTTATCAATCAACAGATAACTTAAATGATAACAACCATCGCCATCCTTGAGGACATCGTAAATTAAATACACACCATCATCCCAAGATTTTCGTCTTACACATTTACTTTGTGAAACACACCAATACATTGCTTGACGATAATCAATTTCTTCTTTTGGTGTATCAACCCAGTTTTGCATGACATCAGAATTATCATTTTCAATATAGATTACAATGTCGTTATTAAATAGATATGTCAACAAATCTTCTTTTGTTTGAAACATATCCTTTGTAACGACATTCCAAGATTGATGGTCAACATAGGCATCAACTTCAGAAGATTCACCATATTCCTCTGGCAATTCTACCACAATATCCAATTCACTTAACCATTGAATCACTTGCTTGAAAAATTGGTCTTCTTTAATGACACCCCAAGTTTTATACTGGTAAACGGACGACATTAAATAACTTAGCTTTTCTGCTGGAGAAGATAACACGTCAAATCCCCAACCGTATTCTCCAAAATACAAAGGCATATACGAATACATTTCGTATTCCTTTGGTTTCTTTGTTAGATGCAATTCTTTTGTGGCGAAACACAAGTATTCTTTTGGTTTATAATCATAATCACGCAAGACTGTATTCTTATAAGCCAAAGAGTGGGCAGAAGAACTATTTGTCTCAAATACACCATTTCTAACTAATCGCATACCAAAATCTCCTTCATTTTAAAATAATCACGTAAAGTAATATCATCAAACTTCTTAATATTATCTAATGTCCTACTACTAGGAGCATAACATTCATCAACAGCATTAATATACATTGAATGCTCACCCTGATAAAATGTTTCATACTCATCTTTAGAAATTTTATCCTTAATGTGTAACTGCTCTAAAGCTAAATTATCAAAAGAAACTATATCAAACAACTTAGTCAATTTCATAATATGTGTATCCCATTCAATATGAGAATTAGAAGTTAAGTCTACTTTATTCGTATTAAACCCAAAATCTTTCTCACCAAGAACAAGTACTTTACGATACTTTTTATGCAACTTACATACATCTTTAAGATTGTCAATACCACATATCACATGAAGAACAGTATTACTATATTCTGATATCCATTCAGGTAAATTCATGCTACCACATAGGGTACGAAAACTAATCCCTAACCCCTTAATGTACTGCATAATCTTTTTAAGGTTCTTATCCCCACCATCTGTGAGATATCGCTCATTAACAGTTACATTAACTATAAAGCCTAGATTATATAAATCCTTAACAAACTCTATAAAATCATCAGATATTTGATTTGCACCTATTGCCAACTCTGTACCTTTAGGTAAATCTGCAACCTTAATAACATCTAACAATTTATCATAATCACACACATCACCATCTACAGTAGCTGACTCATGACAAAAACCACAAATACTAACACCCTTATCAGCATTATACCCATAAGGACATCTTTTAGATACCCTTATATCAATGTTAAGAGGTGTATCTAATTTAAGAATACTATCATCAGTCTCAATAATTCTAGTACCATCATCATATAATGTTATATCTGCATTACCATTCCTATACTGAATCATTTTATCCCTCATTATGAAAAGCTCTTCTAATACTATCACTAGAAACTTCTTTACGTATTCCCATATTAAAAAATCTAACGGCTCTTAAAATAATTTCTAAATCATCCAAACTTATCTCAGTATCTCCATGATTAACATCTAAGTGTAATTTACGATAATGAATTTTAACTTCATTATAATCTAAAAATTCAAAGTATATAGTATGATACCCACTATTATAGGTAACACAAAAAGATTTTCCAATCAACTTTCTAGATATACTACCAATAGAGATATATATTGATGATGCAGAACCAAAATAATTAGAAACTTTTAATTTAAATTCTTTATCTAAATTACCATAATACTCAATCTCTGAAATTTCTAAAACATCATATGAATCTGATAACTCAAACAACAACTCCTCATATAAAGTATCCTTCTTCAACACTAAATACGTATTTTCATCTTTAGTGTATTTTACTTTTACTAAAGACATAAGTATTGTATCGTTATCATCGACAAAACAAGGTATTTTGTAAAAACCAAGTCTAGAATCTGACATAATAGCACCTCACATAAAAAATAACCATGTAATATTTACATGGTTATTATAACATACTATATATTAAATTGTAAAGTTATGTAAAATTAATATATCTATAAATATTTTTCAATAACTAACTTACGTAAATCTTTATACTCATAGTAATTTAATTTTCCGCGTTGATGACAGTCATCGATAATAGAAAGCATATCTTTACCACTTATTAAACCATTATAACACAAATACTCTGACATACATTGTATCCACCCATAGTATCCACTTTTAGGTAAAGATTTTACACACATCCAAAGACATTTTAAAACTACACCTACTTTAAATACAGACTTACTTACTGTAACATTGATATCCAATTTAATAACACCTCAAACCTAAAAACCACAATTATATCCACTATTAAGTCTATCAGTAAATAACTCTACTTCTTCATCTGTAAACTCATAACCAATTAACTCATTATCCATTAAAGCAAAAGGACTATCACCTTCATCTAAGTCAATAAACCCAAACCCCATAAGTGTATCCTTATCACCCCATGTGAGCCACCACTCATATCTTTCATCAACATCATCATAATAATTAATGATATTTCCATCTTTGTATGTTGTAACTGCACCTAACCCATACACCACACTATAAGGATTAACCTGTACCATACATCCAAGTTTTTTAGAGATTGATTGAAAATTTTTACCAATACCAACCCTCAAATATATGAGTGCTACAATCTCAGTATCACTCTCTTTAATAATTTGAGAATCCCATCTATAATGATTAATCTGTTCAATAACATCTGACTTATCATTGAAATCAGTAATATGTGCAACAACACCTAAATTATCACAAGTACTAGCAAAAGTTGTATAATACATAATCAAATCTCCTTATACAAAAATACTGGTGAGATACAAGAAAGTTTATACCTCACCAGTATAAAAACCAACTACTTATTATTTAACATGAACTTAATATCTTCTAATTCTTTTCGCAACTGTTCATTATCTTCCTGTAGTCTCTTAATCATATCATAGGCATTTGTATCTACAACCTTAGTACCACCTTTACCTACTTTAAAACTTGCACCAATATTATAAGACGATTTTCCATCTAGCACTACACCACCATGTAACATGACATTCGCATTAGGTTGATATGCAACACCCAAAGCTACTGCACTAGAACCTTGATAATGACCTAAACTTGTGGCAAAAGACCACTTATCATTAGGGTTATAATCTAGGAATTTTAACCCTGCCAATGCATTAGACGATGCCCCTACTTTACCTACTTCTTTATCAGTGTAAGATTTTGATTCTTGTAATGAATTATCACCAACAATATCAACAACACGCTTTAATTGAGCCACATTAACAGCATCTGTATCTTCTAAACCAGCGGCAACAGAAGTAATTCTACGAGTTACTTCAACACCATTACCTACTGAAACAGCACTATCTGTAGGTTTCCATACACTAGAAGTATCACTAGATGCCATCTTAGTAACTACATCATACCCACTATTTTCATTAGCACTACGATTTGAATATGATTTAGAACCTAAAGCTACACCACCATCAAATAACACATTAGTATCTGTACCAATAGCTACAGCATTACTTGCAGTAATAGAACCTGTACTATCTACAACATTACCAATAATTACAGTATTATTAGTATTTGCAACAGAACGATTATAACCAATAACTGTAGTACCATTCAAATTAACACCTGTATTTTGATACCCTACTACAAGATTATCTTCACTACTATGTGTATCATCACCAGTTACTACATTATTAACACCAATAATAGAGGTGCGTTTTGTATAGTCAGCAACATTACCACCACCAAAAACCATAGTGGCACCAGCACCATGAGAACTTCGTACTCCATCACGTAATCGATTAGAGAAATCTTTTGCAGAATTACCACCACTTGTAGGGAATCCACTCAAAGAACCAATCGAATTAGTTACCACATTTCCAGCACCATACACTAATGTACCATTTGTATTGAAAGTACGATTTGCAATACCTGTTACAGTATTAGCAATACCAGCACCATACCCATCAGCAGTCTTAGACTCAATACTATTAAATGAACCATTCACAGTAGCACCCATGTTCTTAATAGAGATGCCAAACATATCATCTGAGCGACCGCCTTTATAATCACTAGACACAATATTATACGTACCAGTATTAGTAATAAAAGCACCATTACTAAAACTATTAGCACCAACTGTTGTAGCATATACCCCTAAATTATCTTTACGAGTAGTAGCAGTATCAACTGTAGTATCACCTAACTCACCTTTATAATTATGTGAACCAACCATAGTACTACCTGTACGAGCAAACGTATTATCACCAACTACCACACTACCTACAACTTTAGTAGGGTCAGACGGAATACGAGAAGATGAGAACATACCACCACTATATGAAGTTTGTCCAAAAGCAAAACTTGCCTCCTGACCACCTGCCATATTCTCTACTTTAGCATTTTTACCAATAGCAACACTACCACCTTGACTAGCATAGTTATTGATATTAGCATCTTTACCAACTACAATATCACCAGTAGCAAGACTATTACCATTAGAGTACTCAACCTTAGCACCATTACCAATAGCAATATTTTCTACTTTAGGTGCATTACTACCACTGCCATAAGCGATACCATTACCTGTACCAGCAACATTATCTACAGCACCTACACTCATTGCCATAGATGAAATAATTAAAGCTGTTAAAATTGTTTTCTTGTTCATAGTGAAAAATCTCCTTTTAAATAAACACTATATTTTCTACTTACACAATACCACAAGTTGTAATGTTTTGTAAAGTATTATTTTAATTTTTTCCTTGTATACATATCAAAAGTATAATTTACCCATCTACCACTTACCTCATCTTTCTCCTTTAACCCCATACCAATCTGACTATGACTAAACTGTGATTCATCAAAATCAAACACAGTATCAGCCTTTTTAGTATCATTGACACGTGTTACATAGATATTAGTACACACGTCTAAAAACATATGATAAATAGAACTACCACCTATTACAAAGGCTCTCCTATCCCCTAATTCTTGTAACACTTCTTCCTTAGAATGAAACACTTTAACACCATCAGGTACAGAATCACCATAATTCTCTTGATTAGTAATCACCCAATGCTCACGATGTGGTAATACTTTAGGTAAACTTTCAAAAGTCTTTCGTCCCATAATAACAATCATACCTAATGTCCTTTGTCTAAACATTTTCATATCACTAGGTAATCGATACAATAAATCATTATCCCTACCTAAACCATTACAAGAATCTAAACACATAATCATATTAACCATAAAAACCAAAACCTCAACACCATAAAATACCCTATAAAAACGCTTATATTAACTTGTGTGCCACTTTTAATGACTGTACATTAATTCATACATTAAACATATAAAAACGCAATACAACGTAAATAGCGTAAATAAATGAATATTAGTAGATAAATGCTTTACCATTATACATACTATGTACAACCTTATCTGTAGATATGGTATATCCCTTATTTAACATAACACCTACTGTATCCACAACCTCAATAGCATCAATATCATACATAATCTTATTATTAATTGAGAAATACTGATAACCCCTACCAACGATTCCAGGTAATGCATTTAATTGTTTAATACTATTACTACGTAACCTATGACACGTAGAAACCATCGTAACTATATCAAACTCTTCATTCTCTCGACATATAAAATATGCATACCCTTCCAATAACCTTACATCACAAAATATATGTAATGTAATATGTGATAATGCCCTATATGTAATTGTATGTTGTAATGATACCCCATGTCCAACAATCACACTCAACATATGATTAATAGTATCCTCACTATACAACGTATCATTAATCACACTACAACAATGATTGATATCACCATATGAGGCGTCATACAACCTAATATCATTCTCTGGTATATAGGACATTATTGTAATCTTAATATATCCATCATCTCGCCTAACACCACCATGCATATCGAATATAAAAGTATACCCACTTCGTTCAATAGTAAATGTAGTATCACCACGATATTGAAATAAGATATCCACATACACAGACAAATCAACTTCAAACCACCTAACACTTGTACATGGAAAAAACACAAAATCCTTCTTAAAAGAAAATACTATCTTATTCTCCTCTTTAGTGATTGTTATGTGAAACTCAGTCATCCTACCAACCTCAATAATTAAATGTATCTAAATTACACCAATACTGATGAACCCTATTGTAAAAATCACTCACATCAATGCAATCATTTAACATAACCCTATATGTAAATACAGTAATAGGACACTCTACTACATCAAAACTTGTATATGGTTTTGACTTATACAATGTGTGAAACGTAACAGTTCTCATACAATCTTCAGTACCTACACCCCTATTAACAACATTATTAACAGCATTTTGACAATAGTCCATAATACTTAATACATTTAATATATCCATATTACTACTTTCTTTAGGTAACCTATCTCTATCTCGTATGGACACTACCACATACTTATTAGTATCAACACAATATGATGTATCTTCTAAACACCTTAACAATACCTTATACACCAACACATCCTTACATAAAGAATACATTGAACTCTTAATACCATTAACCCTATCAACATCATCTATAGTTAGATGTATCCCTAACAGAAAATAGGATAACCACTCATACACATCTTTAATAACAGTGAAATAAAGTGATTTAATAGTGATAATATCTCTCTGATATTCATAATTAAATGCTGGCATAGGTATAGCCTTATTGAAATTCTTATAAACATCTTGTAATGATATATCCTGTAACTCAACAAACACAGTTAGAACATAATCACCAAATACACCATCTAACCACCGATATAAATGGACTACATACCCACTATACTGTATTCGTGTATACCTATGTGCAGAATTTGTAAATACATTAAACGTATCTACACGATGTAAATCAAGCCCTACACTCATCAAATGACATAGATTAAAACCTACCATCGACTTCTCTAAGAATTTCCTAGATGCTTTACTTTTACTATTGATTATAGAAAATTGACTTCTAGTAACAACAATTCTAAAATCATACTCTATCTCTACGGATAACCCACCATCATTTAATCTAACCTTTTCTTTCATACCTCTATACCTTATTAACCTATATAACCATATACCCATAACCATATACCCTATTAACCACTCATCAATAATTATATAAAGTATCTAATATACCATCTACATAATCATATACCGTATCTTTTATAGATTGTAATTGTATCACTGTATTCAACATCACTCTCTTTTGAAATACTTTTATAGGTATACGTACAATACCATAGGTATCTACTACTTCATAATAATTATGATGTACACCATCTTTATAAAACACCAACATATCATTAATATCTAATATCTGCTTATGCAATATACTTAACTTAGTACCTACATGAGTGCCCCATATACCATACACACCTCTCACATATCGACCTTCTCTACCCATATAAGATGAAATAGTCTCTAACACACTCTTAGTAGTACACAATATCTTTAGATAGAGTTGCATCTTTATAGTAGTGGCTACACTACCTTTAATATCACCAAACGTATCATCATAGGAACTCTCATGTATCTTAGTAAGTAGTTGTATCCCATCAATAGTAACACCTATAGAACCTATCCCATCTACCTCATAGTACATTGACTGTTCAGTATCATTCACAACATCAAACCCACTTTGATACAAAATAGCATAGGGTACACTCTCTGTCATCACTTTACATTGTAACCTCAACACAGATACCACATCTTGATACACATGACTTTGAATATCACCATACTCTATACCTAAATGTAAATACTCACGCATTAATGTCTCTAACACACTTTGTAATATATGCCTCATATACTCCAACATAGCTGTATATGATGTATCCATAGCAACCCTAAATTGATTATACCTATCTAATGACACCTCTACACATAACACATAATCATCATAATGAACCTGATTAACATAGTATATCTCTTGCAACATATACATAGTGATATCACTAGAATATCCCTCATAATGAGTAGTGACTGTTACCTTCTTAGATTGTAACATCGTTCCTACATTCTTAAATGCAACTGTCTCTACACTACGTATCATCCCTAATGCCATTCGTATCAACCCAAACTCTACACTCAAATCTCGATACAAATTAGCATCTACTTCTATAACACTACTCTTCAATCCCTTATATGTATTTGAATCATACATACTTACATTACATCTATTATGTCTACCATAAATTGACATCATAATTATATCTTTCATAGAAATATCTCCTCTATAGTATATCTATCTCTTTCATACAATATCTTACCATATCTCTATGATATTGTAAAGTTGCGTTAAGTTAGTATGTTAAGTTATATAATCTAGAATATCTATGATTTGTCCATACGAACCCTCTCATCAATCTCTTTATTGACTCTTCGACCATCTATCCCTAACCTCAACAACTCTTCTCGATACAACACTCTCTTTACTGTATTCTTTAACAACTCCCTTAAATCATCACTATGTGCTACAGTACTACCACTCACCCTAATCCCTAATCCTACTAACAATTTCCGTATCATCCCTACTCTCAATCCATCATACAAATCATTCTCCTCTAATTTCCTATATATCTCTAATTTATCCTCATTGATTGGTATCTTCTTCATATCCTATATCCCCTATCTTCTTTTTTATATTTCCTATATTTTATATTCCTATTTTTATATTCCTATTTTTATATTCCCTATTTTTATATTTCCTATATCTTTTCTTTTAGAACTTAATCAGTATATAGAACCTAATTAATCCTCTCTTATCCTTTCTATGTTTCTTTTTATGAATACTATAATACATAGAACTTATAGTATCTCTCTATATCTCTTCTTTAGTATAATACAGTATATAGAACCTCTATTATATCTCTCTTGAATACTCACTTTTTGTTTGTTTCTTTTCTCTAATAAAATACAGTTAGTATTATCCCTGTACCCTATTTTTTTATTACTACTATCTCTATTTTTATACTATATTAGATAGTATATTATTTTTATTATTATATCAGTATTACTGATATCTTTATACTACCTCCACATAGTAAATAAATACTTTTCTTCGTTAGAAGAAATTTATTTATTAATATCTAGTATATTAATAATATGTTATATAGTAATTATTATATTAGTTATAGTATGTATATTAGTTATATCTTTATTATTAGTGTGTGATTATGAAGATACACTATATCTATCCTACATGATACAATCATACTCTCCTGACATCCTCTCATGACTTTTAAGTCAAGAGGTTCCTACCCAATGGTTCGCTCTTTTAACATAGTATCAAAAGAGTCTTACAACCAGACAATAGGCTATCCCCATGTGTCCCACGGTTATAATTACATATTTATATCCCTAAAAGCCTTAATCCTTCATTTAAAATATTAATCGCTGAGTTTATATCTCTATCGTGATGAACTCCACAATTAGGACAAGTCCATTCACGAATATTGAGATTTTTAACATCTGAATTTTTGTATCCGCAATTAGAACATAATTGTGATGATGGATAAAACCTGTCTACTTTAGAAATAGTCTTACCATACCACTTTACTTTATACTCTAACATTCGTATGAACTCTGAAAACGAAACATCTTGAAATGATTTTGAAAGTTTATGATTTTTCAATAAACCACTAATATTAAGGTTTTCTATACATATAATATCATAAGTCTTTACTAAATTAGTAGATAATTTATGTAGAAAATCTTTACGAATATTAACAACTTTCTCATGAAATCTAGCTAACTTTAACTTAGCCTTTTGATAGTTAGCTGAACCTTTAACTTTTATAGATAAAGACTTAGCTAATTTTCTATACTTAACTTCAAGATGCTTTAATATTCTAGGATTATCTATCTTTTCACCATTACTAAGAATAGCAAAATCTTTTAAACCTAAATCAATGCCTACATTTTGATTGGTTTTCTCAAAATATTTGATATCAACCTCAGATGATATACTAGCATAATATTTTCCACTAGATGTCCTAGAAATAGTTACGTTATAAATTTTAAGTATATTACTATCTTCTAATTTATACGTATCTTTATATCTAAGTAAACCTACTCTTGGAATAGTGATAAAAGAATTATCTACCCTAAGTGTGCTACCATTAGTACGATATGAGTTTTTATCTTGTTTCTTTTTAAAATTAGGATATCTTCCTCTACTATTAAAGAAGTTTTGATATGCATTATCTAAATCCCTAAGAGTCTGTTGTAAAGAAACACTATCAACTTCTTTAAGCCAAGTCTTTTGTTTCTTTAACTCTGTTAAGACTTTAGAAGAATTATTATAACTAAGACTTATTTTATAAAACTCATACAACTTACTCTTTAAGTTAAGAAAGTAATTATAAACAAACCTGTTTGCACCAAAGGTCTTTTCTAACAAGACTTGTTGCTCTTTCGTAGGATATATCCTAACTTTAAAACTTTTATTCAAGATATCTCACCTATTTATTACCTTATAATAACTATATTATAGTGTATTATTTCTTATCTTAACAAGTAAATCTAGTGCATCCTCTTTTGTGTATGTACCAGTATCATCATTAAGAACATCTATCACACTATCAATAGTCTGTACAATCTCTTTCCTCTTCATTCTCTTCTGTACTTTAAAATCATCCATATCAAAATATGATACACAATCATTATCATGTACTGCTACTTTCTCTATAATATTCATAATCTTCTTAATAGCTTTTTTATCTTTCATAACAAACCTCTCTATAACACTTCATATAGCATTTGAATATATTAATCAATCTTGCAATACCTGAATTAAGTACTACCAATAACAATATTACACGTAATGCCTTTTTCATTTTAACACAACCTCTCCTAAAATAACTAAACTGCAATAGGTATATTTTTAATCTGTTCACCATGTTTATAATCTTTAAATGACACATCATCAACAGTAAAATCATAGAAGTTACTCTTATCTTTGTTAAGAATAAACTCAGGTGCCTTATATGTCTCCCTACTAATTAACTCTTTTATAATAAGGATATGTCTATCGTAAATATGAGCATCAGCAATTACATGAACTAATTCACCAACCCTCATATTAACATGACGAGCCACCATATGTAATAATACTGAATACTGTACTACATTCCAAGCATTAGCGGCTAGAATATCTTGACTTCTCTGATTTAATAGGAGATTTAACACCTTATTACCTTTATCATCTAAAGTAACATTAAATGTACAAGAATATGCACAAGGATATAAATTCATTGTACTTAACTCATCAAAATTATACATATGAGCAATAATCCTACGTGAGAAAGGTGTATGAACTAAATCAAATAGCACCTTATCAATCTGATTCATCTTAACATCGTATACATTATCTTTAATACATTCATAAGAAATATAATGACTTCCACCATTATTATAAAAACAATTATATTCCCCATCATAAAACAAATCCTCAAATACATCACTAATATCACTCACAATATCATCTGAATGTATCCTATATGTAGATAACTTACCTATCTGATACCCATATGCAGTACCTATAGTACCATCACTATCTGCCCAGCTATCCCATATCCGAGTGTTTAAGTCTTTCACATTATTAGAATGTTTTTGCCATATCCACAACATCTCTTCCACACATGACTTATAAGCTATAGGTCTTTGAGTAGGTATCGGAAACTCCTTACCAACATCATATCTATTAACAACTGCGAACTTCTTAATAGTGTGAGCATCTGACCCATCCTCCCACTTAGGTCTGACTTCCTCACCATCAGAAATAGTACCATTACTCAAAATATCATCACACATAGATTTGAATATATCATCAAATTTAGCCATTCTTAATATACCTCCCTATACGATTGATAACATCATCAGATGTATAACCATCAAACTCAGGTGCATTAGGTATTTCTTCAACACCATCAAATAAATCCCAGTACCTATTATTGATATGATATGATATTTGACCTTCAGGTAAATCAATACCAACTAAAAACATATCATCATATATTGTACCATCTTCATGTTTTTTAGTTTTCCACACATATACTGTAGGCACATACAACTTACAAATCATAGCAAAAAGATATGTCCTATGTTCATATAAGTCACCTATTGTATGATACCCATCAGATACTTCTTTATACTGACCTTTCTTAACAAATCTAATATTCCTACTCTCTAAATCTGCTTTACTATCAAGACTCTCTATAATATCAGAAATACCCATCTATAGAACCTCTACTTTCTTACCATGTAACTCTGCATACTGTTTCTCCATACAACACCCCTTTGAATCAACCCACTCACCACATAATAGTACAGTATCACATAACTCCAACAACTTAAAACACATTTCTATCCCCTTATTATAATCTACACTCTCATACATAAACCCATAAGCATGAATAGGTGAGATAAATGTAATATTAGGGAATTTATTACATAACGTACTCATAATAACTGACACTTTATCATAATTTTTCTGTAAACCACTATAAGGGTGAGCAACATAAACGATATTTGATAATTCTAACATATCAATCTCCTCACTATCTAAACATATACCTACACATAATAAATTTTAACATATCTACCTAAATTTTTACATAAAAAAAGAGTGTATAAATATAAAATATTTATACACTCTTAATATAACTCTATTTTTTAAAATGCTTCCATAAAGCACTAACCATACAGAATATACAATACGCAAATACAGCAACACAAATCCCCAAAATAAAAGGGATACTTGCTAAAAAGACTACCAAATTCTCCATACACACTACCTAACCATGACTATAATAATTTAGTGAAAACATTATAAATACCTAAAATTTAATTATTATAATCATATATTAACTTCAACTTACCATCTCTATTAATCTTATGTTTTATGTACCATTCCCTGCTCATAGCACCACTCTTTGTTTGAAATTCTTCAACATATACTAACCGACAAGGAACTCTCCCTCTAATATATTTAGCACCTATACCTTTGTTATGCTGTTTGACTCTATTCTCAACATTGCTTGTATATCCTGTATATAATGTACCATCATTACATTCTAATATATACACATAATACATAACTAAGAATTAACTATAATATCCCTATATGGTGATATAAATTTACAAAAATTAAAAAATTCATTCAAACGATATAATTTAATCAAAGACAAACTATTATTAATATCCTCACATGAACAATTACTTGAAATAGGTGATATTTCATAATCAAAATCCTTGATTTTCATAATTTTGTAATTGCTTTCAAAAATGTGAAAATTACTATTAATAATAGGTAAATACTTTTCAAGTATATCTTTACAAACTAGCGAACCATCTTTTTGAACCAATCTATTATCCTGTAAACTATACTCAAAATTAGTAGCAATATCACTAGCTTTACTCTTTAAAAACCTGTAATATCCTTTAAGATTATCAGAGCTATCCCCTACGATTGAACGAAACTTTACTAAATCTGTAGGAGATACACCATTAAAAGTATCTCTCACAACTTCTTCATTAACAATCTCAGACTTATCTCTCCAACATCTACCACTAACTAATTTCCTAATAATATTAACTTTAGCATATGCATTATCCCTAACTAACTGATACATATCCTTATCATTAGACATTATGTATACATTCTTATTGATTTTATTCTTACAACACAAAGACGATACAGAATTAGCTATAGAACCTATACAATCATCTGCCTCAAAAGAACTATCATAACAACTATAAACACTAGGCAATAATTTAAGCATTGATAAAATATCATCAGTAGTAGATTTTATCAATGATTTAACATCACTTGACTTTTCCCTATTAGATTTATAATTAGAATTTATCTCTCTTCGACTTAAATCACACCCATCTAATGCTAATATAATAGATGGGTTATTGAAAGTACGATACAAAGAAGTAACAAATCTAAGAAACCCATAAATATGCCCTATTTGAACATTACTACCATTAATATCAATACTTAAATCTCTGTATGCCCAAACATATCTATATAGATAATTAGACACATCTATTATTAATATCTCATCTTGTCTATTAATAATATGATACAAACATTCTTTTGTGCTATGATTCATAATATAACCTCTTTATAAATAATATGACATAATAACATATATTATACCATACTATCAAAACTTATAAAGAGTCTACCATCTCTTTAAACTCAGATACAATACTCTTTATCTCTTTTAAATCTCTTCTTGTGATACTATCAACAACACCATCTGTCAGAGAATCCATAGTATATAAAGTGAATAAGGCATCAACAGCATTATAGTACTCACCAGTATCAGCAAGAGTCTCTATACATTTCTGTAACTTCAAGACTAATTTATCCTCAAAAGATACATTTTTAGCTATATTTGAACTTACCTTAGCAACAGAATTATAGTTTGTAAAAACTTCCTGTCCACCAGATGTATGACTAGAATTGGGTATAGAACCAAAAGCCTCTTCAACCTTAGACTGAACAGTACTATCATCAACAAGATGCATATCAGCTATACCATTTCTCTTACTAACTTCTTTAGCACCTTGTTGTATAGCCTTTAATATATTAGTTCCACCACGATTTATAATTTCCATATACACCCACCACTCTATACATCACCTCACATGATTAACTTCTAAATCCTCAATGAAATTAAAAATATCTGCACATGAGAAATTAAAATCTTTTGTATCTTTCCTAAAATCAATGCCTAAGAATAAAATTCTACTACTATCCTTATAGCACTCTACATCAACAACACGTCTCTCACCACTCTTAATAAAAGACTTAGCTAACTTTTCAATAGCACTATCACTAATGTCATATTTAGAAGTGTTATTAATATTTAAATTAACCCTTCTAACTGAATCTTCATCAGAAAAAGATTCCAACTCAACATAAACACTCAAATCATCTAAAACATCATATAATCTCTTAATATAAGTTTTAACAAAAGACGGCACTTCATTAACACCAACACCCTCTTGTATTGAAACTTCTTTAGATTTTATAAAATCCTTGAAAACTTGAACACAACTATTAAGTAAATCAGTACCATTAACAAACACAATAATACTTTCTAGACTCTCATCACCTGTAATATTACCACTAAGACCACCATCTAGTTTTTGTTTACTTAACTTAATAAAACCACCCTTGACAAAATTAGCTAATGTTGACACAAAATCTAAACTGACACCACCATTAGAATCCCATATATCTCTAAATATACCAACCGAAACAGGTAATGTAATATCAGATTTAGCTATGGAATAAATCATAAATAGAATCCCATATAACTCATTATTATCAGAAATACCTAAATTATAAAAAGTAGAAGATAGCCTTTTAATATCACTATCTTCTACATTATAATCATCTGATAGAATGAGATTTAATGTATCACTCAAATACAATTTACCCATTCTAAGACACCTCTACTAAAGAACTACAACTTTACCACTAGCTGCTTTATCTAAGTCAGAAGATTTAACTTCAAAACCTTCATTTAAAAGCATTGCCCTAGCACGGATACGATTACCCATTTGTAATTCCCTACCCTCTGACACTAAGCAATAACCTTTACCAACTTTCCAAGTCAACATAGATTCAGAAACTTCATCTTCATCAGAATCTTCTTCCTCATCGGAATCTTCTTCATCATCCTCATCGGAATCATCATCTTCATCAATATCTTCCTCAGAATCTTCTTCATCAGAATCTTCTTTAACACACTTAGATTTTTTAGATTCATCCAATTCTTCAGTGTCATCATCTTCAACAACACCCTCAGAAATGCAACGAGAAATGAAAGATTCAGAAACTGTCAAATTAGAGAATACTTCTACACCATCACGTGTTACAGTCAAGAAACCATCTTCATATGTTAAGATATCACCATCTTCTACATGGAAGATTGTGCCATTTGCAGAAATATCAAAACCCTCTACAACAACACATTCATTTGCCTTCATGGCTTTTTTGCGGTTTTTCTTAGCTTTAGCTTTACCTTTTTTAGCTTTCTTAATATTTTTCTTAGATGCTTTGATTTCTGCGGCAGACCTACGAACCAATTTATCGCCTTGAACTTTCCACTTCTCACCTTTTTGTTTAGATTTCAAAAGAAGTTTTGCTTTTTTAGCGTTGATTTTACGTTTTTTACCACCCTTGAAAGAGATTTTAGCACCTTCTTCGATTTCTTCATCATCTTCATCAAAGAGTTCTTCAGCATCCTCTACCACAACTTCATCAGCATCTTCAACAAATGCTACAAAAGCCTCGGCAGGTACTTCTACACCATCTTCACGCAACTCACCATCAACATCATAAATATTAACAATGCAAGGTTCACCATTCGTAACCAACTCTACAATTTCATCTTGATTAACCTCATAGTCACCTAGAACTGTATCGTCAGTAGCAAAGTAGAAAGAACCCTCTTCTACTTCTTCAAAAACATCAGTATTACCAGCATCTTTACGGTCAGCATCTTTCAATGCTTCATTAACACTTTTAACAATGCTAGAAACTGTGGATTCAAACAAAGCAGAACCAGATTTCATACCCTGCATTTCCAACTCATCAGCAATTAAATTGCTTAATTTTCTTACTTGCCTCATTTATAAGGTATCCCCCTAAACAAAAATTATATTATTTATTATTATGTATAATGTTAAATATCTAAAATCTTGGCATCTCGCCTTGCTTGAATAGATTTTCTTCTTTTAGCACGAGCCTCATCTGAATGAGCCTTTTTCCTAGCCTCAGCTAAGGCTTTAAGTTGAGCCTGAGTAATATGCTTACGCTTACCCCTACCAACTTTCTCTACCAACTTACCATCTTGATAAGTTGTATATTTCTCACCCTTTTTATGTGCCTCAGAAACTATAGCAGAATGAGTATGACTACCATTACCACCACTTGAAAGGTTACTATATGTCCTTAACCTTTCCTCTAACTCACACAAATCTTCTTTTGACAAAGAACCATTTAAAACATATTGATGTAGCATATCTAATTTAGCATCAATATCATCTTTAGACCTTAGATTGAAAGTAACATTAACACCATTATTTTTACCCCACACATTTAAAAAATGGTCAAACTCGGAGTACAACCACCTAACTTGCTGTCCTCCACCTACACCACCAATAAGTGTTGGAGTATTATCACCAAAAGGGCAATTTGTAAACTTCATTAATACTACCTTCCTAAGAATATAACTAACCTCTCATGATATTCCAATAACCAAAGCCACCATCTTCCAATCGTTGCTCTAGTTCTTGTTTATCAGTATTTCCTTCATTAATAAGCTCATCAGATTCAATCTCAAACACACCACTACTAATCTTATACTTAGAACGTATACGCCCCTCAGTGATTTTAACCATAGCAAGTGTATAATCACGAATCCACTGCCTCCAAAAGTTATCCTTAGCTATATCCTCAAAAGAATTATTAGATTTTACATACTCTACTGTAACAACACCACTAAAACCATCAATATATAACTTATTATCAGTAGGGTCTAAATACCAATCATTAGTCATTAGCACATTTAACTCTGACATAGCACCAGCATATGCTACATAATCATATATCCCTTTTGTACCATATGAGCCAGCTAAAGACTGCATACCACGATACTGACATAATTGATTACAAATATCACAATTACTCATTGAAATATTACAACCACTATTAGGACTATCAGGGTTTGCCACTAAATTAGCATTTTCTGTAGATACCCCACTGCCAACTCCATTATATATCTGTCTAACGGCTAACATATCATACCCACTTACATCAACAACACCATTTCCTACATTAAATGTTGCTAAATAAGGTAATGATACTTTACTCTCACACCTACGAGTTGCAAAATCTATTAACCTGTCAATTTGACGCTGAGTAATATATAGAGTGATTACAGGATAACCTAAAGCCACCATACAATCCTCAATAATATCTCTGCGTTCTTTAGAAAGTGATTCCATGTAGTCATTACTAAATGAACTACTATCTACAAGTAAATTATCGTCTATTCTACTCATGACTACTCACCCTCTATATATCTATTTTTTATTTTGTGCAGATAAAATCATTTCTTTAACATCTGCTTTTTTATTAACACTATCAGCATCTACACCTACTTCTTTTGCAGTAGCTTTCAACTCTTTTAATGTTAAAGTATCAAGAAAATCAGCAGTGAATTTTTTTACTTTTTCTACTTTTTCAGTAACATCACTAACTGTATCTTCTACAACATCACTAGCAATTTTACCAGCATTATCAGTTACAGATTTAACTGCATCTTTAGTTTTATCTGAAACATTTTTAACACTATCAACAACACTATCAGCCACTTTAGAAACATGACCTTTTAATTCCTCTTTAGCTTGATTGATGTCATCAATAGTACGTTGAGATAAACCTAAATCAACATCACTATTCCTCACAATAATACCAGCCCTAGCATAAGGACGGAAGAAACCCACCTTATCTAAACTATCCAAAGGTTTTGCTTCATTAGGAGCAAACACCAATGTGCCATTATAATTGTACTCAGGAATACGAATTGTGTTTTTAGTTGTATTATATAACTCTAAACCCATCAATATCTCCTATTTCTCTAAATGTAAAATAAAGGACATACAGGATACCCATATAGAATCCCATACATCCTCAGTAAACATATACCAATCTACAAAAACTAAATTAATATACCCACTCTGTTATTTTACAAACTCTAAATTTAATATATCCACTCCTATATATAGGTAACATTAAATTTATTCTACCTTTTTATGATTTTCTCCAAATATACGTAGCTTGTCCACAGTCATATACAGGTAAATATCCTCTAGCTAAAATTAATTCTTCATTAGAAGTCCCTTTACCATGATTTTCTTTAAATAATCTATCATACCCCTGCATACGCAACAAATTATCAGTAATGTGTTTATTCTCTTTAACACTATACCAATGACAAGATGGAACATTGACTGTATCTATTTTAAACCCTAACATATCATACACTTTACCACTAAATTTAGATGTATCACAGTATGAAATAATAGAATTAGGTTTATAGTTATCTACAAAGTACTTAAATAACTTATTAGCACCACCTACTACATTATGACTAGCACAATACCTCAACAGCTCATATTCATACTTTTTATTATACCTAGCAACACCGAATGTCATTAATGATACTAACTGATTATTATAATATAACCCTAATCTGATTGTTTGACTATTACACTTATCCTGTAAATGATAAGTCATAAGATATTGATTACACTCTACACTATCAACTAACCTTACATCACATTTCCTAGCGTATACTATATCCCTATCCCTAAGTAAATTAATAATCTTACTCTTATCATCCCAATCAAACACATGAATTACATTATAACCACTATCTCTAGCTAACTTAGATTTATCTCTATGATAGTATTTACCTTTAACAGATTTATCACCATAAGGACTAAAATATGTATTATGTGTTGCTGTAGGATTTATCTCAATTAAAGTATTCACCACTTTAAAATCATATGAATACTTGCCACACCTAAATTCACGCTCATATTTAATGTTATTAGCATCTAATAAACTAGCAAAATCACGATTAGGTTTACTGTCATTAGCGTCTAACCACTCCTTAGACAACATAAATGTATAAGGTACACCATACCTTTCCATGAAAGTATCACGTACCTTATCTCTAACCTCTTGACATTGAGTAGGATAATCTACACCTAAATTCTCTCTGTTAGTCTCTTTTATCTTATCTTTAACAACATCTAATTGAAAAGGATTGTCTACACCATACTTAGCATTATAATTATCCCTAAATTTAGACTTAACCTCTTCAGACTTCATAGGGTTATCTACACCATACTTTTTAAGAAATGTATCTTTTTTCTTATCTTGTATGACCTTAGATTTAGATGGATTATCTACACCATAATGCTCTAATAAAGATTTCTTTTTCTTAGCCTTAACATCATTAAGACGAGAAATATGTGATACACCATATTTATTTAATGTACTCTCTACCCTCTTTTTATTAATAGCATCTTGTTTTTCTTTAGTGCGTGGTAACATACCTAACACAAACCCATCAGGCTGTTTACCCTCTTCATACATTTTATTAACAATGCCATTATGATAATATTTCTTTTTAACTTTATCAGACATTATCATTTCTCCAAATATAAGTTGATTGTCCACAATCATATACTGGTAAATACCCTCTACTAAGAATTAATTCTTCATTAGATGTACCCTTACCATGACTCTCTTTAAAAAGTCTATCATACCCTTGACTTAATAATAATCCATCAGTAATATGACGTCTCTCTTTAATACTATACCAATGCTTTCTGGGTTTGTTTGTCTTAATAAACTCAAAACTCAAAGTATCATATACTTTACCACTAAATTTAGATGTATCACAATATGAAACAATACTACTAGGTTTATAGTTATCAATAAAATACTTGAATAACTTTTCTGCACCACCTACTACATTATGACTAGCACAATATCTCAATAATTCATATTCACAATTTTTATTAAAACGTGATTTACCAAAAGTCATTAATGATACTAACTGATTATTATAATATAACCCTAAACGAATTTTCTGTCCTCTACAAGTACCCTGTAAATGATATGTATCTAAGTAATTACCAGTATCTACTTCGCTAACCATCCTTACTTCACATTTTCTAGCATATATAGTAACCCTATTTTTCAATAATTGCATAACTTTATTAATATCATCCCATTCAAATATATGAATTACACTATATCCATTATCTTTAGCTAACTTAGTCTTATCTCTATGATAATTAACATCAATTCTATTATCACCATAAGGGCTGAAATAAGTATTATGAGTAGCAGTGGGGTCTATCTCAATCAAAGTATTCCCTACTTTAAAATCATATGAATATTTTTGTAATAAAAACTCTCTCTCATATGTAATGTTATTAATATCTAATAACTCAGCAAAAGAACGATTGTAACTACTGTCATTACCCTTTAACTTACCACTATATATTAAACAAGTATAATCTACACCATATCGTTCTCTATTAGTATCTACGATTTTTTGCTTAAATTCATCTAACTTACAAGCACGATTAACACCATAATGCTCTAAAGTACTAGCGTCAATCTTAGATTTAACAATTTCTGACTGATTAGGATACTCAGTTCCATACTTTTCAAAAGAAGTTGCCCTAGACTTATCCATCACATCCTTAGACTGCATAGGATAATCTACACCTAAATTCTTACGATTAGATTCAACAATCTTACTCTTAATAACTTCTGACTTAGATGGGTTGTCTACACCATACCTCTCTAGACTTGTAGCTTTGATTTTATCCTTAACTTCCTCTGCTTGAAAAGAATACTCAACACCATACTTTTTAAGATTTGTAGCTTTTATCTTTTCTTTAACAACTTCTGATTGTGCAGAACATTCAACACCATACCTATCTAAATTTGTTTTCTGTATCTTAGCTAGTACCTCTTTAGACTTAGCAGGGTTATCTACACTATATTTTTTAATAAATGTTTCTTTAGCCTTAGCTGACCTATTCTTTTTAAGTTCATCACTTAATAACATTCCTCTAACAAACCCATCAGGTATAACATCACCCTCTTTAATTTTTCTAGTGATAATACCATTATTATAGTAATGTCCTTTACGAGTATCTTTAACTTTAGGTAATTTTACTTTTTTCTCTTTTTTAGGCTTATCTACTTTTGGTTTTAACACCTTACCATTAGTAGTACCATATCTCTCTAAATTTGTTTTCTTTACTTTATCTTTTTGAGATTCAAGAGTCTGAGGATGCTCAACACCATACTTTTTAAGATTTGTCTCTAACATCTTATCATACACATCTTTAGATTGTGCTACATTAGAAACACCATACTTCTCTATTGTAGTTTTAACCCTTTTAGCATTACTTTTAGCTTTTTGCTCCTCAGTACGTGGCAACATTCCAAGAACAAAACCCTCAGGTTGCTCACCCTCATAGTATCTCTTAGCTATCACACCATTATTATATGTTCTTTTACCTTTACCACCCTGTAAATTAGGTTTATCACTCATCAGACTCAACTCCATGTATCCTATTTATTTCACATCGAACAAACTCTTCATTTCCATCTTTAGGCTCAATATCGCCATACACATCATAGATAAGTAATAACTCATATAAAGCCCTTAAATGCTCCTTACAACTATTACAAAAGACATCACTACTAGGATTCTCACAACAAGTACAATACTGATATAAATTGTTGTTGAGTAAATAATCTATAATTCTAGGTTTATTAATCTGCATAAGTGGGAACATCATAACCACATCTACACCCCTATACTCTTTATTGAAACCTTCAACCATACTTTTATAATATGGTAGATGATATACCCTTGAATCTCCATCTAATGAACCATTCAATACTATATTCATATCAGCACCACCTATCATATGTACTACTGAATTAATAGCATTAATAAATATTAAATCATAGGAATTTTCACTATAAGCATATTCTTCTAAAGCACTGAATGAACTCTCATAAGTAACTAACTTTACTATTTCTTCATCTCGATTAATATAAGAAATAAACTTTTTTACATGATTTTCCTCTAACTTAACTTTCCCATCATTTAATAGATTACTTTTAACATACAAAGCATACACTGTCTTTATAGTATCATATTTCTTCTTAGTATTAACTACCATATGTAATAATGCAGTAGAATCAAATCCACCAGAGAACAACACAATCAAATTACAACTCCTATCACTAGGAATACCACACAATATACCATCTTTAGCTAAAATATTTTCCACAACTTAACTCCTTTTATACAATAAAATACTATATCATAATTAAATTATAGACTATTCGCATGACAAAAATCAACAAAAGAAAAAGAGGTGCAGAATTAACTACACCTCTTTGAATGGATATATTATTTAGTTTTGTATTTATATACAGTCATGTTTACTGATGACTTTTAGCTTAACTATCAATTAGTTAGCAGCTACTTGTTTATTATCTACCAAAGTCAAACGATGATACATATATTTATTTACTGCTTTTTTGGCGTATAGTGTACAGAACCCACGTTGTGCTTTGAAGTCTGCATCAACCAATAATTGACTTGCGAATAAAGGCAAGTATGGAGCATAAATATAGCCAGCTTCGATGAACATTTCCTAACATTTTAACTGACTATTAAATTAAATAACTAACATATTTCTTGTTAGCACTGACTATATCATAGTTATTACCTTTAGGTTATCAGTAATAACTCCCTGCACTTCGGAACTTTAATCCCTACTCTACTCACTTAAAAGATGTAACCTATAATAACCTTGACCGAGTTACCAGTCTTACTTTACATCTCTGTTTTCGATAGTCGATGAACCTCATATATTTTATCTTTAAATGTGTCTATATTGACTATATCATCCTGTGTAATATACATTATATTACGTCCACATGAAACAACAGAACTAAACTTTAATTGATTTACTTCTAACTCTATTTCATGTTTAGGCTTGACTTCTAAAATTAAATCTAAATCCCTAAGATAAAAATCTGGATAATAATTATGAGATTTACCATCATTAGTAAAATATTCAAACTGTAAAGTCTCATAATCCCATTCAATATCTAAACTATCTAAATACTCAGAAACCTTAACTTCCCAAGAACTAGCAAAAATCATAGGCTCACCATTATCCAAAATGCGAACGCTTCTATGTTTTCTTACCTTACTACGATACTCTTTAGATTCCCAATTTAATTTACCTTGACGTGATTTTCTTTCCTTTTCACTTTCAAGTAAGTGAGCCTTTTTCTGAGCATCTATAATACGATTTCTTACTTCTTGTTTCTTCCAAGTATTCTTTAATGTTTTAGACTTCCTACTCTGTAAATCTTTATCTGACTGCACTTCAAGATGAATTTTATGCATTTTATCTTTAAATTCACTAGAACTCCACATTCTCTTTGCGTTCTCAGATGTCTTAGCTTTAACATCATCTCTATTACGTACTACCTTCATCTTACTAGACATTTTATTTCTATAAGACTCAGATACTAAATCTACATTAGGATATTTAATTTTAAAATCTTTAATCTCAATACCATGTGCCTTTATATGTGATGTCATATTCATTAACTTTTTACCACATATAGGACACTCAACATAGTCTTTACACATATAAAATTACACCCACCTTATATGTAAATAATACAACATATAAGAGAAAATGTAAATATATAAGGCTGCTGATTGTACATTTCATCGTTGTGGAGTGCTAACCCACAACTCATACTGTTAATTTTTACACTTTGGTATAACAGTCTTTAGCACGTCCCAGCAATTCACAGGGTTTTACAAGGGCAAAATGTATCAACTAAGCAATACTAACTTGCTTACCCTTAGCACCTACCAAGATTTCATTATCAGGGTAGTATGGATTTTTATATACTTTATATTTTTCATCCAAGATACCTACCAAGTGTGGGCCACCAACGATACCATTTGTAGATACACGTTTGAAGATTTCACGTACTTGACCGATATTTGTGTTCAAGGATTCAATGTATGTAGCGGCATTTTTACCACAAATAATAAATGTAGCTTCATAGCGTTTAGTGTTACCAAGAATTGTATTGGACGCATCATTGATAGCATTAAACAATGTAGCTTCATGTGTTTTTACATCTTGACCTTTATACTCAGGAAGTTTATTCCAAGTAGATTGGCTACCAGCGATTTTTAACAAATCTTGCATACCTTTTGTTACGAGTATAATCGTTTCCATTATACCCTTCTATGACTTTCACCATAGAGCAGACTATATCTTTATGTACTTACTTAAACGATGCTTAAAATCATCTATAGAACATATCCAATCTTCATCAACATAAGTAATTATATTACCACTATCAATTACAGACTGCAATTTAGCTTTGTTTTTATCGTCTAACTCAAAGTCTTTAGGTTTTACCTCTAAATAAACATCATGTAAAGGAAGATATAAATCAACAATATAATTTCTAAATCTTCCATCATAGTAATATTTGAATACTTTTGTTTCATACTCAAATTTAACACCCAAAGAATCTAAGAACTGGCAAGCTACCTTTTCATAAGAACTTCTAACATATAAAACATAACCATTTAATTCACATCTCACATTCCTATCCCTACGAGAATTAACCCACTCTGGACAAGACCACAAACGTCTAGAAACTTCTGACTTACGTTTAAATTCAGCTTCAGTACTATTACCAATATGCTGTCTCTCACGCATCCAATCTCTTTTATTTTCCCACAAATAATTTAAAGTTTTAGACGGATTAAGATTTCCACTCTCATGCTGTTTCCTAGCTTTAGCACTTCTAAAAGATTTAACACTTTCTTTAGAACCTATTGCTAATCCAACATCCACTCTAACCTTTTGTAAATACTCACTCTCTGTAGGATAACCTTTATAAGTATTTCTAAACTCTTCTAATGTGATATTATGTTTTTTAACTAGATGATTATTTGTTATCATCTTATATTTCTTATGACATATAGGACATTCTATATGTAATTTTAAACCATCTTTTGTACACATCTACCATTTCCATTTAAGGGATTCTCACCCACTCACTAGAGCCGTACTCCTTTTGATAATTCTCATTATCTACTCACAACTTTTGTTGCTTTCGGATAGTCGTTGAACTTTTCCCTATTAAGGACTTAGCGGCTGATTATCCATTATTACAACACTTAGGACTATAATTATACCATATTATAGCTTTTATTTCACCTTATGTCATCTAACTAATTTTTTCTGCTTTCGCTACTATCACGCTTACCCTTATTTCATGATTACGTTGTAGTTTAGTTAGCTTTAGGAACTTCCAGCAATTAAATAGATTATTTTTCGCACATATCACTATGTACGGAGACTATGTATTATTTAAGCTACTAACAACATAATAGCTTTATCTACGTTAATCTCATTGTCAATTTCGTAACCAATTTCACCACTCGTAGCTTTTAGAATAACTGTATCCATATCTAAGCCGAATGACATTTTTAAATCGTATGCAACCTAATTGTATCAAATTGAATTGTATTTAATGAAAGTTTAACAATTCAAAACTCATGCTTTCACATGAGAACAGACTATATCTTTACCATATTACCTATTGTAACTTAGGTACTCTACACTTCGGCTATCTTTCATAATAACCTACACCCATGTCTGGGTTAGTCGTTGAATCTTTGACTACATATACTTACTAATAGCTTTATAAAAAGAGTCTTTACTGTCTAAATTATCTTCTGTTATGAAAATATAGTTATACCCGAGAGCAATACCACCATCACGTTTTGCGATGATTTTTCGATACTCTTCATTATGATTTTTAATAAACCCTTCTTTAAATTTATACTTAGGTTTAACCTCTATAATTAAATTATATTGAGGTAAATAAAAAATCAACTACATGAAATAAACTAAAACCATCAATCTTATACTCATATCTAATACTTTAATACTCAAAAGGAATATTTAATTCAACTAAGTAATTAAAAGTCTTTAACTCTAATGAACTCCTCAAACACAACACTTTATCACCATAAGTAACATGCTTCCATATTTCACCTATAGTGCCACAAGTTAATGCCATTGAAGATAACTTAGACATATGTAATTTCTTATCTGGTCTATTTTGAGTATCTCTTATCTTCTTAGATACCCTCCTTTTATAATCTTCATTAGACCATTTAACTCTATTCCCATTAGCTATTTTCTCTTTTATATCTTCCCTATTTTGTGTAATTTTTAATGTAGCAGAAACTCTATCTCTATAACCTTCCTCTTCCCACCTATCTCTTGTATCTTCTCTCTGCCTATCTCTATAAGACTGAGAGGCTAAAGATTGATTTGGAAACTCAGATTTAACATCACTAACTGTTTTACCATGACGTTTAAGATGAGTTGCATTTAAAAATTTTAATTTCTTACCACAATAAGGACATTCAATATATGTAACCACTGACTGCTGATTATCCATTCTTATTATCCCCCTTAGAAATATTTTAATATATATTAAAATACCTTTTATTTCATCATAGGGTATTATAACAACTTTTTTCTGCTTTCGCAACTTTCACGCTTACCCTTTCGAGTTACGTTGTAGTGTGTTATACTTTAGGAACTCCCAGCAATTCGTAGAGTTATCACTCACCATATTTCTATGATAAGGCGACATTGCATAAATGAAAACTATTATGCACAAGTTTTATCGAACATATATACGGATTTCAATTTTCGTGGACGAGCAACTACAGGCTCAGAAACCACACGTACATCAACTTGGTCTACAGGAGCATCGAAACTATTTTGGTCATAGTCAAAACCAGCTTCTAGATGTGCAACTGTCACACCATTCAATGTAATTTCACCAGTAACATAGTTTACAGTACCAGCACCCAAACCAGTAGATGCAGTATCTGTAATAGTACCTGTGATACCATCTGCATTAGGAACATCCAATAATTCATCACCGATTTTATCAGGTGAAGTCAAACGGAATGTACCAGGTTTAATTGGAGTATGCAATACTTTTTGAGATACTGCATTAGAAGTGATTGTCAATGATTCACCACTTACGTGTTCACCACTATAATCACCACCAACGAAACCACGTTGAGATGAAATCATATCAGTACCAGCTTTAATAGCACCTTTATTATTACCATAAGTGAATTTCAAGAAGAATACTTGTCCATTCCTACGGTCAAGAGGTTGCCACCTTACAAGTAATTTTCATTACTAAGTAGACTATACCTTTAGTAGTTACTTCATTCGTCATATAAAATAGTTAGAGATTTTATATGAAACTACATACCACACATTAAGGGTTCTTCTTACTCCCTTACACATATCGCTCTCTAATAGCCTCTGTGAAGTCGTTACATCGTTTCCCTATCACTAAAGAATTTAGACTCGGTATTATCAAGCTATCTATTATACAATAGACCTTAGACTTTCTTAGTAGCGTATTCGTGTATTTCTACCTTATTTAACTATTACCGATTTGAGTGTGGTTTATTTACGTGTCAGCACAACCATATAGGGCTTGCTTGAATGAATCTAAGCTCTCTAACTCTTTTTCTTTGATAAGTTTAATATTATAACCTTTAATTCTAAGAGTTTTTAACTTTAAATCATTCAAGTATTTATCTTTATTATAATAGAATGTACTTTTAACCTCTAAATATGTATCTAAAGATTTAATATAAAAGTCAGGATAATATAATCTAACACAGTTATATAAATCATCGTAAATTTCAAAACTCCTAGGCTCATAATCAAACTTAATACCTAAAGAATTTAAATAATTTACACAAGATAACTCATAAGAACTTCTCAATAAATAAGTATTTCCATCATTACCAATATACTCTTTAACATTAGTGAAAACATCTAACATAGAATTTCTATATTCTACATCTTCCCATCTCTTTTTAAAAGATTTACATTGATTTTCTCTATACTCTTTATTTTTCCACAATTCTTTCTGAGCCTTACTAATATTAGCTATTCGTTTTTTAACACTCTCTGACTCTCTATCTTCCCACTGCTTTTTAGCACCAATAGACCTAGCTGTATGCATCTTCTCACGATAAGAACTATCTTCCCACAATCTTAATAGTGCATTTCGTTTACTCTCTCTAACACTATCTTTTTTGTTTAACACTTTCTGTATATCAGACAATTTCTTACTTATAGATTCATCACACAAAATACTGTCAGGATAATCTCTTAAAAAATCATCCTTACAATTATATCCATGAGTTCTTATATGCTTAAAAAGCAATCTTCTCTTTAACCCACATATAGGACATTCTACCAAAATAAATACCCCACTTAGATTACACTATTTTACTGACACGATATCATTCGCAATCAAGTTTGGCATGACAGCTGTGATAATATCAAACACATTAGATGTAAATGTGTTCACCATAGAAATATCAGTGCCTTCATGAATAGCTGTGCCATTCATCATGCGACCTTTTGTCATTTCCAATTCAGATTTAGTATTTTCAAGCAACATAGATAATTGAGTAGCTTCTACATCGGAATAACCATCTACGTGCTGTTTTACAACATCAGTATAACCTTTCCAAGATTCCAACAATGGACGGTACTGTTCATAAATATTAGTTTTCATTAATAACTTTCCCCATAAAATTTTTATTTAACATATAGACTATCAACTAAAACTAATATATCACTCTAACCCCTTCTATTTGTAGAGATTATTTCACTTAACCTACTACCCCTACTGTTAGAATGACTATTAGTAACCCTATTTTTAGTCGATTCATTAACAATTTGAGTATCTACAATAGAATTGCTTATTAAATTTTTACTATTGCGACTCATCGATTCACACACAGTATAAATTTCTGACTTACCAAACCCTACAGGTAACTTAGCTTTAACACTTTCATTTGTTAAACCATAATTACCAGCAATAACTGAAATTAAGTCATTTTTTAAAGATTTAGTGTATGATTTTGATTTTGAATATGACTCATCGATATCTTCTACCTCTGAACTCAATTCCCTAATCTTATCTTCTAACTCTTTAATTCTTTCCTCATACTGCTCAATTTGATTATCACGTCTATCTAAAGCACTTTGATAATCCTCATCTACCTTATCTAACTCTTCTTGTGTAGACTTAACATCACTCTTTAAAGAATTAATAGTATCTTGTTGTGCCTTAATAATAGCATCCTTACTATTAATATCTTTAACAGTATCAGCAATCTCACCATAAGCCTCTTTTAATTCAGAATGTAACTCTTCTTTTTCTTTTGAAAGATTTTTATTATCTTTCAACAAAGATTTGTTTTCTTCCTCTTTAACAGATAACTTTGATTCTAATTCCCTATTGTTATCTTCTACACCCTCTTTAAGTAAAGTAGAGTTTTGATACTTCAAAGCCTTACAAGCCTCCTCAACAGTTTGTAAACTATCAAGTTCATCTTGTAACATATCAATCTCTTCTTGCAACTCATTGATTTTAACTTCTTTTCTTGCAATAGTGTCTTTTAGATTTGAAATCTCATCTTGTGTTGCAACCTCTTTATCTTTAGCATCCTGTAGAACAGTTGAGATTTTATTTAAAGCATTATTTAAGCTATCTTTTAAACCTCTATTCTCTTTCTCTAAAGATTGTTTTTGAGCCTTAACTGACTGTAAAGTACTTTGTAAAGTATCTACAAGCGATTCTTCCTTATTGTCCTCAATAGTGTCTCGGACAATAACTTCTTCATCACCACTATTAAAAGTTATATTTTCAACACTTTCAAGTAATAACTTTTCAGGTGTTAAATCATAACCCTCAATGCTATTTATAAAAGACTTAATATTATTAAAGTCTTTTTCATCACACTCTTTAATAATCTTAAAAAGAGCATTATGAACATCTTTTGTTAAAGCGTGTTTTTGAATTTCAGCACCCTCTGTTACAAAATCACTAGGTCTAGCAGATTGTACAGACGGGAATGGAACAGCATCAAATGTAACAAAATTATATTGATTTTCATCTACTTCAATATAATCCTTACGTTGATGTAAAGCACCACCAGCCCTTGATGAATATCCAATAACACCACCAGCTTCATACAATGTGTTTATAATCCGACCAAAAGGAGTATCTAAAATATGAATCTCACCATAAATTTGATTTGATTGTGGCACTTTCCACATCTTAGCAATTCTATGAGAAACCCTCTCAAAATCTACTTCCATTCTATCTACTGGGTGATTAGCCTCACCGAAAAGTGTATTATACATGAGCTGTTCTTTAACATACGGTGCTTCTAACACCCTATCCCACAACTTCTCAGAATATAACCTACCATTACGATTTAACTTATCCCACTCTGCTAATGGTCCTCGGATAATACGCAACACTGCATTATTTGAACCATCAAATTTTGTATCAGGCTCATAACTCTCATACAGCGACCTATCAAAAACACTCGTATCTGATAAGTATTGTTTCTCTAAATTACCCATAATATAAATATCTATCCCCTAATTACCAACATATACAAAACATTAACTACAACAAATATCTATATTATTATAAATAATATTACAAACTGTTGATGAGTTATTACTAAAACTATATATTAAATTAATATTTAAAATTAATATGTTTGTACTAAGTGCAACATTCATATCACACTTAGTACAATTTAATATATAAGTAACACATAAAAATAATGTGATTTTTAATCCCCATCACCTTTAAAGACTAAATACCTATCTTCTTTTTTAGCGAATTTATCGAATTTAGCCATATAACCTAGGCCACTCTTACTAGGCATAACCCATATTAAGCGTTTTCTGAATTTAGTAACCAACTTTTTACAATATGAATTTCTAGCAAAAGCATCATCATCCCATATTTCACAGTCTGACATAACAATAACAGTATCAGGATTCTTAATCTTCCTCATCAATGCCTCAACAGCATTTGTTATATAAGTAGAACCTTTTGGCCCAAAAGTCAATAAAGTCTGCTTTAATTGTGTACCTTTACACCTCTTCATAAGTTTAATGCTCTCTTCTACAGACCATTCTGAAAATGGCATAATATAAAACTGTACTTTTTTCATACCCTTATCAGCACGTATCATAGCATCCATCTGCGTGATAACCTTTTTGAAAGCAGAACCACCCATAGATGATGAACAGTCTAGTAATATACCTACCTTAATCATTGTAGACTCTATATCTTCTCTTCCAGGTGGTGCATCCTCAATACGCTTATTAATCATATCAGGATTCATAAATACTCTCTGACCTAAAGCCATCCTAAATAATTTATTTAATTTGACTTTCCAATCAGCAACCATACCTGTACTCTTAAATAGTGTAGTCATAGCACCAGCACCAAAGTCTTTATAATTATCTAAAGAATCACTATTAGTATTTGCTAATGTCTCATCCTTATCTAATTCCTCTTGAACTTTTTTAGCGGCATCTCTCACCATCTTATCAGCAATCTCTTTACCTTTAGTATCATCAAAATCATTGTTCTTAGTCTCATGTGCCTTCTGAAATTCATCACTATCAGTTAGCTTATTTTGAGAACTATCACCATTTTGTGAACTATCTCCATTTTGAGAACTATCACCATTTTGTGAGCTATCTCCATTTTGTGAGCTATCTCCATTTTGAGAGTTTTCACCATTTTGTGAGTTATCTCCACTTTGAGAATTATCCCCATTCTGAGAGTTTTGAGAGTTTTGAGAGTTTTGAGAGTTTTGATTATCTACCTCATTAGACCTCTCTTTTGATATATCTGACTTATTCTCTTCCTCATTATCTAATGCACTTTCCATCTCTGACTTATTTTCTGATGAAGCATCACCCTCACCATTTGCCATGCTACTGTCATAATTAGGTGGTGAGAAGTCATTCTCACCATTACTACCCATACCACCTGCACTGGAAGAGCCACTCTCACCACCAGATGAACCCTCTCCATCACCATCTTGATTATTTTGCTGAGATTTTTCAGCCTCATCCTTGTCTAAATCATCGCCATATAAATCATTGTTTAAATCTCTCTCAGATTTATCAAAATCATCACCGTTATTATCTTCATCATATCCATTACTATATGGATTATTATCTTTTGAGCCATCACCACTAGAGTCTTTACTAGAACTTTTACTTAACGGATTATTATCTACAGGGTCAGGTACAGAAGAACCACCACCAGCACCATTAGAATTGCTCTCTTTATTTTCTTCATCTGAGTCTACAAATGTCAACTCTACAGGTTGCAAGTCAAAAACATTAAAATTACCTAAATCATTACCTGTAGGTACAAATATTCTCTTTTTTAATTGTTTTTTAGCCATATCACACCTACCTTAATGATTATCAGAATCATCTAAAACAACACAAGGCTCTTCTTTAACATCCTCTACATGAAATACACCATTAACAATAGATGTTACAATCCCAAACCTTTTTTTCTTAGCAACCCACACAATATCACCAACACTAATTGATTTAGGTGAATTTCCACTAGAACCACTATCACTACTGGAACCATCCATCTCACCCATACCACTACCATCATTATCAGCTAAATCTTCCTCAGATAACTCTGTTTTATCAATCTTATTCGTATCTTCTATCCAAGAACCATAAGAAGATTCTATAGGTAATATATATTTCCTATCTAACTCAGCATAAAAATTACCACTATCAACATATATTGGTGTATGTAGAATCTTACCATCTCCCAAGTCGGTATCATCTACTTTATCTATTTTAGTGTAATTTACACTATACACTTCTTGTACAATATACTTTCCTTTAGGTATCTCTCTATGAGATTTAACAATACCAACAACAGATGTGCCTTTAACCTTAACTAAAGTACCATCTTTTAAAATCTCTTTATCAGAAACTTTTTCTTCATCAGTAATACCACCATTTTTAGACCAATAGATTTTCCCATCGGTGATTGACCTAATAATATCATTTATTACTTTTTGAAAGATATGAGAACTACTCCTCAACTTCTTAAAAGAACCATTTATGTAAATATTGCAAAATATATCAGCACCAACATAAGGACTAATACTATCTTTCCTAGTCTCATTATAAAATTTTACTTCTGTCTCTTCACCAAACAATTTAGATACATTATCTATAGATGCTATAACAACTTCTGTCATCTCATCGAATGATTTAAAACTTTTTAGCCCCACATTATGCTGTGCCCTCAAATGAATAATATCTGTAATGCAATTACTAGGAAAAACACCACCAATACCTTTAGCCTTATTTGAAATGTTAGGCAATCTTGATAACACTGTCTTTAACTTAGCATTAATAAACCCATCCATTACAACATTATCAACACCACCACTAGCATATGTGTCATCTAAATCAACAAAGCTATTCTTAATACTATGTGTACTATTATTAGTAACTAGATGTGCCATCTCATGTGCAATAAAGAAAGTTAAAAGATAAACATAACAATCCTTTAATGACCTATACATATCACCATTATTACAGTATTCCTCTAATGCCTCCCTCAAAATAAAATCAGGGTTAAAATAATAAATGAATTTACCTGTCCTTTTATGTAGACCAACAGCCAAAGTAGAAACTGCTCTACTTCTCAGATGTTTTAAGTCATTACTTGTAAACATACTATATGCCATAATATCAAAATTATGCAAGTTTTCTTTTACAACACCTACTAAGGAATCATATATGACATCACTATCACACTTACTTGCCAAAATATCAAAAGTCATTGTTGCATCTTTTGTATTATATTTTAAAGGTGATTCATTAAAATCTGTTACTTTAGTCCTTCCAATAAAGCCATATGTAACCTCATAACTTATCTCATCACTATACCTATCATGTACCTCTTCTATTGCTATCCTATAAGTATTAGGCATCGTATCATCAATAGTTTTATTCTTATTTGTCATAAAGAAAATCCTAACTTCTGCCTTACTATCATAAGGATTCACCATATCCTTACCAAAAGTTATCTTTTCAAAACTATTTCCATCAATAATGCTCTGAACAGCATCTAAATCGACAATCTTATTATCACTACCCTCATTAATAGAAGGCGTATATCCACCCAAAGATTCTACATACCTATCAGACAAAGAATTAATAAAATTAATAACTCTTTTCTTTCTATCTCTAATCTTATTCGATAAACCCATATTATCACCTCTACACTACGAATTTATCAATATAAGCACTATATGTATTGAACCCACTAAATTGCTTAACCTCGTGATTAACATAGGCATATACACTATCAGTAATCATTTTAACCCTAGTACCCTTACCAAAGTCACCTTGTAAAAATAGATACCTTACATCTGTCTTTAACCCATCAACATAAATAGTATCTTTAACCTCAACATATGTAGTGCCATTATCAACAATCTTAGAACTATAAGGGTTATAACTCCTTATAGCATTATTAATAATAGAAAAACTGTATTCTGGAGCATAACACTCAACAATATCACCATTAGAAATAACATTATCCCCAAAATCCATACTATCTATAGGTAATCTACTTACAAAATTATCAATATAAGAAACATCCAACATAAGAATTTTACCTCTCATAAAATAATAGAGATAGTAGTAACATTTATACTACTACATATCTGCTACTACCACCTCTACTTAAAATACTAAACTATAAAACTGTAAACTTAGATTTACTAATACTTTTCTTTGTTTTTTTGCTATCACTAATTAGTTTTCGAATATTATCAATATATTCTTTAGTAACACGAGTACCATAATCACTTGTGATATCTATAATCCAATCATCACTCACAGCCTCTGCCATTTCATACATCTTTTCAATATCTTCACCAGACAATCGCAAGAAAAGAACCATATTATCAGCATTAGGTAATATATCCTTAATACCACTCAAAAACATAGCATAATTCTTGTTAGGTAAAGATGTTCCGTGTATATCCATAAAATCTTTACACAAACCCAAACAGTAATTAACAATCTTTTCAGTATTACCACTAAACTTAGAGAAATTCCTTTGTACTAACTTCATATAAGGAATAATCAAAGTATCATCTTTTAACTGTTCTATAGTAATATCTTCGTCTAATCCTGTACCAAAAGTATTGTTAAAGTATTTTGTAAACTCACCAAGAATACTCTCACCTAGATACATTTTGAAAATATCTTCACGTTTATTAGAAGTCTTGATATCTAAACTCCTAATAAAATCTGCTAAATCCTGAACCAAATCAAGAGTATCACTACACTCATCTCTATCATCAGAGGACATAGCCTTTAAGTTGTACTGTTTTAAATCTAAAGAACAAGCCTCTAAACTATCTACAATATCACTTGCAGAAATTGAAGTACCACCTACTTTTACAGAATCATTTATTAATAAAGACTCCCATAAGTCTTTACCATACAACAATGAATCTATAAACTTAATAGTTTTTTGAACTTGAACTTCTAATGAATTAGACTGCCTATCAAATACCAAGTTTTCATATTGTGCTTGAACATCATCAGTAAACAATATTTTACCATTGAAAGCCTTCGGCATAAAACCTTTAGATGTATTCCTACCACGCATAGATTTTATATCTTTTGACAGCTGTAACATATTACGAGTAGAAGGTTGTGCATCTTCTAATGTACGTTTTTCTACACTAGCCATAATTTTTAAAGCCTGTTTAGTATCTAAATCTTTAAAGAAATCTAGTAATGTACCATCAATAGTACCATCTTCTCTCTCAGACTCCATAAAACTAATCCAAGACTTAACATCCTGCTCATCATATTCTTTTTTCCAATAAATAGAGAACCTAGCGGCAAATGCAGGGTCTAGTGTACCAGTATCACCATAACCACCACCATCTTCTTCCATACCTTCCCAAGCCATATTACAAGCTGCGATGATTTTTACTCTGTCTTTATACTCAGAAAAATCTACACCACCAAACCTACTATCTGAAACAGCCTCAAAAACGGCAGAAGTAACAGTACTTGATTGAACCCTATTAACTTCATCAAAGAATAAAATAACTTCTCTACCCTCTTTAAGTGCAGTGATAAACCTATCCTTAACAGTCTTGTCTGGCGCCCTCAAAGTCAATAAATCTGTCATACCATATTTGATATCACTAGAAACACTTTTTACAATATTCTGTAATTCTTTAGAAACCTCTTCTAAACCTGAACCCTTTAATATACCACCACCAACATATTCAGTTAATGATTGTTTAACAGGCATACCCATAAGGTCAACAGCATCTTTACTAGCTAAGTTTACATTGATTAAAACTGGCTCTAAACCAGTACGTAACTTAACTTTTTTCATATATGCTTTAACCCTGCTGGTATTATGAGAAATAAATCCATTAGCAATAAATGTATGTGTTTTAGGAATTGTAACATCATATACAACATGAGTACCAATTTCTTCAACACTAACTACTGTACTAACATTACAATTCCTCAAATAAGAAATTGTTTTAAACTCATCCCACAAAGGATATGCAACAAACTCTCTTTCTAATTTATTATCTTCAATAAATGAAAGAATACTATCAATAGAAGTTCTATGTCTATCTAAATCATTACAGAAATAACCAGTTTTTAAATTCTTATATTGAGTACGTGTCATACCCTTAGACTCAAAGCATACCTTGATTAAGAAATTAATCTCATCACGTAAAACAGAACCACACTCTAAAGGAATATCTAATTTACCCTGTCTAGTATTACCACTAAACTTAGAAATTAACTCTTCAGCCTGTTCATGTTTTAATACCAACAAGTCTTTAATTAATAACATTAACTCAACACTATCTCTAGCATTAAGACGCAATCTAGGATAGTATCTATCATAACCTTTATTGTATCTGTCTTTACCACGATAAGCCTTAAACCCTAATGATGATAACACATCTTGTAAATCAGAAATCAAAGATTCACTCTTACAACAGAACTCTACATACCCATAATCACCACTATGTGCAATATACCCATCTGTATCAATATAACCAGCAAGTACATTTAGAATGTATTCATATGAACCACTTCTAGGGAAATGCTCTTTATCAACATCACCCCAAGTATAATTATATACCCCAATTTCCCACAACTCTTTTTTAAGGTTTCTTCCTTCTCTAGGGAACTCTTTATATAACCTATAAATCTTACCACTATCTCTTAAAGCACTACGGAAATTGTCAGACCTTGTACGTTTTGTTGTATCTTCAATAAATCCATTTTCATTTAATAATGTAACTATTCTCTCTTTATTATAAGAAAGAGTTAAACTATTACAGCCTTTAGCTTTATTTGAAACACAACCATCACCTAATACAAATCCATACATATAGGCATTGAAATCATGTTTAATATCTTTGAAATAAGAAGAATCAAACTTCTTAGATAATAAAACATCCCCTTCTTTAATGTCTAATGCTTTCTTCCAAACAACACCATCTTTAGATAACACACGTAATGGGTGATTTTTAGTCACTTTAATAACACTACCATAGTTATCTTTGATAGCAACAACTTCGTCACAAACCTCTCTATATGTATGAGAAGTAGTAACATAGTCAGTTAACCCATCTACAATATACTCACGTTCAAGATAACCATCAGTAAATTCAAGATTCTTAATTTCAGTAATACCACCATCAACACGAATAATTGTATCTCCAGTAACACATTTACCTAATGATGACGGCCCGATTAACATGGCAGGAGAATTATTCTCTAAAGCAGTATCTAGAAAATCACTTACAGTATCTTCTACTGGTTCTTTAACAGAATCATATTCTTTATATCCTTTTGATTCTAAGAAAGGTAAAAACTTATCACAACACCACTTAGATATATAACCCTCAACTAATCTACGCTTATATAACTTCTCTTCTGCACCATCTTTATCATCATTGTCAATACTAGCACTCTCATCAATAGAATACAAGTACTCAGACAACATATCCCATGTACGATAATTAGGGAAAACTGCTGTTCTTTGTTCATTATCTGATAATCCATTAGCAATAGCATCTATTACAGGTTTATCATTATATACATAATCCCTATTCTTCTCTAAGAACTCTAATACTACTGGGTGTATATTAGGTGTATCTGTAAATCCTTTCTTAGATGTTAAAGATTTTGCCCACTCAAACCATCTATCTTGAACATCTTCAGGATATACCTTCAAAGGAATGAACCTATTGGAGTACGCAACATCAAGGTCAGTATTAACATCATATAATGTCTCTAACTCCATCTTATACTCTTCACGTTCTAAACCCTTTTGAATATCTAAGTTTGTAGCGGCAACAAATTTACACCCATTAAATGTCATATCATTTAATCTTTTTTGATTCAATAATTGTACAAGAATACCATTAACACCTTTATTAGAGCAACGTGTAATTTCATCAAAGAATAGTACTGGTGTTTTCATGTACTCCTTATATTGTAATTGTAATTTTACAATCTTCTCTCTCTGCTCATCTGATATGGTTTGTTGCTCTTTCTCAACTACATTACCATCAGAGGCTACATCTTTTTCAATATACCCCTTTTGTAAAATATCTTCTAATTTTTGATAAGACTGCTTACAAAACTCACGGAAACCATCAGAACATACAACCAACTCTTCCATAGGACAAGCATAACTATATTTCTTACCCTCTACCTCACCAATTTGAAATAGACCACTATAATCCAACCTAGAAGTAAATGCAACCCTAAAGTCAACCATTCTGTAATTATACTTTTTACACAATTCTTTAATTGTAGCAGATTTGAAAACAGCGGTTGGCCCTATTAAAAGTGGAACAACTTCCCTACCACCACTTTTAATTTCCTCACCTTCAGGTAAAGAGAAATAAGCATCTAACCAAGTGTAAATTGCATCCTTACCTTTAACTTCCTCAGCATAGTTATCTTTACCATTCTTACGTCTATCTTTTAACAGTTGTAATGTATCAGCAGCTGACTCCATAATATAACTTTCATCAATATGCTCATTATCATACAACCAATCATTTATATTTACATCCCTAGACTTTCTATCAGAATCTTCTAGAATAAGAAAATCTTTTGCTACATCATAAGGAACTTCGATACCATTACCACAAGCATTTATAAAAGTATCTGTAATAATATTCTCTGAATCAAAACCACCATTACAATATAAAGTAGCACATAGACTGTCATTCACTTCTTCACAATTAATTGAATTAGAAATTCCTTGATAATCTAATTCAATAATATCTACAGTAACTTCCTGCCCATAAATACCATTAAATACATCTTTTACAACACTAGGAACTCCCATTAAAAATAGTGTGTTACTAGGTAATACCCTATATGCCTTTAAGACATGACTATCACCCTTAGTATCCACATCAAAATCAGTCTTTGTAACTTCAAACCCAAAAAATTCAGAAATATTATGAACTTCCCTAATATTCCTTACAAAATCAGCCCTATCAATAAAAGGGAAAAAGTTATTAATACTATACATCTATATCCCCTATATTACTTAAAATCTAAAATAGACATTATTCTCTTCATTGTAGAGAAATAATATTTCATCAAATTACTATCTACTATCAAATTCAACCAATCATCTATAGTCTTATTGTCAAACTCTTCAAAAGATAGAATGTATTTTAAAATTGATTGACCTATACCAATCTCACTTATTGTTAGATTATCAACATTCAAACCCACTCTTTTCATCTCACTATATGTAGATACATATAATGTAACTAATTTTGTCAATAAAACAAACCTTAAAAAGTGTACCCCTATCAATAACCTTAAATTATCCTCTTTACCACCTTGAAACTCTTGTATCCTTGACTCAACTTCTTTTAAATAAGACCTAAGAGCCTTTAACTTGACATCTCTAACAAACCATTTATATTTTGTAGGAAAGACTTTTTCAAGTACAATACTATCCAACTCAAACCCACCATTATTTGCCATTGTATCAAGCTCAGTATCTAACTCATTCTTAGCATACTTGATGAAATCCATAGCCTGTGGTCTAAACTTGCCAAAAATAGAATCACCACTTGTTAGAAACTTTCGTAATTCTATCAAAGTCTTATCCTTATAAAATAAGTAACCCCTCAACTGCAACCCCCTCAATCTCTATTAAATAAATTCAATAATGACTTACTAAACGTATTAAATGTCTTACACACATTGTATATCCTTGACACACTAACATGAACAAAATTAGACTGTCCATCTATTATTGGTTTTCTATACAAAGACATCCCATCAACTAAACACTGCACATTCTTATCGTAATCTAATGTATACTTACAAAACTCAACAACACTTATATTATTATCACTAAGCATATCAAGTATCCCTAACCCACTTAATATATACTCAACTAAATATGTATTATTGCTATCTATGGCAAAAACAAATATGTCATACTTATCTTTATATTTCAACAACTGAATACAATTATATACAAATATCTGTGATTTATCATTACTACTATAACAACTAGACTGTATCTTCAAAGCACATCTAACAATACTATCCATATTAGACAATACATTTGACCTCTTTAAATTTTTAAACATTATAACTCTCTGCCTCAAAAACAAAGCATAAGACATTAATGCATTTAAGTATACACAAGGAATACCTTTACTCAAATAATACAAATACAGCATCTCAACATTACTATCTGAATATTGATATAAATTCTTGATTGAAAATTCACCACTTGAAAACAACATAAGATAATTAGAGTACATCTCATCATATGAACTCTCTAATATAAAATTGTTAAAGAAAAACATTGCCTGTCTTGTAAAGGTCTGATGTATAACTAAACACTTATTAATAAATTTATATAAGTACAAAGTATTGCTATACATAACTTTATGAATTAAAGGGTCATTAATAAACGTATCTTTTTCTGACTCTTTTTGCTTAACAATCTCATATACAATAGAATTGCTAGTATCAACATCACAATTAAAATTACACTTATACATCTCAACTAATATCTTATCAAAATTGTATATAGTATTAACTGTATCATATTTAAGTAAACCTAGCAGATACTTAACATCAAACCAATCAGGCAACCTTTTAATCTCTAACACATTACATAATAATTTGCCAACATTTCCAACTAAAATATAATCATCTGATTCAACATTTAAACCAAAAGCTATATTAAATGTCTTTGTATCAACACATATACCAAAAAGATTAATAAATGTTGCATCATTATCAGTAACTCTATCAATCACTAGGTAATTTTTATCAATATCTAACCCATTCTTTATCTTGACAGACCTATTTACTATCTGCACACTTCTTATAAATGAATTACTCAAACCTAAATTCTTATGTAACCCATCTAACTCATCTATCTGAATAAAGTATCTATTATCTTTAGTAATTATATCCATTAGAGTCTCTCGATACTATAAGAACTGTTTTAATAATTTAGCACTCAACTTACTTACCAACATCAATACTCTCCTAAGTACTTTCTTATCAGCTTGTAATTGCAACTCTGTACCAGTCAAATTAACAACATTATCACTACCATCAACAGTATCAGACACAGGCATTAGTTTTAGTGATTCAAGACTTCCTCTCTCGATAACATCAAATAATGAATTTACTACTGCATTATTTTTCTCAGGTTTATATACTTTTAACTTCTTATCATATGTCTTAATTGCAGACTCAAAGAATAAACTCCTCTCTTCCTCATTAGACATATCATATGATGATATATTAAAAGTAGACTCACCATTATCCATATACCTTAAAGCATCTATATTAGCCATAGCCTGTACTTCTTCATCACTCATATCAATAGTATCAACTAAATCAAACGTATCATACATATCCACATTTGACTCCATAACATCCCTAAAAGAAGAAGTAATATCAATATTTTTAAGAGCTTCAAAAGCAGGGCAATTTATAGGGTAATCATAATAAGGAATATTAATACTAATCCCACCAAAAGAAACAGATACTGGAGAAGTAACTTTATCTAACAACTTAGCACTAGAGAAATCTTCATTATCAAGACTAGACTCATCATTCTCATAAATCTCATAGCAATCCCTAAAGTCTTTAAAGAATTTCTTATCTCCTAACTGTAACCTCATGATATATGACAATGTATCAATAGTACCTAATGCACCTTTAATTCTAGCATAGTTATCAGCAACAATCCCCCAATAAGTGAATAAGTATTTTAACACAATTAGAGGAACATCATTGCCACCTAAATCACCTTTGGCATCTCTAATAACTTCATCCTTACTTTTAACGATATTGTATACAACACTATCAGGTAAAACAGTATTATTATCCTCAGATGAATTATCTTCTGTATAGGCTCTAACAATATCACTAAAAATACTACTCCCTAGAATCTCCTGAACTGTTCTACTACTATCATTACTATCAATTTCTTTTTGCATCTGATAAAGACCACCACATTTCATAGCAGTCGCTACAGCCCTTGCAATATCATACCCAGCAGAAGAACCAAAAACACTATTAGCTACCTCACTAACCAAATTATCACTAATAAAAGTATTATCACTCCTTCTAACCTTTATATTCAGACTTAAAATCCAATCAGGGTTATATAAGTTATAAACTTGAAAACTCCCACTATATGACTTTACATAGGAACAAAAATCCTCACCAACATCCATACCAAACAACTTGTATGTCTGTACATCAGAATCTTCATAACTACACATAATCTCCTCACCTTCAACAACAGCAAAACCTGACGGTAAAGATTCTTGTGTATTACTAACTGACTTATCATTAGCCTTACTAATTTCTAAATTTCTAAAAAGACTGGTATAGATATTCTTAGCCTCTTTATTCTTAATATTAGTATCTTTTAAATCTGGTAAATGATAAATATCCCTAAGTTTATCACCAAAAATACTTCTAACAGATGGAGAGTCTAATTTAAATTTTAATAAATACCTAGACAAAATTCATACTCCTTACACAAAAAACAAACTTATATAAATTTATATATATTACCTATGCCTACTAACCTTATTTGCCCTAATCTTAGACCTTGCTCTATTATTCCTAGACTTAGCAATCCCTTTACCCAAACCTTTCCAATGACTTCTCTTAGAAATTACTTCCTTTTCCCTCAACTTACTTAGATTTGTATTTCCCTTAGTCCTCATCTTACCAACAACTCTAGATTTGAATAAATCAGAAGATATTTTAGCATTATTAAACATAATAACTGTCAATACAGCTATCAAATGCTTGCATATAGTACCCTCTAATCTAGGGTTTTTGATTTTAGGGAATCTATTCTCCTTATCTAAACCATACCCCATATTCCAAGCCATATATTTATAGCCTTTATATAAAAAATCTTCACAACTACAATATACAGATAAATCACCATTTAATAATAATCGAGTTATCTCACTCTTCTTAAACTCTTTTAAAGCACCTATATCTTTAACATCATTTAATTTTATAAGTTGTTGATATTTCTTGTTTGGAGTGTACTGACTATTCGTTAAGAACTCTACACACCCATCATTATTAACACCTACATATTTAGTGATTAACTTTTTCGCTCTCTTTTTTCTAGCACTATCAGCACCCTGTAATAACTCCTTCTTAGTAGCCTCATTAATCTCTTGTAATGTGTACCCTTCTTTAAGATACTTATCATATCTACCATCAAAAGCTATTGCTTGATATTTAGTCATGAAATCTTCATAGTACCTAGCATCTCTATCAGTATCTATTAAAAAAGAAAAAGGGAGATGCTCACCTAGAACATCCCCCAAGTCAAGGCTAAATGAATTTTTTGTATCTCTCAGTAACAAATTTTTTGAACTCATTCTTACCTTCCTCTAAACCATCATTAATAAACTTACCAAGTATAACATATAATTCCTTAACAGGATAATCCTCAATAGACCTACCAGTTATTTGTGCCTCTATGATATTATGTGTTAAAAGAGAGCTACAAGCCTTCATAGAGGATATTACATCAAAGTCATCAGAATTAATAATATTTTTAATAACCCTACCTGGTTCCTTCTTAATAATAGAAAGAATCATATCTTTATCTAAAGAATAATCTTTACCACTAATAATCTGACTTTCAATCTCTTTTACCAACTCTATATCATTATTTAATATAGCCTCCTCTAGCCTATCAAATAATGAATTATTTAATAACTCTGACATAATAATCACCTTTGTACTTATCTCGTAACTTTAAATTCTTCTTAATGTAATAGGAATCTACATCTATTTCATTAATCCTACGAATCTTTTGTACCTCACCATTTAATTTAAATAAAGCATATTTATCACATTTACTATGACAACCAATGTATCTATCAGAACAATCCTTACAAGGAACATATCTAGCCAAAATGTAGCACCACCATCTAATAAAGTAAAAAATCATATACTAATATTATACATTAATGTCCATACATTAACAACTAATACATTTCACTATCTTCAGGCTCACTACTAGCAAAATCTTCTTCATTATACGAACCATCTTCAATAGACTTGATTATCTCTTTAAACTTATCTGTAGCTACATCACTAGGGTCTACATTTATAAGATTTAACATCGACTTCAACCACTTAGCCTTGTCAATATAATCAGCATAAGATTCTAAAAAAGCACTACTTGAATCAATCATTTGTAGATTTGAAACAAACTCTTCAACTTTTGTTGATGTCTCACTTGTAGGTAATGGTCTCATCCTAATACTAAAAGCACCAACATCAGAACCTCTACCCCTATATTTTAAGTAATTCTCAACTAAATCTGTAATACCATTAATCAAGATTTGTTGAACCCTAGAAACAGAACGAGCATACCTTAAATCCTGTTTAACAAGGGAATTATTACCCATAGAACCTAATGATTCTGCAAAACCTAAATACTGTTTAGGAACTTTTAAACTAGCAAAAAGTTTATCAGTAAAGTAATCAACATCAACAATAGACTGCACATCTACACCATCACCAATACTCTCTACTGTAACATCACCCTTACCATCTCTTGTAGGAAGATAAATATTACTATTTATAGGAATTGGAGATGGGTCAGACCTAAACCCTACACCTTTTTGCATCTTAGTATTAGCTTGAAATCTCCTTCTAACATCTGATAACATTTGTTGTGTTTGTCCTGCACCAGCATTCCCTACCTCAACCTTTACAATGTTAAATTGTGTAGACCTTGCAATACGTGATAAAACAAGAATATTATCAATTAAAGCATTAATCCTAAACATAGTCCTAGCACTATCTACTATAGAAGTACCTACTACACGATAACAAGTAACCTCTTCTCGTGTGTTATCAGCCTTCTTAACATTTAACTTAATTTTTTCCCTCTTAGATAGTTTAGATGATATAAAATGAACAAATTCATCACTCTTCTCGAACCTAGCACTACCACTTATACCACTACCAACAGTACCAAACTGACCAGCATCTTGATATGAACCACTCTCAAAGGCATAATCCTCATCCTCATATCCTAATACGTTCCCCATATACTCAATCCTAGAAACAAGGTAGGGATTTATTACATCTTCATAATAAACAGACTTTATACCACTCTTTTCAGAACCAGCATAATACTCTCTTCTCCTAAGTTTAAAATCACCATGCTTAACAATCTCATACGCCCAAGACCAAAGCCTATCTTCTATATTGATATTATTTCTCAAAAAATCTTCTATAAATTTCTTTAACCCCTCATCAGTAGAATCTACCATAATAGCAAAATGAGTTGTTTCATCAACTGTACAAGAATCATCTGCTAGAATCTCCATAGCTGCACCTATAACAGAATCCTTAGACATTTCTTCATTCTCTAAAAATATATCACTTAAACTATAATCACCACGAATACCATCGATAACTTGCCCCAAAGCATTTGTATCATCATTACCTAATAACTGTTGTAAATTACTAGGTGAAAGATTAACTTTCCCCTCATTAATACTTTGCTTTGAATGTATAGATTCAATACTTCCATCAAAAAATGAACCTACCCTACCATCTTCAATGATTTTAACTTCCCTTATGATATCATCTGTAGTATTCTCTTTTATTGTATTTAAATCTTCTATTGTATCACTCTGACTACTATTATCGGTAATATTTCCTCTTTTACCAACAAATAAATCATACCATGCCATATAATACCCTCTTACTAATATCTAAAATTATTAATACCATAGATTTCAATATCTTCTATCATATCATCAATTTGCCTATCAATCATCTCTTCAACAGAAATATCATTAGGTGTATCTATACCTGCATATGAACCTATCCTATTTGCAATAAGAAAATCATTAAAAGTACCTTTATTTCCCTCTGCATCAGAAACAGTACTCTGTAAAGCGTTTTGAATAGCACCACATAAACTATCTGACACGTCTTTAGAGCCTACCCTAGTCCCTGTTACACCATCATTTCCCTTACCATCATAATCTACGAAACCTGCATCTGTAACTACTTTAGGGTGGTCTACCTTACGTTTAACCCTATCATGTAAAAGATTAAGTAACTCATACCTCAAAATAGGATAGTCATATAACTTAATCCTCTTCTCATACATAATCTCTACTAAATCAAGGTAAGGTCTATCAGTTCTATCTACTGACAAATAACCAACATTAAACCCCATCTCTTCAAGAATCTGTCTTGATTCCTCAGAATTGAATATATCATATGTCAACTTACCTATCCGCATACCAACTGTATTAGCAAGATAAATGACAAAATTACGTATCTTATATATAGCTATCTTCTTAGGTGGTTTAGGTGGATTGATACGTAGCATAAAATCAACACCAAAAACTGGCTTCTTAACACCATCTTCTTCAATGATATCATCAACATATACACTAGATATACCAGTACTATCTGTCCTAAACGATTGGTCAATATGTAAATATCTAGGTCTCTCAGGATACTTTAACCTAAAATCATCTCTTAAATAATCCTTAACTTGAATATCATCACCGGTAGAAATTATTATCTCTTTAGAAACGAATGGGTGATGTCTATTCTCATCAACACAATCTTGTAATACCATAGGAGAACTAAATAGCTTACCTTGTGAGCCTGTAGATACACCACCGATATCTTGTAAAGACCTCAATAAGTTAGTCTCAAAACCAGCCCTCAAATCTACAGGAACTCTTAAAAACTTAGTCTGCATATGTGGAGGTAATTCTTCAATAGCCTTATTAATAGATTTATAATCTTCTAATCCATCAATATACTTCTGCTTCCCTAATCCCTCAGAAACCCTAAAGTTATTTACATCATCTGTAGAATTAACGATATTAGCCTCTAAGTAATTAGAACCTTTAAATACATAGAAGAACTTTTTACTAAAATTGTTAGGCTTCACGTCCCATTGAGCTGGTGCGGCAACAATCGTATGTGGGTCATTCCTAGATAACCTAATTTGACGCTCAGTAGCAGAATTTTCAAAGGTTGCTGATGAAACTAAAATGTTTAATGAATGATTGACACCACCATCAACAATAAACCTAGAATTAGACCTATTAACTATATTAGCATATAAATCTGTTGCTTTCTCACTATCATTAGATGGCCCATTACCACCCAAAAAGTTTGCTTCGTCTAGCATTGAACATATAACAGACATACCGATACTATCACTAGCACTAGAACCATACGCAAAATTAATACCCTCAGGGAATACTAATAAAGATGACAATCTCTGATTACGTAAAAAATTCTCATTAAAATAAGGAGAACTATCTACCAAAGACCTAAACTCACCAAAACCAGTACGCTCAGCTTGTTTTTGACTTACTGAAAAATATAAAAACATTATATTCGTCTTGGACATTAAGTTAAACATAGCATTGATATTTTTAAAACAAGACAACTCATACATCTTACGCATCATGATTAACTCAGCAATAGTATTATGAGATATAACACCATCAAAACAATACGAATGGTCAGTATCTATAGTCAAATCGTATGTATGTTCATCATAAGGTTCACTTATAGAAACAACTGTATCAAAGAAAATATCATCTGTACACACTCTTTTAAGATACTCAGACTGCTCAATCCAATCTTTATAATGTGAATGGAATCTCTTTAACTGTGTTAAAGACATATTATCTTGACTTCTAAATGATGTGAAACTAGAATGTTCTTTATGTATCACTAAATGGTTTTTAGAGTCTAAGTCTCTTAATACTTTAACAACATCAGGAACATTCATTCTATTATTTCTATCGCACTTACCACTTACGATATTATTATAATACTCTTTTAATCGTGCTTGTTTGAATGGCTCTAAGAAGCCTATATTCTCATAATACCTGACATAAGATTCATTATTAACAATAAGAAGATTATAGTATATATCATTTTCGTACCCTTTAACTGTTTTAGTAGTAATATTATAATTAATACCATACATAGATAAAAGACTAGCCAAATCATATATGATTGATTTAGACTTTAAAATTATACTTATCTTACCATTCTTACCAACTGTACCATCTGCATCCATTAAGCCACGAATAAAAGCAGAAATAACTTCTTTCCTACATTCAAAAATAAACTTAGGTATACCTTTATTCTCAGATGAATAACCAAAACCACTCTCAACAAGTTTAGTTGCCAATGAAACACTATAACCACTAAGAGTAATATAGCTATTTCCATTCTTTAACTTTCTAGGTTTTTTATAATGACAACTCCCAAACCACCTACTAAAAGAATATTTTAATATTTCTGAAATATCAATTAAAATATCTTGATAACCAACAGATACACCCTCAAAGACCTTTCCATTACAACGTCTAGCTGTTGACACATAACCATCACCCAAAACATATCCTAATGTATAAGCATCCTTTGTATTAAAATATCTACCACCAAAAGGAGTCTCTTTACGTGAAAGAACTATATTATCACTAGGTAAAATATCTATAGTTTTAACCCATTCTATTTTACCATCTCTAACAACTCTGTATTTGTGATTCTTAGTACTCCTTAAAATCCTACCACTTGATAATGTTATATCATATACATTATCAACACCATTATCATATACATCTAAGCAGTCCTTAAAACCACTCTCAGCTAAAACCTTAAATCGTTTACCCATATTGTGATACAAATCATGTAACTCTTTAATCTCTAGCAACCCTAAACTTGTCGGAATTTTTGTTTTGCCATGCAAACAGCTTTTGCCGACCCCGATTGAACCACTTAATATGACGGAATTAATCTTTTCAGTATCTTTTCTAGTATCTCTAAAGATATCTACTATAAAATCTTTCCAGTATGGGTATATACTTTTTTGGTCTGTCCCTATGTAATAATCAGAATTAATCCACTCTTCAATTCTTACAATATCACGTATCTGCTCATACTTACCAGACTCTTCCCTCTTGTGCATCTCCTCTTTAAGAAGTGCGATAAAGTACTCTCTCTCCTTATCAGTCATGGAAGTATAAGAACTAGAAGAGCCTAATAAATCCTCAACTCTACTATTCATCTATCAACCTTCCATTTTCTGAACTGCTGTCAAAATATCTTTGAGTTTTTCTGTAGGTACTGATGATAATAGTAATGCTAACTTATCAACCTCACTCGTACCATCATTATATCTTCTACGTTGTTGCTCTAAAGCTAAAACAGTCCTTTGATTAATCTTAGCAAGCTCAGCATACATCGTAAATGCAGTTCTCACCCTATTCTCTAATTCATAAGGAGATAAATTTAGTACAGCCTCCTCATTAAATAACATCTCATTAGCACCATCTAAAAACTTCTTTAATTTTGTCATTAAATCAAAATTATTCATGGTACTATGTGATAATCCATATTTGAATTTAACATCTGAGGAACTTACATATCTATTTAAATCATCAGATGGTGTTAAATCTTTACCATCAATCCACCGACTTAAATCAGTACCTACATCACCACTACCCTTAAAAGTATTCTCCGTATCCTCATTCTTTCTATTCAATACCTCTATAGCAGTTGCTAGATTTGATAAAGAACTCTGAACAGAACTTCCATTTTTCTTCTTACTACTAACTAACCCACTACTCTCTTCTTCAACATCTTCTGTATCATTAACACTACACTCTACATCTATAGTGTTATCACTTTCCTTAGTATCATCATTTGTATCACTACCTTTTGAAAGTATTGATATCAAATCTTCATTATCAATAGGAGATGTCATTAATTATCCTCAACACAACCCTCTTTAACACTACTCTTATTTTCACAAGATTTTATATTTTCTATATAATTCTCTAAAGCAACACCACTTAACTCATCTTCAATACCAAGTACTTTAGAAACCTTTAACACAATTCTTTTAATTGCTAACTCTGTTTTCTTATACACACTACCTGCATCAACTATAGAACCATTTGTAAAATTTGATTTTTTAACATACAAAAATATTTTAATATAATTAATATCCCTCTCTAAAGCTCTATTACTAGGTATTGTAAAGTTTGTGCCACTACATATATCAACAAACTTTAAATAATCATCACCAAGTAAATACCTAACAAATTCTAATACAGGATTTCCTATACTAATCTGTAAATACTCAGCAAATAAATCCTTCTCATCATCACTCATAGTAATAGTAGAAAGAGAACCAAAAGAACTACTCATATCTATATAACCCCTAATCTAAACCATTCTGTAACATTACACTCATCTCATGTTGCTTCAATTCCCAAAACAACAGACCTAAAGCACGTTGCACAATATCTTCCCTACAAGAAATGTCTACCCTAATAGATGTGTCAACCTTCTCTTTTTCCACATAACCATCAATAGTAAATCCATAGTACTTTAGTTTTTTAATAACCTCATCTTCAATAAAATTACCAAACTGCTTAGAAAACTTCATGCATATTAAATGAACTAAAGAATAATCTATCTTAGCTACTTCATCTTCAAAATAAAAATCTAATTTTCCACCATCATCAAAAGTATTATCTATATCAACAGTATCAAACTTATTTTTATGATATAAATAATTATGTATATCATTCCTCATACCAGTATACAAAAAAGTACACAAATTACCTTTATCGCTTCTAAAATTATCAGAATGAATCATCCTAATAGCCTTTAGAACACCTATTGACACTAAATCATCCTTATCAGCTGTACTCGCATAAAAGTGCTTTCTAACAATAATCTCTGCTAAAGTTATTAATTTCTTAGATAATACCTCTTCATTATTTAAATCATCTTCATATAATTGTAAAGCCATTCAGTATCCCCACATCATGCCAACTAAAAATACTACATAAGACCAAAACACTCTTATATTTATTATAACATAAAAATAGAGTAGATATCATATATCTACTCTATTATATACAAACAATCTATGTTTTACACACTTTTAGGTATAATATTATCAATAAATGAGTATTTTCTATCTAACTCATCTTTTAAAACACTAAGAGGGTCTAAGTTATCACTCAATAACATATCTAAATTAGATTTAGAGAAACCACTCATCAACACTAACCCCTTCTCATTCTGTTGTAAAGGAATTGTATTATCATATGAACCGACATTCCAAAAAACTAACCTAGGTAAACTATACCCTTCTTCTTTATATTGTCTTGACAAAGTATCAAATAAAGACTCACCATACCTACCCATAGCACTATCAAATTGCATATCTGAAACAACTAAAACAGTTTTAGGTAAATCCTCTTGTTTCATTTTATGTTTTATAGCTGTCTCTAAAATTAAATGAAAAACACTTGCAACATCAGTATTACTACAATCAGTATATCTATGTCTCAATTCACGCAACTTATCATGTAGTGTATCAAATCTAGATAAATCAACAAATTTTGGACTGTAGCTAAATGTAATAAACTTATTTTTAAACTCTTTAGATTTATTGTGTTGAGCGGTATACAATGTTAAAGAATCTCCAACATCCATAACACTAACACTTGAAGATGTACTAACACCACATAACATAGACGAACTACCATCACGCACAACTAGAATATCTTCATAACTTTCAGGTACTTCTTGTGAATCCCACAATGCCTCTAAAGTATCATCTAAAGGCAATACATTACATCTCCAACCATAAGAATCAATGTATTTATTAATGATATCATATAAATACATACTATTGGCATTAATTTTAGCATTACCATTTTTAACAGACTCTAAAAAGGAATTTCTCCTCTCTGAATCATGACTCATAAAAGCACCCTTATAAATTAGATTTGCCTTAGATGGAACTTTATTATAATCAATATCTTCCCACATATTTCTAGACATCTTACGCTCTACAACATCTAAATGTTTACGTAGAGCTGATAGGTACTTTCTATACCTCTTAGAAGTCAGTCTTAAAGATTTTCTAAAAGCCTTAGCCATATTTCTAGTATCACTAGATGAAGTGTTTTCAGATGGCAACCATTTTGCTAACAATGAGATAGATTTACCACCTTCAAAGCCTCTAATATCATCTAGAAACTGTGCTTTTAAATATTCAAACAACAACTCTTTAGATTTACTGTTTTTAGTTTTATACCAAAGATATAATAAATCATCATATCTTCCAATATCTTCTAACTTCTTAGATAGTAATAATCTATCAAAAACCTCAAAAGCATTATCAGCTATATATTTTAAAATAATACGATAAGACGAACGCTCTCCCATACCACCACGAATATCCCTAAGATACATTAACCACTTTAATGCATAATTAGAATCTTCTTGTACAGCATCAGAAAACATTTTAATGATTTCTTTAGCACTATCAACATTACCATTATCCATATGAATTACTGATAATTTACGTAACTTAGGTACTGAATTATTAATATCTACTAGGTAACTACCACTTGTAGCATAGGCAACCGCACCATTCTCTGTCAATACTTTTTCATTATTCTTTAATGCTTCCATAAAATTCATAATTCAATCTCCTTCTCTTATTAATGAATATAAACAGGGAGTACAATACCAGCTCTTAACAATCTATCAGTAACAAGTTTGACATGATTTCTAAAGATTTTATCCAAAGACCTTATGAATGTTAAAAACCCTTTTCTTTTTCCATATTGTGATTCCAACATAGATATTTGATAAGAATAATACCCTAATAACTTATTATACATTTCATTATAAGTTAAACCCTCGACAATGAAATTTTCAGGCAACATCATGACACTTTCAAAATCTTTCACATAAATACATGAACTTATTTCATCTAATATTAAGTTAAAGTTAGCTTCTGCACTCTTTAATATGTCATCAAAAGAGTACTTTTCAATATCTTCATTTTCAAGCAAAAAAATACCACCCTGTAAATATCCTAATCACATCAAAGTTTACAATTATACTCACATGACCACTAGATTAGCATTTTCATACAAGACCCTAAACCAATCTAGTAATTATTGTAAACTATATGATATGACCTTAACAGACATTACAAGGTGGTATTTATAATAGTGAAGGCTATTAACTTTCGCTACTTTCATTTCTCATCTTTTTTACCATGATTATATATTGCTGTATGGGTCTTATATATTTAAAAGGAGATTAAATTATGAACTAGACACTATGTTTTTTTGAATAAACTTGACTGTGGCATTCTTATAAATAAATTTGCTGTCAGTGTCTAAATCTCCTATCAATTACAATGAATACTAGACTCGTTACTCATTCCCAGAAAGTACTAAATTGCTGTCAGAGTCTAAATTGTAAATCACATTTTAATAATAGACACCACACTTAGGAGTGTAATAATAGAGGTTGTTAAGCACACTATATTTTGTGTGGTGTCTAACTATATTTATATAATACCACACAATATTATATAAATCAACACTAAATTACAAAAAATTATAAAACTTTACTATCTAACAGGTTTGCCATATCTACCCACATTACTTTGAACACCTACAGCACTCTGTTGCTTTTTCTTATCCAAAGCTCCTCTAACTACTTTATATAAATTCAATAGGGTAGCCTGTGTATAAGGTGTATCAACAAACATATTCTTAACCCATGTTGACATATAGCATTGAGCAATAATATTAAAATCACCTTTATAAGTATCAACAAGTCTCTGAATATCTTTATGTCTACAATCAAATCCACAATATGAACGTAAACTTTCAGTCATAACAATAGACCAATCAGATTGAAGATTATCTTTAGGAATACTTAGTAACTCATTGATAGTATTTAGTATAGTATCCTTGTCATTATTGTAAACTGCTATCAAATAATCACAGAACAATGTTATAGAAGATTTGATACTATCCCTAAAATCTTCCTCACCTAATAGTAAATACTTATCTAATAGCATATGTGCGTTACGCATATGTCCACCAGACCTATCAGCTATTAACAACTTAATCTCATCAGAAAGATTTAAACCCCTCTCATCAGATACTCTAGTTAAATTCTCTACAATCGCTTCTACAGGTACATCATTGAAATTAATCTCCAATGCCCTACTACGTATAGTCGGTAGTAACTTTTGAGGGTCTGTAGTAGCCAAGATATAAATAGTCTTACCTTTAGTCTCTTCAAACATTTTAAGCATAGCTGCCTGAGCGACCGATGAAACTGTATGGCATTCGTCAAGAACAACAACTCTCCAATAATCTCCATACTCTACTGTAAATATATCTCGCAGCTCTCTAATCTTTTCTACATTACCCACAACTGTTGAGTCAAATTCATAATAGAATGGTGAATTTAATAAATCATAATTTTCATCTTTAATATTGTTTAACTCTCTACCAACAATACGTGATGCTGTAGTATTATGATTAATCAATCCATTTGCTACGAATGAATGTATATTTTCAACAGTCAAATCATACACAACATCTAATGCACCCTTATTAACTACTTTTGATACTTTTGAAAAATGATACTTGTCTAGTAAGTCCTTAAACTTCTCTACTTTATTATCATTACTAAAATCAATATTACAAATATCACCTTCATGTAATATATCATAAAAAGAGTCTATACTCTTTGTCTTATTATGATAATTTTTTATAAAATTAAAAGTGTTCTTTATCTCACGATAAGCACTAAAAGGAACTTCACCTTTATAATTATCAATAAAGATATTCTTTAAATGTCTTGCCATCTCATTAGTATATACATTATTAGGTATACAATTTCTATACCCATCACCTTTCACTTCTTTAAACTGTGATAGTAAATTTTTATTTTTTAAATCTAACTCATCTAAAACAAAATTCTTACTATCACTCAATTCAATACCTATTTCTGCACAATTACCTCTTAAATTTTTGAGTGAATTTATACACCCACACAAAGACAGTAAATTTTGTATATCAATAGCAGTACTCTTATTAAGTTTAGTTATATTGAATCTCTTAATACCGAGATAATCAAACAAAGAACTTAGAAATCCTTTAATATATTCTTTATTTGATGAAAACACACTCTCAGGTATATTATCTATATTGAAATTAGTATCATTAATATATTTAGTAACACCATCTCCACAAACAATACCGTCATGATAACATTCACCACGTATGATACCACTAATATACTCTTTGATATCATCATTATCATTTCGTACATCTAAAGTATCTTCTAATTCTATACTTTGAAATTTATTAATAAGTAAATTTGAGAACACACTACCACAAAAATACCCTTTATCAAACTCACTCACATTTTCATGAAAAAAGCTGTAATCCTTTGTAGCATTAGAGAATAATATTTCTTCACTCTTAGGCACAGCAACATAATCATCAGTAGTTATTCTATCCAATCTTTTCCAAGACAAACCATCATCACCAAAAACCCTAACTCTATGATTAGGTGTGCCACTAATAGAGAACTCTTTAGAGAGTATTTTTATAATTTTCTTACTACCACCATAATAAAGATGTGTTGCTAAATTACCACACAATACACGCACATCTCTATCTGAAATATCCATAAACCCATCACTATCATATGATGGGTTATTAACAATATCTTCTATTTTCAAGTATCCCTTATTTGTATGAACCCTAGTTCCTTTAGAAACACATTTGCCAGTACCAAAACTACCACAAAATAATAATACCTTTGGTGCTTTTTCAGGATTCTTAATAATAGCCTTTATTAACTTTTTAGCCTCTTCCTGACCAGCCATATCATCTAAAGTCTTAGGTCTTAATTCTTGACTTAACATACCATACCTCTAATACACATCTTTAATTTTTATCATCTTAAATAGTTTGATAAAATTAACATTTCTCATAATACCATCAACACAATCACCATCGTTATATTCTACATCTTTAATGTATCTTAAAATACCCATATAAAATACTATATCATTTGTTAGAATACAGTCCTTGAATAGACTTCCTTTTCTACATAAGCACATTAGACTCTCGTTCCTAACCCAAAACTTAGGTACTAAGAATTGAAAGTCAATGCCAACCAATTTAACGTAACAAAAGCCTTTACCTACATCATTAAAAGTATCTATCTTATAGATATTACAGTAACCCATCAAACATTATACCTCTTATAAATATTATGCAAAGCCTCGTTGCTACCTTCCTCTAAAGTCTTTACATATTCTTTAGCCTTACTCATAGCCTCACTCTCACTAAACTCACCTTTTAATTTATTAAACTCACATCTATAAATACAATCTAATAACTTTTTATGCAAGCACTCAGCAACAACCTCTCCTGCACTGCTATCCCACTTAAAAGCATTGTTACAAAAAGCTCTAGCTGAGCGAATAGTTTCATTATCTAACATATCACAATTATTAATATCAGCTACATGACCTCTTGACATTCTGTTAAATTCACCATAGATATCCATAATAAAATCTCCTTTATAAAATCTAAAATTAAAAATGTAACTTGAAAACATAATTAGTAGTGTAGATTAATAGTCTTTCCATCATCCTCATAATGAAGATATACAGGGTCTCCATCTTTCTTACCACTATCTTCTTTCTTTAATTTAGGGTATTTTGTTTTAAATGAATTAAATGTATACCCACCATTATAATGAAAGTGTACAGTTTCAGCAAAAGCACTTCCAATACCAAAAACAAAAGCACCTAATAAAGATAGAACAATTAATTTTTTCATTTTTCTTCTCCTTTATCACTATCACTACACCATCATTATAACATACCGATATTATATTGTAAAGTTTTGTTAAGTTATAAATTGATAAAAAATTAGGGCAGTGATTTTAAACACTGCCCTAATAACACTATGCTTTTAGATTAGTACCATAAGCATCACGATACATACCATCAACATTTTTTGTATTGACATTCACTCGTTCTACTTTATGAATTTCATTATCAGAACCACTCTCATGCTTGATAACAAATCTTTGTGCATCCTCAACATCTTTTAATTCAGGTTTAAACTCTTTAATAGCTTTAACCATATTAGCATCCATTACTGCACCATTTTGTAAAGCACGATATAAAGCAGTTGCGAACTCATAACGAGTCATAGCTTTATCACCTTTAAAAGTACCATCTGGATAACCAACTAAATATCCTTTATCGGATAAGTCTTTAACAAAGTCATATGCCCAATGCCCTTTAGGTACATCAGGGAACACTACATCATAGTCAGTTCCATTAGTATGATTTAAACTCTTGACAAGATTATCATATTTTTGAGCCAATGCCTCATATTTTTTAGCTAAATCTTGAACATCTTTAGCCACAGCTACATTAGAATTAGTAACTTGCTTATATGATTTACCTACACGGAATGTAGCACCAGCATTAATCATATTATCTCCAGTGCCAAACGTAGCACCTAGAGATAATAATGTATTTTCATTAGGGTGTGCGAACACACCAACTGCGACAGCATTAGAACCCTTATAGTTACCATAACCTACGGAATATTCAACTTTTTCATTAGGGTTAAAAGATAATGGGTGCAAGGCACTCAAAGCGGCGGCATTAGCACCTACATGAGCAACCTGTTTATCTGTATAGTTATTAGCTTTTACAGAAATACTATCACCAACATTACTAATCGTATCCTTCAACTGTTTAACATTAACAACATCTGTATCTTTAGTACCTGCTTTGACATCATGAATTTGTTGTCCACCAGCACTAATATCTGTAGTAGTAAAACGAATAGTAGCATTATCATCAGATACTTGCATACCCTCATTATTGAATGTAGCCTGTGTTAGTGTGTCAGTATTTTCAATTTGAATACCTGTAGGTTTAATATTAATATGCTCACTACCATTAAAGAAATAAGCACCATCTTTATTAATACCAGCATGAGTATTATCTGTAACTTTACCAAACTCAACAGCATCCATATCTTTTAATGTTTTATTAACATTAACTTTATACTCTTTTCTTCCAAAGTCATTGTCTTTAGATGTAACATTTGTATTAACACCATCAACTACAGTATTGTATTTTTGAGCCTCTAGTGCTATATCATATAGCTGAGAGCCATTAACAGCATCAGTAGAAGTTGCAGAAATTCTACCTGCTGAAACATTTTGTAATTGTCTTGTATACTCTGTAACACCACTAGCACCAGCTCGACCATGTGTACCAAAAGATACTACACTATCAGGTGTGGAACCTGCAAAGTTAGAGTTTGAGAAACGAATATCTGTAGCATTATCTTTTACAGTAGATGTACCTACAGCTAACTCAGTAACACTATTAGTACCAATGGCAACCCCATTCTGTACATCAGCAATAGTATTATTACCAAAAGCTAAAGCATCAATCTGTGTGGCACTAGCATGTGTACCAATAGCAACAGTACCCTGACCCTTAGTTTGAGAATTAGAACCAAAGATTAACTGCTCTTTAGAGCTATCTAATACTTTGTTATTATATCCAACAACAGCTGTCTGACCAGCACTAACAGTACCATTATTAGCACCAACAACCACAGAATCAGCACCTGTAACATTATTTGTTCTACCGAGAACTACGGAACTTTCACCACTAACATAGGCACCATTACCAATCGCAATAGTGTCATAGGCATTAGTTCTTGCTTGACTACCAATAGCCACAGTATAATCAACTAATGCTTCAGCACTAGAACCAAATGCAAAGGTGTCTCGTCCAACTGCCTTAGATTTATCACCACCAACAAAAGAATTTTCCCCGTTGTTGATGTTACCTTGACCGAATGTCAAAGAGTTAGGCATTTTAGTAACATTTGTATCACCTAATGTCATAGAACTTGTTGCAGTTGCCTCAGCTACATTGTTACTGCCAATCACAGAACCATAATCACCATTAGATACATTATTGTATCCTGTGTTTGAACCACTAGCAAAAGCACAACTAGAAATTGATGCTACAATAGCAGTTGTTAATAATACCTTGTTCATTTTCATAATTCACATCTCCTTATACTAAATTAAAAATGTTAGGTATAAGGAACATTACTATATATGTTGTGCGTTGTTAAGTTTACAACACTACCCTAATGAAATTGTAAACTTATGTAATGTTCCTTATGTACCAATAATAACACACACTCTATATTTTGTAAATACTAAAAACTAAAAATACACAAAAAAAGTGAGTAATTTTTGAAATTACTCACCATACACTTACGAATTTATATTATTTTTAATACTGTAGATTTTATTATAAATATACTTTATATCATCTTCAATAACATAAATATTATGTAATACTCTATTATTCTTCTCAAAGACGATACACTTTTTTATAACATCATAATACATATAGATAGTATTAAACTCATGATACCTAACAATAATCAAATCTTTTTTGTACCCACCTAAAGTATAAGGAATGTACTCAATAATAAAAGAACCATACATATCATCAGTAAAAGAGTAAATCTCCCTTGACTCTGAATCAACTACACTGCTACAAACACAATCACAATGAATAAATCTCAATAAAGTGTTGTGTAAATCAGCTATATCCGAATCAATCAATACCATCACCTACTTTATAATACTCTTTAACTTTACTAATATTTTCAGTACCTATTGTACCAATCATATCATTGAACCTTTTAACAACTAGATAGTCATAAAACCTATATGTATCACTATCAAAAGAATGATTAATATACTCCACATCATTATTCCTAGATATAGAATATACATCTTCATTATATAAGCATATATGTTTCTTATCCACTACCTCATATGTATGAAAATGTCCAAAAAACCACTTGAATGACTTTCCACTAAGATATTCCTCTACACCATCTAGAATATCTCTAGCCTTACACCTATCACCAAAAGGTTTAATTGTTTTCATATCATTTAATACCACATTACTGCAAGTATGTGTTAGTACATAATCTATATTCTTACCACTATCTAAAGACTTTTCCAACCTATCAATATCTTCCCTACCAGGCAACTCTTCATTCCAATATGTACTACCTAATACACGATACTCTTTATCTACAGATGTTGCCCCACCAAAACATAAGAAATTATGTCCTTCAATTCTATAGATATTCCCTCTAATTAAATGAAAACACCTATCTGCCAACTTATGAACTCTATTTCCCCATTTAGTACATACTTCTTGTTTATTCAAATAATCAAAATTCTCATGATTACCATCTATAAAAGCAATATTATAATTTAATCTACTTATATACTCTAATGACTCCCTTTGTTGCTCAGTATCACTAAACATGACACCAAAATCTCCAAGTACGATTACTGTATCATTATATTTAATATTAATACCACTCTTCTTTAAATTCTCACTCATTATCTGTGTGATATCACCATGAATATCACCAATAAGATATATCATACTAACCCCTACTTCAACAATCTAAACGTTCTTTCAATCTCTCTTAATGTCTTAATCTTATAGTATTCTTCTTTATCTAAATGATAAAAATAATAGTTAAGATGATTGAAATAAGACCATAAGCATAATGCTATTACAAACACTAAACACTCTACTACACCAGCATCCTGAAACTTGTTATAAAAACCTATAATTAGTAAACTCATGAAAGATAAATCGACTATCATACAAAAAATAAACTTCAATCGTATCTTAAACATAACTAATCACCCACACCATATCCATCACAGTCCCACAAATACTCAGAATATGATTCATACTTCTTGCTTGTGCTTCTATCTTTACCCTTATACACATCAACATAACCTACACTACAACTATCACTATTGTAGAAGTTACCTTTAAAGTAGAGATTGTATTTCTTACTCAACTTAATTAGATATGGAACATTTAATCCCCAAGCCCACTCCATACCAAACACAGCAATATACTCACTATCAGATGATTTAACAACATCACTATTGGTAAATGAAAATAGTACTTTGTTCTCTACACCCTTTAATACATACACATTATTAAAAGTACCACTATCATACCCATAAGAAATTGCCACATACCCATCATCACTATATAATGACACACCCTTATCAACTTCATGAGATAGTTTTTGATTATTGTACACCTTCATATTAATTACATCATTTAAAAACGTATTGATATCATCATACGAACCCTTAACTTTCATATACCCTCTATACCAACTTGACATAATCTCACCATCCTTTGTATTGTAAACCTGTCATAACCTCGTAAATATAGTATACACTAAAATGACTATTATATACAAAAAATTGAGGTAATTCTCTATATGAAAATACCTCAATCTATGTATAACTATACAGATAATTGTAAACCTAGAACATATCTAAGGTATGAAACTATCTAACTATTAACTTTTTAAATAATCTAAAGCTAAACTTTCAATAAGGTCTAGTAACTCATACTCAGCATGAAGTGTAATAGCTTCTTCTCCATTAGCACTATCCTTATTAGCCTGTGATTCATTAAAATCATTTTTAGCCTTATTCTTCATAGAAATTATTAAACCTAAAAACCTATTACAATTTATTTCTCTAGTCTCATTAATATCATTAAGAATATTAATATCAACATACTTAGAATCTAAAAACCTTTTATCCATACAACACCTACAATCTACCAATCAAGTCTTCTATTGAATATGTGATTGTATCAGCTATACCACAACTATACAACTGCATAGCTATATAGTCATCAATATATACATCCTCACAATACCCTAATTCTTTTGAAAATGCCACCTGTAGCGAATTTTTACCATCTTCATGATATTTCATACTAACATACCTATAACCCTCATTATAGAATGATATAAGCAATATTTTAGTAGCACTATCTCCTAAATGTATCTTCTTCGTATCTACACGAAATGATAATATCAAATCATAGATTATAAAGTAGAACTCTTTAAGCATATATATGAATATACATAAACCTATAAAATCAACTACTACAAATCCTACAAATTGACATATGAATATAAAAGTATCCATGTAACACCTTACCTCTTCATGTATCTGCATAGACTATACATTTATTTATAATACTATGTCTAATCACCGAAGAAAATAATATCTCTTACAAACTCTTCAATGGCCTCTTGAACATCCTCACTACTAACAGAATTATGTAATCGTGCTAAATCTTGAATGAATCCCCATGTATCTTTAACACGAATAAACTCAACATAATTATTGCTATCAATTCTATTGATTAACAACTTCATAACAAATGAAGATAACTCATCATCTGTATAGTTATTATGACTAACTACACCATTACCAATGTCTACATTAGAAACACTTGTATCATACCCATCATAGTCATCTTCATAATCATATGTAGATTTAAACATACCATCACCCCTTACTGAGTCTCTAAGCATATCTTCCCACTCATCACATAATCTACTCCTAACAAGAATAATTCTATTATTGATATCCCTAATTAACTCATCAACAGATTTACACTCTAAATAATATTTACTCTGTAACTCATCAAAAGACATACCACTATTAATATCTAAAACAAACTCATCTAATCTACGCAAAATATCACTGAATGTATACATATTACTTAAAAATCTATAAATTGTATCTTCCCTAGATACTACATCAATACCATCAACACTATAATTCTTAATAAAATCTACACACTCATCAAATTTACAACTATTGAAATTATATTGTAATACCATATCTAATACTTTCTGATACAACTTTAATGATTTATCAACATCAACACCATTAGAACGATATTTATAACTCACAAGCTCACTATAAACTGATGTAACATAAATGCGTTTAGTAACACTACAATCAACCTCAAAAGTATTATTAGAAAAGATATAAGGCATCTTAGCATACTTTCTAATTGCATCCTTAAACTTCTCTATATAATTAAGAATATAGTCAGAATAATCACTGTGTACATCTTTACCATATAAATCTCGATACACATTACAAATTCTAACATCAAACTCTCTATCTGAAATACTAATACCCTCTACAAGATAATACAAATAACTAACAATATCAATATTATAATATCGTACAAAAATATTAGTTACTATATTTCTCAATCTAATATTATGCTTTGTTAAGACAAATAAAATATCAAAGACATCTTTTTTCTCAAACTTCCACACATCAAGAAAGATATCCAACTTCTTACATAATGATTGAAAGTAATTATAATGCCCCTTAATCTTATCAAGGCTATTCCCATTTAAAACTGTATTTTCAAACGCTTCCTGTGAACCAAAACTCCGACTATCTCTATACCCACTTGACTGTACATAGATTAAAAAATTCTCAACAGCTTTTCTGTCATATTTACTTGAAAATTGCTTAACTCTTGTAATATCCATAACATAATCTCCTTTACTAATTAAAATAATTACTATGTTATTACACACCTATTATAACCAACTTTACAAAATATTACAACAAAAAAGAGATGTCATTTTAAAATGACATCTCTTCAACTACTCTATTGAGGAATGTTTTCAGTGTATACAACCACAAACTTCAACATATTATCCTCTTTAGTTTTAATCCTTTTAACATCAGGCCCCTTAAAATCCTTGAACGCATCAGAACAGAATTTTTTGACTACACGTTTTACAACTTTTGTAACATCACTAACACTTTGTGCCTCATCTCCAACACCATCATTAGTCAACGCATACACATAAAACATATACTCATTAAATTCACCCTCTGTACTAGGTACAAAGAAATATTTACTTCCAACATACTTTTGATAGTTAGAATTGATGATTGTATTTACAGGGTCTAAATCAGACTCAGCCTCATTAATACCCTCAACCAATTCTTGACTATCTAACTCATCTTGAAATTCTTCTTCAGCACTTTTCTGAAACTCAGATTTTTCAACACCCTCATTAAGGATATTTTTACGCTTTTCTAACAAAGCATCTGCTACACTATTAGTATTTAAAATACTCAACATATCACCTCTTAGTGATTAACAGACTCTTTCAAAGATTTACTAGCAGTAAATTTAGGTGATTTTTTAGCTGGAATAACAATAGACTCACCTGTTTTAGGGTTACGCCCTTTACGTTCACCACGAGTTACTTGTTCAAAAGAACCAAACCCATGAATAGACACTTTTTCCCCTTTACCTACTTCTTCAGTAATCACATCAAACAAACCAGTAACAACATCAACAGCTTGTGATTTTTTAGCTACTAAACCTTTTGAAACCAATACTTCTGCTAATTCTACTTTATTCATAATAATAAACCTCTTTCTTAATCTCTAGTGTATGCTTTACAAGAATCTCTATCTTACGTGGACTAAAACAAAACACTATTAAAATCTTTATACTATAACCATTATACTTTAATATATAATAAAATCAATATCTTTTATTAATTATTAAGTAACATAACAAAATAAACTTATTATTTCTAAGTTTTTAACCTCTTAGTAATAGCTTAACGTGTAAAGAATCACCTATAATTGAAAATTTGCAACTAATTAAAAGAACTTAGTTGCGATATTAATTGTATTACCCTTAGCTTGAATTTTAACAAAATCTTTTACATTAGACTTCAAACTACTGATAAACTCTTTAATAATAGAAGAATCACCTACAACTAACTTAATCATTACTTGGTACTGATAAGACCTATCCTTGAAATCAAATGAAACATTAGGCTTTATAGAAATTGAGTACCCTTCCTCCGATAACTCATACTTATAATCATCAAGCACATCAGCAAAAGATTCTAAATCACTAATATACTCTGCAACTTGATTAGCAACCTCTTGATTAAATGTATTCATGTTAAAGAAAGGCTTACTACTTGACTCAATCTCTTTTAAAATCTCAAAAGACAAAGATGATACACTACTATCCATGATATCTGAAATATCGATTGACTCATTAACAAAAGACTCAACTACCTTACGTTGTTCTACAGACTTATCAAACGCATTAACAGTAATAGTAGACTGCATATATTGAACACTACCTATACGTACCTTAGATACTTGAAAATTAACATCATACTCAAACTTAGCAATAGATTTAAGTTTACTGATAACACCATCAACTACATCTTCTGATAACTCTGTATCAGCAATAACAGTAATAACAATAGTATTATCTTCTAACACTACATCACTCTTAACAACAGTACCATCAAAATCTTGTGTTACGATATCCACAAACTCTTGCGTATCTGTAACATAGTCACCTAACTGAACTACAGTACTTTCATTATCTAATGCTTCTAACACTTTTTTCATTAACTATACCTCTTTTTATAAAAACTGACACCGATTAATAACACTCTATGACTACAGTATCACTCATAATATTAACCCTACAACCTAATGTTGGTAGTTTTAATTTAGAGTATACACTCTCTAGATATACCTCACAATACACATCTGAAATTACATTTATCACATCATCAGTAATTGCATTAAAGAAATCTTCACCTAAGCACATAACAAGTGTAGAATATTTACCAAACTTAATATCATCATCACGTGTAGCAGAAACCAACTCATACCCTAATGTAGTTCCTTTATAAGTGAAACCCTCATCTCTTAATGTCTTATCAATAAGATTTACATATGAATCAATCATGTTACACTTGCCATCTACAAAACTAATTAAGTTATTAACAAATTCCTCTGTTGCAGAACCAACCCCACCATCATAAACAAGAATGTTATCATCTCGTTCCTATCTCTCTGCATACTCATTAGAATATGGATTTTCCACGAACACTCGTATCTCAGACTTGTAATCTGTAGTAAAATAAATATAACAACCTTTACAATAAATAGGTTTAAATAAGCTATCATCACATGACATCTTACTAAATGTAGGCTTAGTATACTTAGTTATACTAAAAGTAATCCCACCAAAGAAATCAAATATATCCTCTAAATACCCATTCCTCATCTTAACTACAGTATCACAAAAAAGTTTTGCTCTACTACTCTTACTATTAGATACCTTAACAGATGTCATATCCTCATTAACCAACGAATCTATAATACTACCCATATTATTAATACTACTCAAATGACTCTACTACCTTTCTCTTAGCTACATCACTAGATAATGCTTTTATATTAATAGTTGTTTGTACATAAGGCTCACCACCAACCTTAACACTACTCACATTAAATGTAGAATCAATATCACAATTAATAATAGTATGTAAATACTCTACAACAGCATCCTCTAACCCACTACCAAAACCAACATTCGACAATACTGTTACAGACATAGTATTCTCTTCGATAATCACATCAACAGATGAAATCTTAACAGTATCACTATATTTCCTAACAATATTCTCAACATCTACACTATTAATACATACTTGAAGATTAATATCATCAACTGCCTCTAAAATTTTACGCATATATTACAACACCTCTTAATTTCCCTTAAAAATATTAACAGTAAATGTAATAAAAGTATCATAAGATATAACACCTCTACACTGTCCTTCTTTAGCACATTTATGTAAAAAATCTACAACCTTATCCCAAAACACTGTACCTTCATACATACCACTCTCAGTAGTAAAATCTATGGTACAATAAATGGAGAGAAGTGTTTTACTTCTATTTACAACAACATCACAGTTTAAAGTATAGTCTCTACCATTTTTAAACCCATACTTACTTAACTCAGCATATAAATCTCTAGTAATAAGTTTATTCTTAGCGATAAAAGATTTGATTATATAGTCGATATCCATAAATTTATGATTTTGTATATCAAACCCTACATCAGAATAAAACACAATATTATACTTTTTCATTCTATGTAGAAAATCATCAATATCACTAAAACCACCACTATTAATACTATCTACTATATAATCTAAGCAATTCCGTACCGTATCAGCTCTTCCTTTAATCTGATACACAAAACCAACACAGTAATCACCATAAGAAACACATCCAACATCAGTAACAACTACTTTATCAGTAGCGATGAAACTAATAATAACCTTACCATTACTACGTATATTATGATTAATTGCATTATAATCACTAGCAGATAATTTATTAGTAAATGATACAGATGAAAGGTCGGAGTATTTTACTTCTTGATTAGATAACTTAATACTAGACATATCTTCATTGATTAATGAATCTATTATATTACTTATACTCATCTAACACCCACCATTAATGTATAGACTAAACATTATCTTATTTTTTAATCTTAATAACATTGAACATTTTCCAGTATTCTCACAATCTCTCAACACATCACACAATGTATCATACACATCACTATTTTCTTTATTATCTGATATAAACTCTATTGTATTCTCTATATAAACTCTATCAGAATTTATATCTGTAAACACACAATAGGTAAATTTATAATCTTTATTTTCCCTCAAATTAGACTTAGCTAACTCATCTCTCACTTCAGAAACTGTCTTACTCTCTAACTCAACATTATTAACTACTTTAGGTATATCAACGAACTTCTTACTCTTACTATTAAATCCAACATGAGAATAAAAACTATAACTACTATCAATTATCAAAGACCTAAAATCTCTAATATCTTGAATGTTCCCTCTATGGAACATATCCTTTATATTATTGAGATACTGTTTGTTTAAATTACTGTTAAGTGTATACATAAAACCAATACAATAATAAGAATATATATTCTTATAATGTAAATCTACGACAGCTACTTTATCATCACCCACAAAAGATATTATAATATACTTATCAATCATAACAGAACTATTAAGCTCACTATACTCTCTCTTAGTAGCTTTAAGAGTAAACTCATCATCAGTATACTCACTATATATGATTTTATTATTAGCCTTATTGATACTTGACATATCTTCATGTATCATAGAATCCCTATTCATTAAGGATTCTATGATTTGATATTTTACACTCATATGCCACACCTAAACCCTAAATGTAAATGTAACATCATATTTTCCAAAATCATTGATGTTCATACTAACAAACTTATTATCCAATTTACCATTTACACCATCTAACATACTAAAATCTTCAATAGCAAGACTCAGATTAAAACAAAATCTACCCATAGAATCAATCACTAACTCTATCAATGAATCAGCAACATTTTTTGCATTATTACCATCACTAAAGAACTTTACTAAATATGGATACTGATTGATTTGTTCAAGTAAACTATCTACGATAATCTCTTTAGCTTGTTTATCATTCGTAGCATACTTGTCAATCATTACATCAAATACAGTATATCCCCTAAAGTCAAGTACATTCCTATCATAATGATATTGAAAATCTAAGAAGTCTTTATACGAATTGCACTTATCAAAATATTTAATAATGTCCCTATATTCAGTAGAATTAGACCATTGTAATACATTTACAACACCATCTTTGGCATAATCAAATGTTAAAACTGAACCCAACCTAGACCCATCTCTCATAAATACAAATGCTACTGAATGTGTAAAGAATTTTGCCATAACAATAAACTTACTATCAAATTTAACAGCTCTAGAAAATATGTCAGGTTTACACCCCTTTTTAAATTTACAATCTTTTGATGTATTAGACATTGTAAAATCAGTCTTTAGGTATGACACTATAGATTTAACATCTTCACTTGTTATATCATCAAATATTTTAGCATTTCCTTTATTATTTTTTCGTAATGACATCATATCCTCATTGATTAATGATTCAATGATATTACTAATATTATTCACTAACACGTATCTCCATAATAACCATATATATCGGAACTATTACTCCCTTTTATATACCTGACATTACCATTAAAAGATGTCCTTAATACTATTACACTATTTATTAGGTTACCAGCCACATGAAACCCTACTGAAACCTCACTCCCACTAATAGCATACTTGATATAAAAATACCCAGTACCTACCTTATCAATATCTTCTTTAATAGCATTATTGACAACATCTTCCTGTATTCCATCAAATAATAACCCTATCGAAATATCGACAACATCTGATACATTACTTATAAGTTGTAATGTCTTATTATCAACCAAAGTATATGATAACAATTTACCCTTAACAAATTTAGTTATCTCATCTAAATTGCTGTTACGTCTAAGTACTCTACTATCAATACTATTATAAGCACTCTCAATATCACTACACTTATATATTAATAAACAACCATACCTACACTCATGACTAGATAGAATATGTATAGCAAGAGTATTATTAGTACACCTATACACATCACACCCAATATTACAATGTGTTTTTTCTAACCACTGCAACTGTTTGATATTTGTATATTTAGTGTTATTAAAAAATTTATACCCAAAGAACTCAGGTTTTAACTTTCTAACCTTCTCTTTTAATTTATCTAAAGGTGATTTTCTACTCTCTACTGTCTGTTTAACAGACATCATATCCTCACAAATAAGTGTATCTATGATTTTATTTGTTACACTCATACAACACACACCTAACACATAGCAAACTCTATTGTTAAGTCCTCACCACCAATAGAATAAGACTTAATTATTGAATCTTTTACTGTACACTTAGTATCAATCGTATCTAATATATCTCCCAAAGCAGAATCTAAATCTCCACCTTTTACATTACTTGTCATGACACTACACTTAATATCTAACCTAGTCACATATTGAACACTTTTGAGAATATAAGTACAATAACACATAACTTTACTGTAATCACAACGATATGAACTTAAAACCCTACTCACATACCCCATAGCTTTAACACATTCTGTATTAACATACTCATGCATAGCATCTTTAACATACGTAAACTTATTCAGTTTTTTATCATATACAATATATGATAAAGGAGTAGTCAACACTTTAAATACACCTTTAGCATCAGCTGTACTCAATGAACGTACTATAGCATTAAGTGATTTTGTATCTGCCATTCCAAACACACCTCCAATACAATATCGACTACTATGTTTCAATAAAGGTACAATACAAATAGTATCCTTATGTACAGAATACACAAAGTCATATAACTGATGCATATCCCTATTAAACTTTGTCATTAATTTATCAGGTACATCATCAATCAACACTAATCTACTATCCTTACTCTCTCTAATAACATTATTAATCCTAATAGGAGTTTTATTAACACCATTAGCAGATAACATCGATGACATATCTTCATTAATTAACGAATCTATTATATTATTCTTTATACTCATGTCTATACCCCATTAAAATGCAATTTCAAAAGATATAGAGTATACATCTTTATTTGTAACTCTTGAAATTCCATATTTCTTTTTATCCTCAGCTAACACTTCATGAGCATATTCAATACAAGAATAAATATCATCTTTATTCCCTTTAAGTTTATTCATATCAATATTACAATTTAACACTATCTCAACGGCTTCAGCACACAACTCACCATCAATAACAACATCACAAGTCAAACCTTTAGTATCAATACCACTCTTTATAAATATAGTATAAATTTCAATTAAAATAGGTGGTAACATATCATCCATACATTTTTTAATACCATCATTAAAACTTAAAATCTTCTTAGCTTTTATATCATATGCTACACAACCATCAATTATCAATGAACTAAATGTCTCTTCAAAATCCATTTTTAGACCACTAATAATATCATTAACATCTTTTATATCTTCATACCCTAAGAGTACACCAAAACAATAATTTGATATAGCCAAACGAGTATTAATTACACAAAATTCCTCATCACCAATAGAGTACACATAATCTCTTTTAACTACCTTATTCTTATTAAGATTTGAAATATCAGAATTACTAAGACCTAAACTATCTTCAGCTATATCAAATTTATTATTAACTACTTTATAATCCATCACTTTATTTTTACCTGAGATACTCCTCATATCTTCATTAATACTAGCTAAAGATTCTAGGATATTATTAATTTTATTCATATTTTATATTCTACTTTAATTTAAATACAATACTAACCCTATCTGCACCCGCTTTAACACGTTTCTTAACAAATGAAACAGAATCATCCATATACTGATTAGCAAAACCTTTAGTATTAGACAATGCACTTACAAAACTATCAACATCATCATTAGTATCAAACATAATATTGAACGTAAACTCACTACTAGATTTACATTCAATATACATATTAGTAATTTTAGATGTAAATCCTTCTTTATCCATATACATATACTTAACAAAATTATTGAACTCTACATCACTGCTAATTGTATCAATAACAGTACCTTGTAACTCTTTTTTGCCTTTAAAGTCTATATCTTTAGTAGTAAATGTTCCTCTGTAAATATCTGCAAAAACACTGTCAAATCGACTACTTTCATTAACTTCTTTATTAACTAAAGATTCTAAAATGCTACTCATATTATTCATATTATTCATATTATTCATATATCACACCTACTAATATCTAAAAACAACTTTTGTGCCAACTACACATACACTATTCTTATCACTATACATGACATCACTTATTGACATTAAATAATTACTAATAGCATCACCATTCTTTAATGTCTCATAAAATGTACTAGCTGACGCACTACTTTTAAAATCTAAAATTACACGAAACTCTAAATCACAACCATAAGAACACCCTATAGAACTTTCTTCTATAGATATACTTTTCAACTCTTTCTTATAATCAATACCACTATCTTCTGTTTGTAAAAATTTAGCTACATTCTTAATAGGCTGTAATGACTCTATCCACTCTCTAGCTGTCAATAATGTTCCCTTATGTAACATATAAGAACATTTATACTTAGCACCATATGTATTAGAGATATACTTATCAATATCCCCTACAGTGGTAAAATTACTATAATTAATAGCATATTGTATGAAACCTTTAATATCTTTACTATTCTTAAATTCAAAACACACTACACTATACACAAGTTTTAACCCACTACAGGTAGAATCTCTATTGAACGGAAACAAAATCATTAAAATCTTATCTTTTATAAAATATTTACGATTGTTATGCCCATTATACATAGGAATGGTATTCTTATCACTAAATGAAACTTTAGTGCCACTTAACCCTAATACATCTCCCATATCTGCATCTTTATTCTGAAATTTAATTGGTATCCCTTTTATTTTACCACTACTCAATGACTGTAAAGCATCCTCAACAGATTTAGAAATAGCATTACTAATAAGAGAATTACTAAATTTACCATATAATGATGCCATATCTTCATTGACAAGAGAATCTATAATATCACTTTTTATACTCATAATGATTAACTATATCCTAACTCATACGAACTATCAATATTCAACCCATATTTCTCACAAGCATCATAAATATGTTTAGATAACCATAGATTGTCAGCATTACTACAAATATAATTCCAACAAGCATTGACATCTTTAATCTTACCTTTATAGATAGTAACATCAGTTGTATATCCACCATTAGAACCATAATTATCAGTTTGTGCATATACCTGTAATTTATTACCTTTAAGTTTAACACTAGAATTATCTTTTAAACATATACTACCACTCTTCTTATCATATAGGGGATTATCTATAATATTAGGTACTTGTAATTCAATAACAATCTCAGTAAACCCACGAAAACTATGCCTCACATCTATAAAACTATTAAATCCATCTTCTGTATCTGTAGTAATCTGCATCAACATGGATAAATTAGCATAGTCAACTTTATGAAACACATTTTTATGCTCATCACCAATTCGCCTAGCTATATCATCCACATAATCACCATAATACTGTTCTATCTGGTTTGACAAATCCTCACTAAATTCTATCTTAAATCGTGTAATATTCACACCTACGGCATTAACTTTCCTACCTTTAGATACCTTAAAATCTGCTTTAGGGAAGTTTGATGCTAACTCAGACGTATATCCTTGTAACACAATACTTAATGCACTAGAAATCTTCTTAATCAATGTATCATCATTAAGAATTTTCTTAACATACGGCACACAATCTACTTTAACACCACTATTCTTAACCTGTTTCTTAACAGACATCATATCCTCATTAATCAATGAATCAATGATATTACTAATATTGCTATTACCCATTAATAACTACTTCAACTCCTTTCTAATTAAAATGTAACAACCAAAGTACTTAAATCTTCCATATACTCAATCCGTATATATTGACTATCTTTACCTCTATAACTACTCAAAGATTTTAAATGTAACTCTAAATCCTTATTATCTTTCAAACATTTTGCAAAATTACAATAACAATTAACAATAACAGGTGAGTCTAATCCACCATCATCAGACTCAACACTAATAGTTACATTACATTTACGCAAATCTGTATAACTATCCCCATATATAGGACTTAATAGAGAATCTCCATTAAAAAGAGCTGATAATGCATCTAAATCTTTCTTAATAACAGGTATTTTATAATCCATGTAACCATTAATAGTAGTAAACTCCCTCTTATTATCTATATAGACACATTTATCAAAAAGATTTTGACTTTCTATTAAATCTTTAGCTTTCGTGTAAAAATTATATTTGTCTAACTCATTAATAAAAGCATCTAACCTATCCCTACTATCAAATGAAATAACATTTGCATACAAACCTCTAGATGACATTGTTTGTATAGCTTTCTCACCAACTATAACCTTATTCTCACTATCAATGACACCTACAACAAATGCACCAATAAACCTAATATATTTATTAGCCTCACGCATCCAACTATCTTTTACTCTCTTACCATCTTTAAGTATTTTTACATAATACTCTCTAGGTACCTTGAATGTATTCTTCCCATTAACAGAAGATACGCTTCTCATATCCTCATTAACCATGCTATTAACCCTAGTATGTAATGACTCTATAATTGACTGCACACTACTCAAACTCTAATCACACCACCTCAATATTGAATAATAATACAAACTATTTTCTTATGTGTGCCTATTTCTGCATAACATATACATTTAAAATGAATATAATGTATAATTAACTATAATAAGTAACTATCTATATATTAAAAATAACACACCCTATACTATTATATAGAATGTGTTATATTGTATCTTAAAACTTTATGACTATATTAAGGTTTAATATCTATAGTATACTTACCACTATGTAAATTGGCCTCATGAAACATGAAAACATCACCATACACTTCACAGTATGTTTTTAAATCAAACAATATACTTGATAAATTAAAGTTACTCAAATTAATAGGTGTAGCATTACCATATCGACTATAACATATAAAAGGCTTCTTATCACTCTCAGCACTTTTACCAATATTTAATGTCACTAATGGAACTATATCTTCTAACACCTTTCTAAATGATGTTATCTTAGACCTACATTCCACAATATTCTCTATATCCTCATAAAACTGATTAGCACAATCTTCTGAAACCTTAGCTATATCCCTATAATATGGTGTATTTTCAGCTTTTATAGAATTAAACAATTCCGCAGAAACTTTAAACAAGTCTTTAGATGTCATATTTTGTAACTTATCTAAACCAAAGCTACCGATAACACGATTAAAATCCTCTTCAGTCTGAATATTATACTCCTGCAACACTCTAGGTATATTATTTTTATTAACAATATCATAGAAACGATGCACCCTTGTGTCAGAGGTAATATCTACTAAAAATATTAAAAATGCTAGATAATCATGTAACTCATAATAATTATTATAATAACCCCTACCACGCACTGCAAAATCAGTAACCCTATATCCTATACTAACAAAATCCCCTTTAGTAACTATATGTAAATCACTAGGAATATACATTACCCTTAATCCAGTAGTTATACTAATACTCCTATCAAGATGGCGAATAACAATTTTAACATTATTTCTTGACTTTCTTGAAAAATAAAAATATTCTTCTTTATTACTTTTAAATTTATCTTTTAAAGTTTTATATATCTTATGAATTAAAACCTTATTATCTCTATCTAACATTTAAAACCCCACTACTAAATAAGATATAACGTATTATCTTTATAATTAGATACATTACTAAAACTAATATCAACCTGTAAAGACCTTGTTCTTACACCCCTAAGGTTACCTATAGATTCTGATAAATCAAAAGACATAGGGTTATTCTTAGCACCTTTTACTATCTTCCATTTAGATGATGGTTTACTACTATCATATATAGTAAACCTATTCTTTTTAAAATCTAAATTCGCAATCACTAATACCCTATTTCTATCTTGTATCTCAGCATTTGATATATACATCCTATGCACTAAATCATCTACAGCATTATCTACCTGCTCTTCTAAATAGTTAGCTATACAGTCTAATAATCTATCTCTCTCATCACTTAATTCAGCTGTACTATTATTATACATCCCTAATAAATTGACTAACTCATCATTTCTACCACCATTAATACTACTATCAATAACAAACCCAAACACTTCTTTGAGTTCCTTTATTAACTTTGTATAAGAATCATTCTCTCTAGTAACCTTATGATACATTACTGTATTAAAGTATTTTAAAGCTAAAAAATGTAAAGTACCCTCTAAAAAATTACTCATATAATCATAAATAGCTATGTTGTTTTTATAAAGTACTTTGTCAAAATCAATACCAATCAATACTCTATCCGTATCTTCAATAGTAATAAAACTATCATCAGGTAATGTATGTACATATATTTGAGAATAATCACTATACATAGTATTCATTTTAAAAAAATCAGTCTGAAAATATGTATGAACATCATGTCCACATAACTGAATCTCAGTCTTACTAAGCCACTTCTTTATATAGCTTAACACTTTACGTGTTAATACCTTATTATCCCTTGTCAAACTACTCAATCTACTAAAACCCCACAACTACTAACCAATGATATATAATGTATTATCCTTATACTCTGATGGGTTATGGATAGAAGTAACAACATCTAACTCTCTAGGACTACCTTTACCACTACGGAGTACTTCAGTCACAGCATTAATATCATAAGAATTTCTCTTAGCACCTTTTAATATATTCCATCCAGTTGACACATAACTCATTCTAGGTAAAGTTACAGTGCCTTTCTTATAATTGATATTTGCAATCAATAATATGTTATCCCTATCAGATAATTCTCCACCAAACAACTCAATTCGATGTAAATAATCATCTATAGCATCGTCAAGGTGTTCACTAAAATAACTAGCAATAATATCTAACAACTTCTGCCTCTCTGTTTTAAGTGTGGTTTGAGGGTCAAGTATTTCAAGTAAATCAGTATATACATCACCACTAGCACTTCCAGTTACAACATAACCAAACACATCTCTTAACTCTTTTACTAAATCTACATAACAAAGAGTACTCTTACCTTTACCTTTATCCCTCAAAACGATAGACACTGACTTTAAATAGGTAGTAGCCATATTATATACATTCTTTTGTATTGTTAAGCCACTCCCCTTTTCAATAACAATATTATCTCTAGTTAGAAGTGTATTAAAATCTATCCCTATCAAAACCCTACCATTTTTTATATCATCAATAACAACAAAACTATCATCAGGAATATGTTTAAAATACACATAAGAATACATCCTATATACAGAGTTAATTTTACAAAAATTAGTCATAAAACAAGGTGAGCATGAACCATATATACTAACTCTAGTATATGTTAACCAATTCTTTAGATTATGAAAGATTTTACGTGTCAATACTTTATTATCTCTTACTAAATTAACCATTCAACACACCTATATCACTACTTATCCTCTAAATTAGGGAACAGATTTTTAATACCCTTAAACATCAAATTAGAAGTACTCTTAGTCATCTTAATTAAATAGCTTATATCATATATTCCAACATGATTACTTCGACTTGATAAAGTTACCTTAGTAAAATAACCACCTTCATAGACATATAGACACATATCCTTAAAATTCATCCTAGCAAAAGAAATTGTATTATCCTTAAAATACACATCTTTAGTTACATTTAATGTTTTATTACCTTTTAACAGACATTGAATATAGTTACTGACTTTTTCACAAAAAAAGATACGTATATACTCAAAAAAATCATCTTGTAATGAATTATCTTTAATATACTGAATAGCTAAATCAAATCCCTTTTGAGTCATCAATGTCTGTAAATCAAACATGTCTGGATACTTCTCTACCATGAATTTTACAATGTCAGAATCTATCTCCCTAAAAGAATGATAATATATTGCAGCTTCCATATCAGATTTGTACCGTGCAAATAAATCATCAAACATATTACCCATATCCATATACTTATCAATATCCAATGAATCAGACACACCATGACAAAATCTAAGATTATTAACTGTACATACCTTATCTAAATCTAAGCATACATAGATATCATCTTTATCTTCTACAAACACTATAGCATCCTTATTAACTTTAAATACAGGTAAATAAGAGATTACATAACTTACATTTACCACTGTACCAACCCTACAATGGTTTAAATCACACCTCATATAGGTATTACTAAAATTGTATGAATTTAATAGTTTCCTTAATATAATATTATTATCTCGTATTAAACTCATTTAATGAACACCTCTCCAGTGAGCAGACAACTCAAAACTCTTATGACTTAAAAGACCACTAACACCTACTAACTTACCAGTATAACGATTGACACCAGGTGCTTTACAAATTTTTATACTACTACGAACAACATTCCCTAGGTATTCTATTCTACCATTAAATACATAATCCAAATCACCACCACATATCTTATTGCTACTCTTACTAAATGTAATTTTATCATACGTAGAAACACCATCAAATGCAATATATTTTAAATTCTTAAAATCTACTTTCACTACCCCTAATAGACCATTTTCATAATAACCATCTCTTGCTACATTAAATGCATTAGGACTTTCTACACATTTTTCCAAACTCTCATAAAAAAACTTACGCATAACAGATTCATTATATGAGATAACTTCCTCTATCATATGATTATCAATAATATACTGTATAGCTAACTCAAACTCATGATTATCATCTATAGCATTATCATAATATGTATAATCAGTCTCACTATTTAGAAACTCTAGTACCAACATAAAAGTCTTAAATTGAGCTCCTTCATGTATACCACTTTGAAATCTTTTAAAATCATCTCGTATATACTGCTCAACATTATACTGAAAATAATCCTTAAAAAATCCATCGAATGACTTATACTCTGTAACAATCCTATCTCTTAACATATCACTACCAACAAACCTAGCACGATTCATATGACACATTCTATCCGTATTTAGACAAATATAGACTGAATCTTTAACTTCTACATATTCTATATCTTCTTTCTCTATCGGAATAACAATCTGTATTCTGTTATTATTTTTACTATAAAAAGATAGTGATACACTCATCCCATCAGATACACCGCTACAATGTAATATCATACCATGTGTATCATCAGGACTATGTATACTTTTTGCCAATTTACTTAATAATAACTTATTATCTCGTATTAAACTACCCATACTCTATACCCATATTCTATACCTATCTATTATACCCTACTAATATCTTCTACAGTAACACACTCTTTAATAGATTTTGAAATGATATTGATATCCTCATGTTTCCTAACACCACTATTAATATCTAATATCTCAGCTTGATGATTATCTGACTCAACTACATAAATATAATTACCATCATGTTGCTTATAGAATGAACCCTTTTCTATAGTACTCTCATCTAATTCTTCTGTCATAGAATCTATCATATCTTCATCTTCGTCATCATCTAACCCATCATCATCAGCATCCCTAACACTCCAAGTATGCTCACAATTAGAACAATGAAAAGACTCCCCATCATTAGTAATATTGACATCAGTACTACCACACTCAGGACACTCTATAGTTGTACCATTTAATAAAGCATTTTCCTCTTCTTTTTTATCTTTACTATCTTTTTTATCTTTACTATCTTTTTTAGTGTTTGTATCACTACTATCTTGCTCAATCTCTTCTTGTTGATTAGTATCTACATCTTTTGAATCCTCTGTATCAGATTCATAGATACTATCAATACCACTATACACTATCTTCATATATCCACACTTTAACCTTTCTATATGATTATATCAGTATATCTCATATCAGTATATTTTATATCACTATGTTTATATATTTTTATCACATATAACAAAAATACTGTACTGTACAATCACTACAACTATACAGTACAGTATACCATCAATTATCTAAACAATTATCACCTAGTGATGCTCTTAGGTCTACCTTCTCTCTTCTTCCTTAAATCACTAAGTTTACTATGTAACTCTCTATATTTTGACTCCCTATTCTCTCTCATCTTCTTTAAACTATTCTTACGGTCTATAGCCTTCGACCTCTTAGCTAATGTCTTCTTAGCTTTTACAACGGCTTTATCTTCGGCTTTCTTAGCAAGGTCATGACCTAATTTTTTATTTTGTTTAGCTACCTTACTAGAACGCACTTTATCACCAGCCTCTTTAGCTTTCTTATCATAATAAGCCTGACGTTTCTCTTTAGCCTCTTTCTCTTCCTGAGGCGTCATCCTAACTTTAACTCTTTTGCCATTCTTAGTAGTCCACTTAAAAGCAACTTCTGAAATAACCTCTTCAACTACTACGTCATTCATATCAAATGCACTAATTTCTTTTTTATTAGTATCCAAAGAACCTACACCTCTTCCATCTGTACTAGGAATACTGCCTGTAGGTGTAGATACACCACCTACATCAGTTCCCTCATCAGCATCCTTACTGTCTTTACTTCTAATCTTATTGATAGCACGTGTATACTTATTATTTACTGCATCAATAGGTTTACCTTCATTACTACTACTTTCATTAATAGCAGTACCCATTAACCTAAAAGCATTTTCTAATAACTTAACTTGAATATCAATCCCAAACTGTTCAATACTATCTACATCACTAACCTCATATTGAACATATTTAGTATACCCTGTATCACTCTTATCAACAACTGCATAAGCACTATCTATCTTTAATGATAAATCTTTAACCATCGTATCTAAATCAACATATACATTCTCATCATCTACAATAGAAAAAGTACAATTGTTAATCATACCATTAGGTGATACCACTAACCTATCAACCCTAATATCTAACCTATCATCAAGTTTAGTATAGGTATCTTTAAAGTTATTTTCAATCTGATTATATAATACCTTTACACGAGTCTTACTATCAGAATATTTACTCCACACCATAATCTGTGCATTAGTATCCAATACTATTAACTCTTTGGCTACTAACATATCACCAGTATAGTCCTCTAAAGACCTTTTAATATCCCTAGTATCACTAATCACATATTTATCAGTACCAACTTCATTACCAGTACTATCTGTAATAGTGGCTAGCATATCTAAACTACCATCAACCTTAAAAGTCTCTTTTGAAAACATAGCATAATATACCTTAAATCCATAGGCATCTATAGTAATACCCTTAGACATAATATTAGCATCTAATTTAGTCAGCTTGTCTAAATTATCATATACTAAAGACCTAACAGCCTCTTCAATATCTTTCATATACTCTGAACTTTTAGGTACTACAACATATTGTGTGTTACCACAACAACTAATCTCTACGACTAACTCACCTTTATCATTAATATCATGCATATACCACTCAATATCACCAAAAGATGAACTTACAGTATGCTTCTTAGCATTAACAAACACACCATAATTATGAGATAACTCCATAAGAATATATTTAGATACATAAGAGTTAAACTTACCATATGACATCAACATATCAGCATCAGTTACTGTAATTGTATCATCATCGAATAATTTAGTGTGGTCTAATACTTTAAAGATAAACCCCTTTTTCTGTACATTAGCTACATCTAACTCAAGGTGAGTGATAATACCATCAGTATCTACCTCTACCACATAATCGACATTGTCATCCATAAATGGTAACAACTCATATAACTTAGTACAACCAAAAGCTGACTTAGTGATACTATCATAATCATTAATATCACATACAATATCTACATCAATAGCAGAAATAACTTTATTCTTATATTTAAACTCACATCGATACTCTACAATAGACCTATTCAATTTAGATTGATTAGTGTTTTTTACATAATGTAATACAAACCCTTTAGTACCTAACTTAATCTCAAAATCCTTGTCAGTACCACTAGCAGAAACTGTCTTAGTCTTACTCGATGAAGTATTAGCACCACTACCTATAGTAGTACCACTCTTAGGAGTTTGTGTAACACTTGATTTTTGCACCTTAGCACCATTGCTATTCCCAGATAAACTTACTATCTCATCATAAGCATCCTTATCACTTGTATTCCTAATTGTAGGCTTTACAATATCCTTTAAAATCATACTGGCATTTTGCTTGATAAAATCAATATTATCCTTACAAAATGAATCATTCTTACCTACAACATTATAACTAGCGACATATCCATCACTATCAGGTACAATAGCCTTAAACCCAGTAGAACTATTAAACCTAACATCAAAATCATCTATAAACCGATTAAACTTACTAGGTACAGACAACTTTTTATTATTAATAAATAACTCACCTTTATACAACCTAGTACAAAAATCACTAGCAACCTTAATGCCATATGATTTTACAAGTTTAGCAATATCCCCACCATAAGACTTTTTAGCAGTATCATATAACTTCTCTATATTAGGAATGATATATCCCTCATTAGTCATACATACATCAATTTTAACCCTATCCCATACTTCAGCTTTACTATTTAGTAATACATCAAAATCATTATTGACAAATTTAATAAAATCCATACAACGATTACATACAATATGCCCATCAACAGTATATGTACGTTTAGCTAATGTATGACATACATCACACTCTTTTGTTTGCACATCGTCATATAACGCATTTTGTAGTGATTCATTAATCTCACTACGGACTTTCCTATCTCGAAATAAACCCTCTAACAATGTTATAGTATTCCTTTCTTATTAATTGTATAAAACTATATTTAATTTATTGAATATAATAGGTAATATTTTATTGTTGTATCATACTATCCATAGGCATTAACAAATAAATTACACTATCATTTATTTACATAACATTACACTATACGTATTATATGTACTATACTTACTACACCTACTATTATATATTACAACAAATAAGGCTTATCTTTAAAATATTCACGATTCCTAGAAATAGTAGAAGAAAATGGGTACCACTTAACCCTAAAATCTGCTTTAATCTTATCTTCTACAGAATTTAGATTATTAACATCTACTGATTTATTAGCATTTTCTACCCATAAAGACCTACCCTCACCATACATATAATACTTATAACTCATCTCACTAATGAAAAAACTATAAACATCATAAGAATTTATTTGTTGAGCGTCTCGACCTTCATCATAAAATCTTCTATATACACCTTCAGGTATCATACTCCCAGGAGTACCACCCTCATCATTAGGGGCTCTCCAATTAAAATCAAAGACATTATTAGCCTCTGGTTTTAATAACCCCCTACTTAAATTATAGTAATTCCTACCAAAAATATTTACATCCAACCCACTACTTGTACCCTCACAAATAATGGATAATGTACCTTCATTATAACTCTCATCAGTATTCATTGTAGTACTAACCTTTATAGACCACTTAGAAGATGGTGCTTTATTATTAAGTATAGATAAATCATAAAAACTTATTGGCACAAAACTATACACAGAATAACTATCTAAATCAACACTATTGCGAATTGTATATTGAGCGAACACTATCAACATCATATTAGAATACCCATCATTAGCATATATATCTTTTGTGTATAACGGAAAAGTATAAGATGTAGCATTAAATCTGCTCTTACCAGTAACACAAGTACCATAAGGAGTGAAATTGGTAATAGCATCGACATTATTATAACTCTTATCAACACTCCGTAAACCCTCAGCAGTATAAACTGTATCACTATTACCAGCTTTAAACTTTATAGTACCTTTATCAGGTATAATACCATGCCTCTTAAATAATACTGATGAACCTGAGACTGCAAATCCACCTAAACCACTAAGACCATTTTTAGCCCTTGTACCTGCCTTATCTATCACTGTCTTATCAATCGACGAAAAAAGAGAGTTTGCACCATTGGTACTCCTAAAACATAAAAAAGGCTTAGATACTTTACTTGTCTGTTCCAAGGATTTTATTTTAGCGTGTGTACCGAAAAAATAACCTTTCCCATCATCAGCATCATACCCTGAATGATATATTGGAATAGTATTCTCAAAAGTATCAGAGAATGTATACTGACCTCCATCACCACTATCAAAAGCATAAGGCTTATATACTGTATTACCTACCTTACCATCACTATAACCATATCGAACTTTGATTCGACTATCAAATGTCTTATCAGCCATACTAACCCCCATACAACAAAAAATGCATAGTTATTTGTAACTATGCATTATGTAAACTTATATTTTTATTTATCTTCAGTATCACTAGCCAAAGCCTTAACTACTTTTTCTTTTTCTAGAAGTTCATCTTCCTCCTTAGATACAACTTCTACATTACCTTCCTCAGTCTCTTGCATGGCTCTAGCTTTTTTAATAAGTTCTTGTTTATTTTCCTCTAATTTAGCATCTAACTCTTCTTTAGTGATAACACCCTTTTCGATTAACAAATTCTCTAAAGCAGAAACCATCATCTGAAACGGGAATAATTGAACACGATACATAGTATTAATATCTTCCATCAAGTATCTGTTAGTCTCATTCATCCTATCAAATACTTGCTCCATGACTTCAACCATTTCTTTACGTTTAACAGAACGATTCATTTCTTTTGAACCCTTATCAGAAAATGCTACCACATTATCTACATTTTTAGTATTTGTATCTTTTTCTACCATCCCAGTATATTTCCTTTCATTAATGTATGTATACTCTTAGTATAATACTCTAATCGTTTAGAATACTCTTCCTTATTAGATATAATTTCCCCTAATATACCAACATCTTTATCATCACCATATACTTTTAAATGCTGAACTATAGTATTATCCTTTTTTAGTCTTTTTAAAGCCTTATCAAAACCAATATGCCCAGCAGTATCACTATCAAAAGCAACAATAAATTTATCAGTCATAGTCAATAGTATCTGTGATTGTAATGCATTTACATTACTTGTCTGCATAGCTACCACATTAGGGTATATAGTACGCAACACATCAGCATCATAAAAACCCTCAGTCAATACTAACCAATCACCATACCTAAAAGTATCATCTATTAAATCAAACCCATATAAACTCTGTAAAGCACTATAATCCACAAAATCCTTTGTTGTAATACCTCTAAATACACATGAAATAGCCTTGCCATTTAGAGAGTTTAATATACATACAACAGCACCACCACAATCTGAAATAAACTTATGATGAAATTGTGATAATGAACTCTGTAACCCTAATCTCCTAATATCACTATACTTAAATAATCTATAATTCCTATACTGATATTGTCTAGCCAACCTAACATATTTACTAGAATCTAGATTTCTATCCACATCTAAATCACATATGCATGGTAACTCATTATACAAAATATCTAATACTTCTAACCTACTTAAACAAACATCATTATTTGTATTATAAGAAACACTATTTCTATTTAGTATTGCTTGTTCTACATCAATAGTTTTCATAACACACCTAAACCATCTCAGTATCGATAATAATTCTTAATAATCAACTACCAACACATCACCTAATACTAACTTATCTGAAAAGATAGTATTTTTACAAAAAGTAGTAGCACTATTTCTATACCTAACACCATCTTTTAATACCTGTGTTCGATAAGAACTAGACTTCCCACTCACATACTCAGTAACACTTCTAGATTTAAAAACTTCATCAAATTTAATACTTCCACTAAAAGCATCATAATATCCATCTCTCTTGACATCATCAGATAGGTATAATTGATTAGAATAAAAATACCCACACACAACTTTATGTAATGGCTGTGATATAGTTTTATCATACCTATCACACATATATCTAAAAGACTCTACACACTCATCAGTATGCTTAATATCAAACGTATCGCTTAACCCATAACAATAATCAGATAAATCAGTGATATACATATTATCACTATTTCTTGATTTTGTGAACATTTTAGTAAACACATTACGATTATCTTTTAATGTTATATTTTGTAGTGTTGTAGGCTTACCACGATACAAAGAGTAATCATACCACGTATCACAACCCATAACCCATACAGAACCTGTAATAATAGGATTCCTAGGTAAATATAATCTGTGATTTTTAAAGACCTTATCAATTTCATAAAACTTACCTACTTTATCAATGACTACATCATCATAGTAATAATCTATATTACCAACATTAAACCTAACAAGAGTATGTATAGAATGTTCTTTAAACATTTTTTGTAAAGTATCAACTATGTCTACTAACTTTACATAATTATGAACTACACCACCATTAAAAATAATATAATCTAAAGTGTCATTAAATCTATTGATAATCTGTATAGATAAATCTTTAATGTTTTCTAAAGAAATATTACTATCTAACTGTAAATCACTCACATAAGCTATCTTCATAATCATACCCCTTATTCAAACAACTTATGTATCAATTCAATCTCTTCAGACAAACAATAATCATCAGTATTAATAGTCAAATCAAAAGACTGAAAATCTATATACATATAATCATAACTATCAGACAACACTCTTCTACATGACTCTAACACATTATATTCAGTCCTATCTCTCAATCTTGAAAGCATACGAGTCAAGCTAGTATATGATGTATTATATAGATACACACTAACAACCCTATCACCATATATTTCTTTTAACTTATAAAACTGTGTATTAGTACCACACAATACATATACAGTATCATCAACAGGAATATCACTCACACCATAGAAATTTATGTTGCCATTAGCTATCGAATATTTTTCTACGATAATAAATTCACCTTTATTATCTCTATCTAAAAAAGTCTCAGTATCACAAAAATGATATTCAACACCTTCAATCTCACCATACCTCATATCCCTAGTAGTAGTTAAGACATACCTTGTAAACATAGTAGGATATGCTTTTAGTAACAAATTCAATACACTATCTTTACCAGTACCACCTTTACCACATAGAAATAATATCTTACCTTCCAACCAAAACCACCACCAATCTATTATAAAATATTATTAGTAATACAACTCATGACAGTCTCTCTTCATAAAAGACAATACATCATACTCAGAAACAGGTCTAAACCCATTCACATAGGAAGTAACATTAACACCACTATCAAAAACCCTTTGTATAACTCCCATCCCACTAGCTACAGTAAATAGTTTAGATGTATTTGCATTAGGATAATCATTACATAATCTAACAATATCACCACTAAACAATGTAACCTCTAAAAGGTCTCTATACAGTACTGTACTGATATTATACTCATTTTTACAATAGACTCTAAACATCTCTTTATCTAAAAGAGTATCCCTCTTAGTAGAAACACTATTGATATATGTGTAATATGTTTTCATATCATCTTGATTTAGTAAAAGTATCTTACCACCTTTAAGTGATTTTAATTTTGAAAAATCACCAACACCACCTAAAATGTAAACTACATCATCATCAGTAACAATACCATTCCACATAGTTATAATAATATTGTCATGAAAATCACTATCACCTAACTGTATATCAGATGTAAAATATTTCATACAACACCAACCTAAATTACTTCTGAAACAGTAAAAGAACATTTAACCAAAAGGTAATATATATCATTACCCCTAAGATAAGGTAAAATGACAACTCTATCTACTGCATTAATACTCTCTAAAGCCTTTAATAAAGCATTAAGAGCCTTTGGCTGAATAGCAATAGTAGTACCATCACCACACATATCATCTAAAATAATAGACAATGCCTTTTTACTGTCAAATTTTACATTATTTTCTTTAAATGCTTTTTCATAATCAACATAAGCTACATTACTTTCAAACATACACACACCTACTTACCTGTAGAACCAAAACCACCACTACGTACAGTATCTACTTCATCATTATCAGATTTTAAAAATTTTGAGAATACACCTTGAAATAATTTATCACCCTTCTCAATCGTAACATCAAAAGGATAAAAGTTATAAAATGCTACTCCAATGTTACCCTCATTTTCATCATTATTATAATAGTCGGAATCAATCACTCCAACACTATTGCTAACAACTAACCCCCTCTTCATAGGATTAGACGACCTATTATATGCATACAATACCTCATCTTCTTGCATATATGATTTAATATATGTACGAATAAGTGTTGGCTTAATACATTCACCATAACCATCAAACGAGAAATTTTTAATAGAGTGTAGTAAATACCTACCGACCTGTTTCCATAAAGATGGAATAACCACTTCATAAGGAGCATAAAAGTCATAACCAGCACTATGCTTAGTACTCCTACTAGGTAACTTACAATCAAACTCTACTCCACTAGAACATACCTCAAAACCACGTAATCGTTCAACCATAACCATAAACCCTTTCAAAACACAAAAAATACGTTATTTTATAATAATTATTATACTACAAAACAACGTATTTATCTACATAACTAACTATTTGACCTATCTAGTAAAGATTCTTTATACAACTCTACATCTCTATGTAATTTATTAATATCATCTAAACTAACTTCTACACTAGAATCTAATACATTCTGCAACATTTCAATATCAATATGTTTTTGTAAATCATCTAAAGCCTTATAAGAATTAGATTTATCAGAGGTAGAACCTAAAGCACCAGTTGTTAGCACATTCGATGTATTAACAAACACACCATACACCTTAAATAAAAGTACTACAATCTCACTAACAGCCAAACTGATTTGTACAACTTTAGTAGCAACCTCTTTTGTCTTATCTAAGTCTTTCTCTATTGTATCTAATTGAGGTTCTGTACTATTAATACGCACAATCATCATGTCAAAATAATATAAAATTTTATTAATAAATCCCATTACAAACTCCACACATATTTACCATTAAACATCATTAGGGTTAAAGAAGAAATATTCTTCCCAAAACTCAGCATTTTCTCTAGCTCTCTGCTCACTTTCCTCACGTTCAAGTCTATCTTCTAGCACCTCAATTCTAGAATCACTGAACCACATCTTTAATGAGATAAATGCACTTACCATACCTAATATAGACATCATATCAATTTCCACATCTCTACACACTAACATCTCATTAAATGTAACAATCAACAAATCTAAAATACAAGGAGTATCTCTAAGAACGTCAAAATAATGATTAAAATACAAATTACCTTCACGATAATCAAAACTAACATTATTAACTGTAAAAGCTATCTTATGCTTATCTTTTTTCGTATTAATAATGATAACTCCATCATCTTCATTAACACGTTTAAAATCGATATCATCACTCAATGAGTTAAGAAACTTTTCAGCACAATCGCTAAATTTATAAAATGTACCTACATAGTCATATAAGTCATATTCTTTAACTACTTCAATGCTCATAATAAATCTCCTTTTACAAGTTACTCACAATACAATACAACTCTATTATCCTGTAATGACTGTTTAACATCAATTACCCGTTGATTAGGTGAACCCCTAAATCTTAATGTAATATCTCTATGCTCTAACTCAAACTTCCCATCAATTAGAACATCAACATATTGTAACAACTCTTTAGTATCATCTCTGTCTAAAAGTTGCTCATATGTGTAACCACTCCATAAGTATATTTTAACGCTATTTAACGCTGTACGAACTTTTTTGAGTAGTGGCAACACAATACTCACATTACTAGGTAAACACGGCTCTCCACCTAAAATACTAAGATTTCTATGTATTCCATTCTTAGACAATAAATTGATAATGTCGTCTATATAAGTATTAGGTAACTCTAATCCACCATTTAAATCCCATGTATCAGGGTTATGACAACCATTACACATATGACAACAGCCCTGTAACCAAAAAGAAACACAAACACCCTCACCATCGACTATATCATTTTCTTTTAGTCCTGCGTATCTCACTAAGTTTACCCCTCTTTCGATACATCCTACATCTCCTAAATATTAATATAAATGTACGTTCAATACTAAAACTAAGTACTACAATAGGTATAGCCATTAGAGGAATAGGTTTCTCATACCCATCTAGAACCTCACTAAAAATCATACGTAAATCTTCTTCTGACATAGCATCTATTTTGGCAAGTACTTCATCTTTATATGATTCTATATCCACAAACATCACCACATCTCTAATAAATCTTCATAAGAAAATTTACCCTTAGCAATACCTAATTCTCTTCTCTTGCCATCATCTTAAAATCATCATCATATTTAGAAAAAATGTTACGTAGAATATTGGCATCACCACCACTAAACCCAACAATATCTAAATCCTTATACTTTTTATTTTCTTGTATATCTACAAGAATCTTATCTTTCACATCCATATGTCAACTCATCCTTAACAATAAGACTTGAACTATGTACAGGGTCTAAATCCTTATCAATAATCATCTGTACCACAAACTGTAATATACTATTACTACAATAATCATCACCAGTAGAGAGTATGTTACATAAATCAATATCATTTACAGTATCAGTAATCGTAACATCAATACCTACTAAATCAGCAGTCTCTATGCCATCATAGTCAAATACATAATCAGCAGTATACTCAATACTACCATCACTTTGTTTACAGGATATTACAATCTTACTGAAATGATTCATAACTACTACAGTACAAGTACCACCGAATAAGTACATAGAATATCTATCTACTAACCTGCAAAGAAAATCATTACTGACCATCATAATTAAACACCTTCCTTAAACTTGAAAGTATATGTTGCCTGTTCAATACTCAATTCAAAATCTTCTAATGCATACTCCTCTTGTACCTCTAAATATTCAGCTTCAGCCTCTGCACGTGTAGCATAGACACCAAGTAATGGTGTACTAAACAAATCAGAAGTTGTGAACAATACATATACAGTATTTTCAAAAGTATTCATAATTGTAACCTACCTTTATAAAAAATATACTTTAGATGTAAGCCATAACCTACACCTAAAGTATACCAAAATTTACATTACTTTACAAGTATCAAACAATACTCACATATTCAAATTTAACTTTTGAAGGTCTATACACTAAAGCCTCTGAACCATCTAATGTATAAATACCACACAACACATCATCACCTAAGACACCATATACTTCCTTCATCTTTTGTACAACACTACGGTCAATACCATAATTCTTTTTAACAAACTCAGTTAATTTCTCAGTGTACACAGAAATTAATCCCCTGTTAGGCGTACTGATGTCTGTTGTAACATATCTATCAGGAGAATTATAAGTACCTTTACTTGAATCCTGTGTAGTATGTCTTACAAAAATCCTAACTTTATGATTTAACTCACCATATTTAATGAAACTATACCTTAAATAGTTTAAGGTGACGTAATTCTCAGCACTACCATCAATAATGATATTCATATTATCAGTAGCAGAGGCACCTAACTTCCACATAATACCACCAACATAACCACCATTATCACCATTTACAGGGTATGTACTGGTGATAACATATGTTTTTTGATTAGGATTGGTCTTAAAGTTTACTAACTCATACTGATTACTTGCAGTAATCTTAACCCCATCTCGTAGTAACGCATCAAAATCAATCAACTCACCAAGTAATGAAACATTAAGCTCTTTAAGAACGGAATCACCATACCCATACAACTTAACCTTAACAACTCTCTTATCTCTAGGTATAGTGTAGATATATGTACCATCACTACCAGTTGTATACTTAACATCATCAATAGTAAATACAACACGAGGTAATGAAGTAAATGTAATACTTGTTAAAGTCTTTTCATATGATATATCTATAGTATTATTACTCATAGAAGATACAATACATTCTAACAAAGATTGTAATGTAGCATCTTTACAATAATATCCTTTAGAGTTTAGTACTTTCTTTAAGTCACTAAACTCTAATGAACTACTAGAGCCACTGGAAGAACCACCACTATGACTTTTAATATCTTTTGCTATCTGTGTAAATACATCGACTAACCTATTTTCTAAACTACTATCACTCATATACAATAACCTTAATCTAAATGCAATACCCTATCTCGAATCTCTTCAGTACGTCCTTGATTCCAAAAATTAGAACCTAAATAACCACAGGTACGGCGACACACATTCATCGTATCTTGATTGGTATTCCCGCAATTAGGACACTCCCAGTATAAATGACCCTCCTCACCTTTAATCTGAATCTCACCACTAAACCCACACTCTTGACAATAATCAGACTTAGTATTCAACTCAGCATACATGATTGTATCATAGATATATTTAATAATATCTAATACAGCTTTAATATTATTCTGCATATTAGGTATTTCTACATAACTAATGCAACCACCAGGACTTAATGCTTGATACTCACTCTCTAATTTAAGTTTTGTAAACGCATCAATCTTCTCACGAACACATACATGGTACGAATTTGTGATGTAGTCATGGTCTGTTACATCTTGAATCACACCAAATCGTTGTTTTAAACATTTAGCGAACTTGTATGTAGTAGACTCTAATGGAGTACCATACAAACTGTATCCAATACTCTCTTCATATTTCCAACGATTACAGATATCATTCAATCGTTGCATAATAGCTTTGCCTAATTTCATACCATCTTCAGTAGTATGACTCTTACCAATTAATGCCATTACACACTCATACAACCCAGCATACCCTAAACTAGCAGTAGCATACCCATTATGTATCAACTTATATAATGTCTCACCCTTACTAAGCCTTGCCAATGCCCCATATTGCCATAAGATAGGTGCTACATCACTTGTTGTATTCTCCAACCGATGAATACGTACCTGTAAACCCTTATGACATAACTCACAACGCTCTTCTAATACTTCATAGAAATGAGCCATGACAGAATCTATATCAGATACTCCTTTAACCTTACAATCTTTAACAGTGGTTAATGCCACATCCACTAAATTAACTGTGGCTACCCCAGCATTAAATCTCCCCCAATATTTATGCTTACCATCATAATCTAAAGACTTAGCTAAATTACCAAACGTATCTGTAAAAGTATCTACAGATAAGAAACTACGGCAACCCATTGAACTAAACACATCACCATCTTTTAATTCTTTCATTCTCTTCTCTGAGATATAATCAGGTACTAACCTCTTAGCACTACACCTAGCACTTAACTCTGTTAAATACCAGTAGCGACTATCTTCATGTATATTATCTTCCTCTAATACATAAATTAATTTAGGAAATGCAGGACTGATATATACACCCTTTTCATTTTTGAAACCCTGTATACGCTGTTTCAACATCTCCTCAATTAACATAGCTAACTCTTCTTTGTATTCATCTTCACCACCAAGATACATGAACACAGTTAGAAAAGGACTCTGGCCATTACTATTTGTAAATGAATTAATTTGATAATTGAATGTCTGAATTGCATCCTCTACCTCTTTTGCTAAATCTCGTTTAGCATACTCATCTACCTTAACACCATCTAATCCCCAACTCTTATATTTATCTACATACCAATTATAACTATCCCTCACAAATGGTGCTAAATGACCTAGATTAATACTAGCACCACCATACGTTAAACTGGTAACCGCCAACACAACCTGACTTGCTATAGTAGATGCAGTTAGCAACCTCTTAGGTTTATCTATCCTTACTCCATTCACTACAGTCCCATTCTGTAATATATCATTTAAATTGATTAACTCACAATTAGTACGATACTCAGCAATATAATCCAAATCATGTTGGTGGATGAGTCCTTTATTATGTGCATCCACTACCTCTTTAGGAAGTAACTTACGCTTACCTATATCAGTACTCACAATACCAGCAATATAATCTCGTAATGTAGTATTCAATTTAACATCTTTATTAGAATTTTCTGTATTCCAATATTCACTATCACCACTTAGTAACTCTTGTAACTCTCTATCAATTAAATTACCACGCTCTTGACTACGCTTATCACGATACAATATATATGCCTTAGCGACATCATTATACTTAGAATCTAATAATGTCTCTTCGACAATATCTTGAATATCCTCAACACTGAGTATCCTATCATCCATTGAATCATATTCATCTATGATAGCATTAATGGCATCATTACATACATCAACATACTCCCTATCAATCGTATCATGTAAACTACTATAAGCACTTAGCATAGCATTGAACACCTTACCACTATCAAATATGACTATACGCCCATCACGCTTTAAGACATTCGGTAAAACATTCATTGAAACATTCTGCGAATCTTGACTCACTTTGTATTCCTTCCCTATCTGAAAATCCAATACTTAATATACTTAATATATTTTATAAAATACAATTACATCATATTCAATGATAATTGATTTAATGATATACTATTCTGTATCACACTATCTTATATCACAAAATATAATACTCACACAACACATTCTATCTCTTAGATTTCTATCTCTTAGATTTCTATCTCTTAGATTTCTATCTCTTAGATGTATCATGCTATTTTATATATACAATCTTATATCTCTTAGATGTATTAATTTTACATCCATTAGATACCATATATTGTATATTTCTTGTATCTTACATATCCTATTATACTATATTTTATATCGTATTTCATTATTTCATTATTGAATCTTCAATTAGGAATCTTATTCTATATCTCTTTGTATCTCTTAGATTTGTATGATTGATTTTCTAGCCTCTATCTTATACTCATACTCTCAATAGAATGGCTATCCCAGTATCACTTCTACCCCTATATAGTCTAATATACTATCTTGGCATCATATGCAGTATATGCTACATACTTACTAACTATATCTTCCTATACAGTTCTCTCTTATATAATCCCTACTGCTATTGAATTATATCCACCTTATTGAAATTCTTTGAACTCAATCAATTTAATCAACTCAGTTTCGGCGGCACTTCCATATATTCCCCTATATGCAATATAATTACTTCAGTCTTACTTCAGTCTTACTTCAGTCTTACTTCAGTCTTACTTCAGTCTTACTTCAGTCTTACTTCAGTCTT